CTTTTAGTCTGCTCAACACTATTATCACGAACCACAACAAAAGTCCAGTTCATTTGTACCTCATGCTATTAATAAGTTGCTTTTGAATAATTTGCTCAAAAACTTCACCAAGACAGTTTCCAACTACAAAATAGAAATTAAAAGTACCCTCGTCTGCATTTGGGGAATCTTGTAAAAGTGTGTTGATTGGATCATTCTTTAGTTCTTCCAAGGAGCTTTTGAGTCCCCTTATTAAACTACTCAAATCTGGAAGATCAACAGACCATACAACCAATTCGAACAAAGCGACCAATTATCTTCAAATTCTTCGATACTTTTTAAATCTTTGATTGCGGCTTCTTTAATAGAAGACATGAAATCGACGGCGAATTTAAGATCATTCATTATTTCCGTTCCTTAAAAAGCGGTCAAGCCAAAAAGTATTGATCCCAAAACTCCATTCTGTCTACACCAAGTTTATCAGCAACTTCGTCTGAGAATTTGACAATTTCTTTTGCTTCTTTTTTAATTTCTTTAAGATATTCTTTTTGTGCTTTATTAATTTGGTCATAAAGATCACTTTCTGACCCCACATCAACAGCAGATGGTTCAAGACTATCCCAAACAACACCAACCTTATAATTAAGGGTAATTGGCTTTTCAACCACACTATCTAATTCTTCGCATCTTTTATGATATTGCTCAATCTTTGCTTTGGTGGCATCATCAAGCGAACTAATATCAATTTTAGTACTCATTTCTTTTTTCCTTTTAGGTTTGAGGGGACTATTAAACAATTAGACCAACTTGACGAAATTGGGAAACAAACTGTGATGAAACTGGTGATTTTCCTCGTAGGCCCATTTTTCGCCCTCAAGGAAGACATTCGCCTCACTAGCGTCTGCAATTTTTTCAAAAACATCATAAATCTTGTCGAAAAGGTATTCATCGTTGGTGTTATTTAACTTTTCGATTGCCTTATTGGCAAATTTAATCATATCTTTGTAAAGTCTAAGAACCTCTTTATAATTTCCGCACCATTGGTCATTTCCAACATTGAGAAACTGACCGCAACCGACCTTAATATAATCTTCGGTGGCCTTCTTTTGCTTATTAAGAAGAACAAGGTCTTTCTTGAGAGCGTTGACGATCATCGGTTTTGGTGGTCATTTTAACTTTCTTTCTTTTAATTAAGGGAACGATGCTTTAGTTGGTATCACTAATCAGATCACACAGCCAACTTTTCAATTCCATTCAAATTCCAATTAGGAAACACAACAAGAAGGTCTTTCAAAAGTTTTCTTTTATAAGCTTTATTTTTCTTCAATTTATCAAAATAATCTTCGATTGAGATATCACTCAATAAAATCTGTAGATTAGCAGGCGTTAATTTAACTCCCAATTCTTTGGCTAGATTAATGGCTTCGTGTAATCTATAGGCTCCGCCATCAAGCATGAAAACCTCCGATGCACTACTAAAAGCACTAAAAGAATTATTTTCATCATAAATTTCAATTATATCTGCAAACTTGAGTTTAATCTTATTGTGTTTTTTGTATTCTTTTGGAGATAATGCGCCTTTCCATCTAAACATATACATATACACATAGTTTTCGTTACTAAGGAATCTTTGGATATTTTTATGTGGCATATCTTGACCCGTTTTATCAGCGGCGTCGTTAATAAATCTAATTAAATTAGACTTATTTACCTTTTTCAGATAAGAAGCGTCAATTGCTTTGTTTTCAATGCCGTCCAAAAATTCATAGTCGCAGTTTGGACTAATAAGGCTCTTCAATTCCGAAATCTGCTTTTTATTTGTTAGTATATCAACAACAAGTTTTCTTAAGTTGTTGTTTTCATATAAATCAAAAATGTGTTCAATTTTCATTATTATTCTCCTGTTATTTCTTTCCACTAAGGTTTGGGGACAGGGTTCTAGTTGGTATCAAGTCCAATCCCAATACGGATCGTTTGGTTTTTGCCAATCATCTTTGATAATCACAAAAACTTTGGGGTTTTTCTTCAACTTTTTGATTGTTTTTCTGAAGTTGATCACGTATTCGTCTTGATCACCTTCGCCATTCCATTTGATCCAATCTTCCAAATAATGAATGACTCGATCTGCTCCCAAGAGCAAATTGTGGCCGTCTAAATGTTCCTCAAAAGCAACATTCCATTCAAATTTGCAAATGTCATCAATCGAAACAACATCAATATTGTAAAGCAACTCAGGGTTGGGTTTACTACTAGAAAACAAGTCATTATAAACAAAACAATCGGGATGATTCAACAAAAAGTCTTTAGTCTTGCAGATAGCCTTATAATCTTCAATTTCTTGCTGAAGTTCATTGGCATCCATTCGCTCTAACAATTCACGACTATATAGCCGTTCGTCACTAATACGCCATCCTGATGTCCGAAGTGTTTCAATATAAACAAAAGAACTGTCTTGCAGATGGTAATAATCAGAGTTAATCCAGTGATTGATGAACCGAAGAAAACCCTTTGCAGACCAGATGCGTTCGTCCCTTACTTCCTGCATCGAATCGGGATATTCTTCCATCAACTTGAGCGTAACGGCCTCAAGTGTATTTTCGTCAAATAAATCATGCAAAGCCACACACTGGATTTGCTTAGTCGGGAACTTTGAATTAGTTTTTGTAGCCATGTTCATTTTGTTTTATCCTCAATTAATTTTCCAAATCAACAAGAATGTTTGGGTCTAAATCTTGTATGCTTTTTAACTTTTCAATAACAAATTGAGCGTCGTTCCAAGGAGTTGTATCAGGCACAAAACGGCCTTCAGCAACAAATTGATTAAGCAAATACATCAAATGTTCTGGAGTTACCATGAACTGTTTTTTAATTACTTCGCTTCTTGCGTAATTGGATTCAAAGTTTTCATCTGGAAAACAATTTCCAATCTCTTGTCTGATGTAGTGAAAGTTGCTAAACACATAAAGTGCGCTAACAAACTTTTGAGTTTTCACTTGCAGATTAATTTTTTGTTGGGCATTCATGAGTTTGAATTTTCCTCCGACATTTCTAGTTGGTATCACCAACAAATATCTTCACTGAGTTGCCAAACGCCGCCAGAATATCCAGTTGGCTTGAACGAGTATCCTTGATTCAAGAACATTCGCTTTATCTCTTGCTGATAAGCAGGTCTGACACTAAAGCAGGTGTGTGTGCGTCCCATAGATTTTGCACTTTCAATAGATTGCACGACATACCCCACTGCTTCTTGAACATTAGTCCTATAAGTCTCAGTTTGCATCATTTCATTTCGCACTTCACTTGCAGGCTTAATCATTTCTTTTTCCTTTAAGGTTTGGGGACAGGGTGCTAGTTGGTATCGAGTGAGTGGTCATCCTTTGAGTTTTTGTTGAAGTACTTTAAGTAAATTATCTTTAGTCACATTTGGTGCTTGTTTTACCAACCTAACAATTTGTGGATCGTCCATAAATTTAGGATTTTCTAAAATCTCCGAGTGGAGTATAATAATTGCGTGATCATTCCCGTTTTCTTCCCACAAAGCAACAATGGGCAATAAATAATCAACTTTTTCGGGAGAAAGAAGCATCGTATCAATAAGTTCACTACCAATAGTGATTTTTCCATCAACGGTCCATATTTGAAATCGTTTAGCGTAGGTGCCGTTACTCAGAACCATGTTTTTATCATAGGCTTCATCCACCACCTTCATAACCAAATCATCAACCATTGATTGAGGAATCGCTAATTCGATTCCTTCGCTAGATGTCACAAAGCATTGACGATTGCTCATTTCAGTTTTCCTTTGGTTGGGGGAACGATGTTCTAGTTGGTATCAACGAGGGTCCACACAAAATTCTAAATACAGCATATTGTTGCCGATAGATAGTTGTGTAGCATAAACCTTAAAATGAGTATCCAGAGCTTTCTTCAAATCGGATAACAAGTTGTTAAAATGATGTAAGGTGATCGTACACGGCGGGGAGCCCTTAATCATGTCGCCCTTGTTTACAACCTTATGCTTATGAAGTTTTACAGGCACATAAAGATCGTACCAATCATCAACATAAGCACTGTTCCAGTTCTCACCGCCGTTGTATTTTATAACAACATCTTTGGTGCTAATGAGTTCATATTGATTTGCACGAAGACCGTACTTCAAAACTTCTAGTACAAAAGTCTTGTTCGTTTTATTGAGATTTTTAGTGGTCATTTGGTTTTCCTTGTGGTTGGGGGAACGATGCTCTAGTTGGTATCATTCGTCCTGATTCTCTAACGATGCCACTTCCTTAAAAGTGCTGTCAATATCTGAGAGCATTGAGCGGTTTAACCACTTGTCTTGACGATCCCACAAAAATCGTTTTAACAAATCCAACACCGTATCATTGTTCCAGCCTTGGTCCATTTTAAATCCATCAATAAGATCGTTAAGAGCGTCCACAATATACTCTCTTTCCTACGGTAAATAATTCTTCAAATTTGGCACCATCAATATTGTCGATTTCGTTTTTGTAATGCCAATAGGTTCGAATCTTCGGATCGTACACAACCATTTTCAGGTTATCCAGATCGTGTTCGCCTGCCTTCGCAATTGAAAATTCTCGGCATCGTACCCATCCACAAACGTCCCTTGTTTGGGTTTCAAAAACCTGCTGGGCTGTTTTGGGATCGTTTACAAGTTCACAATCACCAAGAATCAAATCATGATCAGCAGGGTTATAATAACGAACTCCATATTGCTTTACGCCTTTGATTCTAGTCTTGACTTGCCAATATTTGTAATGTTGGCCTTTGCTCAGGTGAAATCGAACTTCGTGCCAAATCTTAACCGCTGGTTCAACCATTGTCGTCGTCATCATCTTCATCTTCTTCTGGTGAAAAAAGTTCATCAAAACAGGTGCCGCAAGTGCCACTAATTAACAATTCACGTTCTTGTTTGCTCAGGTAATGCAGTAACTCTTGGATGTATCCTTCATGATTTTTCCATTTGTTAAAATCACTTTCATTACACTTAATGTCATAAACATTATTGCACATTCGACACCCAACAGAAACTATATGATCACTCATCATCGTTAAACTCCAGCATTTCAACAAGGGACTCAAATTCACCTTCGTTCAACTTTTCAAAGAACAGTTCGATGGTTTTGGGACTCATCATGCTGATCTTCATAACCAATTCTGGAATTGACATATCGTTATCTTTACGAACGATCTTGTTCAATTCAAGAATGTTACGCCAAACCTTTGTGCCAATCTGAATGTAACGTGGTTCATCTTCAATGGCATCAGCAAAGTAATAAATCTTTTCAAGATCTTCCTTGCTGATGTTTTGCAATCCGTGAAGACAAATCGTTTCCATTGCACCTTTTACAAGTTCCTGGCACAGCACAGGAAGGCTTTTGGCATTCGCAATAACCTTGGGCTTTTCATTTTCATATTCAACCTTAACGCTGCCGAGCGAAGCAGTCTGGGCCATACTTGCATTTGCCACCACAGCACTATAGTCGATACTGTAGTATGATCGGGCCGAACCAGCAGCGAAAGTATCGTACAACTCAATCAATGAAGAATCTATTTCGTTAATTTCATCTTTAACAAAATGATGCAAGGTATAAAACGAATGAACACTTGAACCTTGAATAATAGTGTTGAGCAAAACACGCTTGTGAATTTGATCCTTCAAGTCTTGATCAAGAGATTCGTAATCAAAATCACGATTTTTAGTTGAATCATTAAGTTCAATATCAGCCTGCTCATTGAGTCTTGCTTCAAGCAAATCTTCGGGAATACCAAGAGCCTCGCTCACAGCCTTGGTTGCCAATTCAACCAAACGATCCGTATGATCCTGTTCGATCACATTGATCTTCATAAATGATTCGTTAATCTTCATCAAATCATAATCAAGACCAATCTTCTGCATTCGCTCTGTGATATATTCAAACGAACTCTTTGAAAGAGCATCGCCAAAGAAAACCATGTTCCTGTTCATTTTGAAAACATGGAACTCACCATCTTTCTTTTTGAGATTCTTCCAAAAATTACGAATGCTTGGATTAACATGAAGATTGTTTTCGTACATTTTAATTCTTTGGTGCTGGTAGTTGTTCTGGTTTCGGAGGATTGAACGGAGTTGGCTTATTCTCTTTAGGAGTCTTTACGGGTGCTGGTGTTCTAACCGGGGTTGTAACTGGCATAGTCGGTATTACTCCTTATAAATTAAATTCTTCTCACGCAAAAATCGAACAATAGACTTGCGATCAATCTCAGGTGCTTGACGATTGCTTCTGCCCAACAACTGTTGCAGATTCTTTCTACGAATGTCAATCGTATACATCATTTCGTTAGTAACCTTGTCATTCACTGAAAGAATTTGAATCTCTTTCTTCTTGACACCATTAGCATAAGAACCGTTGCCAACACAATGCTTCATTCGGTTTCCCCAATCAATCAGATCATGATTGGTTTTAGGAACCATGATGCGGAAATTATCAAACTCAACTTCATCCAAAGCCTCAATCTCAGGATCGTTATTCAGCATGAATAAGGGATTCTGAATTCGCTTATATTCCCTTTCCAGATAGGTGTGAATAGTGTCGCAGTTGTTAACAAAATTCATGCTCTGAATATCGATGTCAAATTGGTGTTTAACAGCAGTGTAGTACGGACCAATTTCCATGAGTTTGCTCTTGTCAGTCGCACTCTCTAAGAAGTTAACGATCTTCTTCTGACTGTAAACTCCAGACTTTTCAACAGCATAGTCTTTCAAAAAGATTCTCAAATCTTGATACTCATTGATGTCTCCAATGTTAGTATCAAGCAGTTTGTTCTCGATAGCAAAAAAGATATTGTCTGTGGCAAGAACGTCCTTAAAAGCCTCGCCATAAAACAAAAACTTGTAGTTAAAAAAGTTATCAACATCACGAAACATTTGTTGAACAGCAATGTTTCGCAACTTTTTCGAACAGAAGCCAAACACTTCTTCAAGAACAGTTGTGAGGCTCTTCTTTTGTTGAAACAATGAGTAGTAGTTTGCAGGACAGTTAGCGTAATTATAAAAATGAAACACTTCCTGCTGCTTTTTCTTGTTCAAAACACTACCAGTCTGATCAACCTCTTTGTTGCGATACAACAAATAAAAACCATCTTCGGTAACTGCGTAGGCATCTTTGTGTACAAGTTCTCCAATAATTTCAGCAGCAACATTGTCATCAACTCTGGTCTTCATATTGAACCAGAAGTTGAAGATGCTACGAAACTCAAAACTGTCTTGATTCAATTCGATGAATCGGTTGCCAAGCACAGTAGGGATAGGATCATCCTTAAAAAACACAACACCATTGTCAACAACAAATCCCTCCTTGTTGAGACTAAAGTTAGGATCAACCAAAGAAGCAGCGCAATCAAAATCACCAATGTCGATAGCCTTCTTTATCTGATCAAATCTATAATCATCGTTACTAACAGAGTAAACCTTATCTTTTGTAAAAACAACCAGACTGTTGTTCAACAAATAGTATTTCATATATTACTCCTTAGACTTAATAAACTGCGACTTGTTGTTGATATAGTAAATGTACTCAACCAGCATTTCGTTTCGCCAAGTGTTGTGCATACTCAGCAGAGGATACAGTTTGAAAATCTTCTGCTCAAGAGATTCAACCGCCTTGAATTCCTTGACAATCTCTGCGTACCTCGGGTAGTGCTTAGTTAGTATCGACTCAGAGGCTTGAAGATTATAAGCGGCAACCTTATCGGGGTAAGAATCAAACAACTTTTGAAAATGATCACACTCAATCTTATCACGATGCCGACGCAAACTGTGCAACACAGTGTTGCTTCTTGCAAAAACACTCTTGCGAATGTTCTCTTCTGCAATCGGGAAGAACTCCTGGATATTCTCGGCAACATCATCAAACTCTTCCACATTATCAAGCTCGATCAACTTGTTGTAATCTCTCTTGCCACACTTGATAACAGTGTAGCCGTTACGAGTTCCAATATAGTCAACCATTTCGATAAACTTCTCATTCTCATTATCGAATCGTGCTTCCTTAGAAAAAGGAACGACAACATAAGTTTCATCTTCCGCTTCAATATCAAGCAACTTGATGGTTTCAATACCACGACTTGCAATACAGCCATAACTCTTTTCCAAGCGACGAATTTGAACTTCGTCGTTGCTCTTCACACGACCAGTCTTGGGATTGTATGAGCCTCGTTCGTAGTACAACTCACTCAACAACTTGGCTTCGCAAATCTTCTGCAAAGCAGGGATGTCATCATGACTCTTGCAGATGATTTCATAAACATGACTCTTGCCTTGATCAAGAACACTTCGCAGTTTGCGATTCTTAACAGCCTCGCTAAACTCCTCGTCCCTGATGACCACAACCGACTTGTCGCCAATTCCAACATTGGTTCCCATTTCGTGAGTAACATAATCACGAACACGCTTCTTCTTCAAGCGATGCACACACACGTTCTCGATCTTGCTGCACGAATAGTTGTTGGCGAGATCGAAGTTAAAAACAAAACCATCCTGGGTATATCGGAAAATCAAATCCTTCTGAGACTGGTCGAGCGTCAAGTAGTAATAATTGACCACTCCACTCATTCGCTCGTAAACTTCAACATAATTCTTGAGCGAACCAAAAGAACGATTGAACTCTTCAAGAACAATCTCAGTGATGTTATTCACCGTACTCTTATAAAGTTTGGTGATAGTTTCAACATTATCCTGATCGGCACTGATTTCTTCTCGACTTGCAGCAACACTAATATCACCATTATTAACAGAGATAAAGGTGATGTAGTTGTTGTTCACAACCTGAGAAATAGCACGTGCAGCAGGAATACCCTGAGAAACTTTGTTCAAATCATACGGAATACCGTCGATCAAAGCGAAAATCTTATTGGTTTGATAAGCCGTGTTGAAGATAGAGTTAACAAACTGACTTTCCTTGACCAGCATCGTGTTGTTGCTCTTGAAGTCAAAGTTGTTGTTGCTATATTCCTTGGGAATCTCAACACCAGTAATGCCCTTCAACTCGGGCTTAACTTCCCAAAAGAAAGTGGTGCGATAAACAGCCGTAACAAAACGCTGAATGTCCGTTTCCTTGACAGGAATCTGCACTTCGACACCATTCGGCTCGTCAGTAGCAGACTCGTCAATCAGTTCAAACGTACCATTCTTGTTCTTTCCAGTGTGGGCAACATAGGTGTATCGAACACCGCTGTAGTAACTCACAACAACAAAACTGTCAGTGTAAGCCCAAGCACTTTTTGCACCCAAGCCGAAACCACCAGTTTGCGTATTGTCGCTACGCTTCGTGCTGATGCCGTAATTAACAAACACATCACGAACACGCTGCTTATCAAGACCAACACCATAATCACGAATCTTGAGAACACTATCAAGTCGAGTAGGAAGCGTAACCGTGATCGGTCGAGTCTGCTTCGATTCACGATGACTGTCACGGGCATTGCTCAAATATTCTTGAGTAAGCGTTTGAATAGGATTGCTATACAAACGATTGCGAAGAATATCAATGATCGTGCTAACGTCACCGATAGAAAAATTGTGGCTCTCAATGCTGGTCGAATTGGTCTGAACAGTCGAGTTGTTGGTTGCAATCTTCATAAGAATCTTTCTATAAAAGTGATTGGGACTGATGACTTAGTTGGTATTACTAAAAACGATACAGGTTGACTTTTTCATCTTCGCCGGTTCTGGCATCAACTTTGATATTGGCGTGTGTAACCACAATTTCTATAGTGATTCCACCTTTTTCTTCTTGAACTATTCGCTGTAGATCTTCATTCTCAATATGAACCAAAACTTTTCTTGCTTTTTGGGTTTTCATAAAAATCTCTCTGTTGAGTTAAAAAACAAAAGAGCGTGACCAAGGAATCGCACCCTAGTAGTTGGTATTCTAGTTTGAAGCACAAAACCTCAAACACCAATGCCGGTTTTACCCAAGCACACATCGGCCTGTCGAATAGTTAACCCCAATCTAGCCTGCTAGACTCACGCAAAAAGCAACGTCACGGCTTTCTGTTGCTGTCGCCACATTATTCCCCAAACATTTAGGGGCTGTCCGAAGGGATTGTCAGTTCCTAGTGGCTAAATTCTAGTCGGTATCAATTATTTATTTTCAAGATTTAGCATCTCTTGAATTTTAGTCAAGCCATTCTTCAAGTTGCTGAAGTTTTTTTCACGCAATCCAACTTTAAACCTACCAGATCCATTTCCATAGAGAGTCATTTCAACATCACGATTACGTTCGTGAAGTTCTTGCATGATTGAGTAAATAAGATTGATTGTATTGTCTTCTGTCGTTTCTGACACAGGGAATGAATCCTTTCTATCTATTCTACACAAAAATTGAAATTAGTCAAGTGTTTTTCAAATTTGCAGATAATGCTTCATTCTAGTTGGTATTAAAGTTTTCTAACGAACTCGTAATTTATAAGCACTAACTAAAAATTACTTTTTGCATATTAAGTAAGTAAAAGCCCAGAAAGAAAAACATCCACACGCTATTCCCAGTAAAAGAAACATAATTTATTGATACCTCCGATGAATTTATTCAACTTTGTAGAGATGTTATTGCTCACCATGAAAAAGTAGCCCTGCCTCGAATCGCACAATGAAGTCTATTTCATCACCATACTTTTCAAAAGTTTCATGATCGCTTGCAACGACGATAATTTCATCTTTATTGTTGAGTTTCATGTTTTTTTTATTTCTTGGAGTTCAGGGTTCTAGTTGGTATCAAATCAAATCTAATTTGCTTCCAATCTGCTTTTTCTCAAATTGTTGAAAAAATCAAATTGACATTCCCAATAAGATAAACATTATTTATTCCCCAAATACTTTTACACAAATTATTTGAAAAGTCCTACGCCATCACTAGTTGCTCTGTGTCCAATAATTCTACCCAGCAGGTCCATGATTTCAAACAAACTCATTTCTCGGGTTTTTCTTGGATCTTCGCTAATGTCATTCCAAGTTGTAACTTTGAAATTTAGAGCCTTACCTTTATTCTCTATTTTTTCGATGCTTTCGATATGAAATTCTTGAGTTCCATAAATTCCATATTGAATAGCAGCGTCGCACTCATTTTTAATTAATTTTGTTAATTCTGCTGGGATATTCATGAATTATTATGTCTTTAGTAGTTTGCCTATATTAGTTGGAGTCTTCAAAAATTTGTACGAGTTTAATAAATAAATTACAAAATAAACAAAAGAGGAAAAGTCTATGCCAGCACAAACAACACAAGGCACAGGAACAGGAAGTGCATCTCGTTATTTAGTAAAAACACCGATAGGAATTTCTAGATCAAAAGAAAAACCAGAACGTGTAGTATCAAGCGGTGTTGTGACCATCAAAAAAATGAAAATCTTTCAAAGCACAGAATTAACCGGAAACGGAACTTTTCAAAATATTGCCCACGGATTAGATCAAATTCCAATTGCTGTAGTTATAACCATAACATCAACTGAACCTGTAGTTGTAGCAGGTCCAAGTCTTCCAGGACAACAAGGAGGAGTTGTATCAACACCAATTACATCATTTAGAACCATAGAGGGCGAACACACTAATACAAACTTGATTATTCGTGTTACAAACAATGTTAAATATAAAGTTTTAGCATTTGCTTGAAACAAAACACATTAATTATTGATATCTCTTTTTAACATCGTCTTTTGGCAAAGCATCACACAACTGATTCCACAAATCTTCTACTGCGTCTTGATCACAGTCAACTGCTCTAAAAGGAACATTGTAAATAGCATCCATAAATTTACTTACAAGATTTTTTAAATCAGCAAGTTCTTCTTCTGTTGTTTTTGTCATTTTGATTGTCCCAGCGGATCCCATGAAAAAGTAGCCCTGCCTCGAATCGCACGAGGAATAACTCATTAGAAGTGAGTTGTGATATCTATTTCACCACAGGGCCGCAAAGCGAGCGAAGGGAGTCGAACCCTCAACATTCAGGATGGAAACCTGACACTCTACCAATTGAGTTACACTCGCAACAATGAATCACTCTGTATCTTTGGTAATTTCTCCAACAACAATATCATCTTCTTTTACACCTTTTTCAACCAAATCACTCACACGTTCTTGCATCGCATCATAACCACTTACAACTTCCCAATGCTTTGCAATCGCACCAAGCCAGCAAACGACATAATTGTTCATAGTGTTTTTTGCTCATCTGTGAGTGGAGGATCAATTTTATTACAACCTTCATTTGTGCTGTAATACGGAGTATTAGCCCGCAACAAATCAATGCAACTATACACAGTGTCTTTGAGAGTTTCTGGCTTTTTAAGTGTTTTTTCCAAATCGTTCTTCACAGTAGCCAACACTTTGAACAGTTCGCTATTGCGATCAACAGCACGTTGGTGGTTAACACTCGCTGTTCGCCACTCACTCTCAATTTGATTTAGCAAGTTTTGAATATTCATTTTTCAATTCACATCCAACTACAAAGTTCTTGCTTGTCTACCTTAAAATATTTCGTTGCACGTTCGTTAAATTCGGAAATTTCATGTCGAACCTGACGAGGTAGTTCACTAAAACCACAATACGGCTTATCTTCAATCGCACGACCGAAAGCAATTGTTAAAGCAGTTGTCTTATTAAAGCGATCAGTCTTGGTGTTACAGTATGAATAATGAACACTCACAGTTCCGTCTGGTCGCCTCAAAGCAACAATCACACCACGAGGATTACGCTTTTTGTCACGAAGATACTTGATGATGCACTTGTCGGGAATATCAAAAGGCTTCATTTTTTGCTCCTTGGAAAGATAGTTTTAGTGATTTTGAAGTTTTATGTCAACGATTGTATCAACGACCAAATTGTTCAACGGGTCTACTGTTTCTTCACGCTCGTAAACAACAAAGTTTGTGATAGCGTTCAATCGAATAAAAACCATATCAGCATCGTGTTCTTCGGCAGCGTGTCGAGCAAGATCCAATTCACCAATTCGATCAGCAAGTTCCTCGTCTGTAAACTTTTCAACAGGACCGTACCAGTTGTTAAAGCCTTCTGTCAAGATCATTTCCTTTAAATGAACCGGATCGTCAATCATCATATTGGCAATCCAATTCACAAGAATTTGTCTCGCATCATCAATGAAAAGTTCAATGCACTTGTGGGTTTTCATTTTTGTTCCTAATTTTTGTTTGAAATTCTGACGTTCTAGTTGGTATCATCCATCGGTTCAAAATCAGCCTTGTCATACTCAAGGCAACCAAAACCTAAATCGCTCATTTGCTTTTCACTAGTAACGTAATCATAATCACCAGTGATTTTATTTTCTACCTCAACTCCAACAATCAATCGAGCCTCACGACCATCTGGAAGCGTGAAACCAACAATTGTGTTAAGCACTCCAAAAATCGGCTTCAAATTGTTATCAACCGAAAATGCGCCAGAAACTGCAAACGAAAAGTCTTTTTCAGTAGTTGTCATTTTTGTTCCTTATTAATAATCACAGTCATCAGTATCAAAATCACTGCCAGAATAGGTTCCAATACTTAGTCTACCATTCGTGTTGTCAAGCCAAAAGTGCGAATTACCATCCAAGCCATTTTCTTCAACGCTTTTGCAAACGGCTTCGAAACGCTTTTGTGGAGTTTTATACGGACCATTGATCTCTGGGTCAACATCATGCCACACAAAAATGTAATAGTATTTTGTGGCAACCTTAGTCTTGGTCTTAGTTTTAGTTTTATTTTTCATTTTGTGATCCTCCTGCGTAAAAATCTCTTGCTATTGCTTCATTATCTTTTTGAATTGCTTTCCAATCATCCCTTTCAATGTGAGGATGATCATAATAAAAATCATCTAAAATTTCATCAACACGCTCTTTAGGAGATAGATCGTGAAAACAATCTATCCAACTAAAAAGACTCATGAATCCTCTAAGGAAACTCATTGATTCTTCCACCAGTCGGTGAATCCCATTTTTTCTAATCGACGGCAAGCATGAATGTTGTCCGAAACAAACAACAAAAGCAATGCAAACGAAGATAAATATCCAACGGTATAAGTAATGATACTTAAACCAATAAGCCAAAGAAAAAAAGCCAACCAATCCATCTTGGCTTCAGTTGTCATTTTGACTTCCTTTGTTTGAGCATAGTTTTAAGTTCTTTTACATCACGATCAAGAAACTTAACAACCTTTTCAAAAAACTCTGGGTTGCGATCCAGCATATTTTTTGTTTCTTCACTGTGTGGGTTCATCTCAAACACACCATTTCCCATGTGAACGTAGATAGTATTATCGCTTGCATGGCGGCACTTTTGCACTCTTACAAGATTGCAAAAATTGCCAATAGCAAGATCACAGGTCTGATGCTCAATGGCTGCACGATAAATTTTATCGGCAAAATCTTGAGCGTGTTCCTTTACAAGATCAACGCCATCATTATAAACCGTGAATGTAGTTAAGTATCCCATTTCAATCCACACGCACCGTGAATGTTTGAGTAGCAGGCACACCAAAAGCATTTTTTGCAGTAACAGTCAACGAAACATTGTTTCCTTGAACATGAGTTTTCATTTCGTGGAAATCTGCTGTGTCAGGAAAATTAATTTTTCCCAAAACAATTTGTTTAGCCTTGATAATCTTATCCACATCTGAGTTGCTGTTATCGCAACCAACAAACAGTAAAACGATTGGTAAAAGCCACTTCATGAAATCACCACCAGTTCTTGATTGATTAACTTACAGAAATAACTATGAGAAATCTTCACACGAGTAATGTTGTGTAACTTATCATGATATTCTGACCAAACATTGATTCGATAAGCGTTATCAAAAACATTTGAAACTTTTACCTTCAAATAGTTTTTAGGCTCATCAACAATGCACCACAACATATTCAGAATCTTTTCTTCTGCGATTGTGGCAGTTCGTTCCGTCTTTTTTTGTTCTAGCATAGCAGTTGACATTGTTTTGTTCCTTTTACTTGCTCAGAGGAGGTATGTTTTATCTTCAATAATAGACGCTATAGTTTTAAATGAACAACCTCGATCATTCAAATCCGCAAAATAAATATCATCGTCTGATGTTAGTCCAGACCATTTTTTAACCGTAGGAGGCGTACTTTCAGAGCATGATCCAAATTGAACATAACTAAACCTATTGGAGAAATCTAAAACAACACGTTGTCTAATGGGCTTTTTGTTTTTCGATTTTTGATCTTTATTATAAAGTTCACACAAAACACCCAAACAACAATGTCTCTCGGTGTCTTTTTGAATCTTTTTTAAACGATCACGACCTTGCTTATACTTTCCACTTTTAAGTGCTTTAATCCATCGTTGTGCAATATTTTTTTTCATGTTACACCTTGTATCCTAGTTGGTATCACCAACAAATATCCTCACTGAGTTGCCAAACGCCGCCGCAATATCCGGTCGGCTTGAACGAATATCCTTGATTCAAGAACATTCGCTTAATTTCTTGTTGATAAGAAGGTCTAACACTAAAACAAGTGTGTGTGCGTCCAAGAGACTTTGCACTTTCAATTGATTTAACAACCCAACTCACTTGTTCTTCAACGGCAGTCTTGTAAGTATCAGTTTGCATCATTTCATTTCGCACTTCACTTGCAGGCTTGATCATATTTTTCTTTCAATTAGAGGTTAATATATTTTAGTTAATTCCACTAAACACACTATTTGCCAGATCGCTGGCGGCTTGTTTGCGGTTTCTTTGTTGCTGGTTGTGTTGCTCTAGTTGGTATCGTGTTTCGGTAGCCTTGAGATAAAGTTTGTCTAGGTAATCTTCCCATAGACCAGTGTAGTAGGTGGCGCAAGAACCGTCATAACTGCAACCGAATACGTGTTCAGTTTCATCGTTAACCTTGACGCTCAAATTTACATTTGGCACATAAGTATCAGTCGATGCAACAATTTTATCATCTTCATAAATGTTGTATCCACCATGCTTCTTGCTGGCATATCGTGTAGTCAAATAGTTACACACCGTCTGAATTTTGCTATGAATTATATTTGTTTTGTTTGTCATGGTTGTTTCCACTTTTTAAAAATGACAGCGTAATCATCAATTTCTACACTTTGTCCGTCAACAAACTTTATTTCAATGAAATCATCAAGTTTATCTTTACCTTCTCGACCCATTCTATTAATTGACACAATACGAGTATCGGATGGCACTTCATTAGCAACAAGATGTAGGTTGTCTATAAATTGTCCGAGCGTCATGTTGGCTTCCTCCTGGTTGGTATTGCTTTTATAATTTTCGGGGTTACTAAAATAGTCATCGTATTGTTCACGCCACTGTTTCAAACACATTTTGGCTTGTTGTTCATTTTCAAATGAACACAGTATTTTGAATTGGTGAAGTGCAACTTCTCTCACAACATGAGGACCATCCACCGTTTCATTTTCTTGTATATCGCCTAGTAGTTCCAACCAGTTTTGTGTCATATTCACAACTTTCTAAATTAATGTTTAAAAATTGCGTAGTTGCCAACTTAAACCCGTGGTCGCAACTTTTTGATCTAAGTAAGTAAAAAGATCAATGTTGTCTATCCACAAAGGGTCATTCCAAACATTTTTTTCAGTTTCAGAAAAATGTCCTGTTTTCAACTCAATATGATCTGGAATTTTTTCCAGTTCTTCTAACACTCTCACGCAACTCTCTGAGTGATTTTCTCTATCTAAAAATATATCACCACACTTGTGTCTTATGCCTATAAAATCCTTGTTCTTGAGATCAAAAACCCCAAGTCTAAAATTACGAGCAACAACCTTGTAAAGATGCCTGTCTTTACAATCTTTTAAAGGTATAATCATATCACCAACCACAAGTTGAAGCATTGTTATTGAGCCAACGAACCAATTCTTTTTTTGTGTTTGGAACTGTTACTGCTTCAATTTCACTCAAACCATATCGTAAACTTTCTCGTTCATTCTCTGTCATATTGTCGTAAATCTTCAACAACTGGTTTTTTCGTTCGTTCGCAAGCGTGCGATTAACAAACCATTCACGCATAATATCACCATCAGTTGCCTCACGGTGAACTAGAAGATAAACTTTCATTTGTCATATCCATGTTCTTGCCAAATTTTCTTTACTTTTTGCTCGGCTGTTTTCCAATGAACACCTTGTTGAATCAATTGCTCATACTGGTGCTGCTGCTGTTGGGAATTGAATCTAATTTTAATTTTTTTCACTCCCATTCCAAATCACCATCTTCAAAACTGTTCAGCGTCACACAGGCAACACCGTCAGCAACACGCACAGCGAAAACATTTTGACCTTCATAGTTTTCGCCAAAATCCATCACATCTTCTTCTTTGATAGCATTAAGTAACTGGGCGATTTGTTTTGTTGTCATTATTTTCCTCTAAATTTAATTGCCAACGTGTTCTTTTAGATATTCGTTTATATCAACTTGAAGCGGTTCTTCTTTACCCAAAAATACTGCTGCTTGATAAATGATATGATCACGTGGATCGTTGCCATTTTCAATAAAATCTTGGTATCCCTCTTGCAACCATTCACTATCATAGATGTATTCGGCGCATCTCGTAGCGGCAACTAATTCTTCTTTGGAGATTTGAATAGGTTTCATGTCAATGACCTCCTTGATTGTTAATAACTACACTCTTTTTCGTTGCGTTCGATTGTCTTTTCAATCAGTTCGTTAATAAACTCAAGATCGTACACGTTCAGTTTGTAACTTTCCATGAGTTTAGCAATCTTCTCGCCAAGTTCGTAAAACTTTTGCTTTTCCATGATGTTCCTAGTTGGTATTTTTTAAAACAATTCGAAACCCATCGTTCACAATCATTTGAGTGTTGTTTTTTAAAGCAATTAAATGAATGCAAATCTTAGATTCATTCTTTCCTAGACATTTCATAGATTGAATAAACTCTTGCTCTGAAACTTCAATTATTTGAAAGTCACGATTTCGCAACTCGCTTAATCCACGAACAACAGCAGAATCAAGATTCAGCATTTCCAACTGTCACTACATGATGATGGTTTAAAATAACTTTATTAACTTCAGAAACTCTATCAAGATTATTGCTTTCAATAAACTGATTTACTTTTTCCAAACAATCAAACACACCGCCAATAATATCAAAACTCTCAGTGCGATTATTTAAGATTTTGACAACATAAATTACAGTGTTCATTATTGTTCACCTAACTTACAACCACTCAATATCTCAAAATCACAGTGGTCTTTTTCAATAGTTTTACCAACAAGACTCAAAAACTCTTCGCCCAAACCTTCTGTGTTACAATACTCGCAAACCGCTTCAAATCGACCACGTTCAAAACCTAAAGCATAGGCTTGTCGAATCAATTCTTGTGTGTCCACTCTTCCTCCATAATTATTAAAACACGAAGCATATCAGCGTATTTGGTATCGTCACACAAACTTAATAAATTCCGCAGATTGTCGGTAACGTCTGCTGGTTCGATACCATTTTCAATTAACCATTCGTCACTCATCGTTTGTTTCATCGTCGAAAAAACTACGCCACACCAAAGTTTTATCAACACCTAAACGAAGTGCTAAATTATCACTGTATCGTATTGCATCACCAACAATATTGTCCCAACGATTCAAAATTGTACGAATCAAATCGCTGTGTTTTGCATCAACGCTGCCGTAGCAAAAATCAATACTGCAAAGACCCATAAAGTTACATTCGTGCCAACGCACAACAATTTTGTTGTGTTCGTCTAACTCTTCCTCAACACCTGCACGAACTTTATCCAACCAAGCACGGAAAGTTCTAGTTAAGTGTTGATCTTCGTGCTTTAGATCAGTCAGATTTAACTCTTTCTCACAATTCATAATTAGTCCTTTACTTCCACTAACTCGTACACAAGCACATCACTCAAATTAACTTTATAAAATTCGCTAGCCCAACGCTTAAGACTAGAACCATTGAAGTTCTTCACGGTTCCAAGAAACTCGTCATTCTTGAATATCGCAAACAGCCGCATTGTGTCTTGTTTCTAGTTCGTGTTTAAGTTCTAACTCTATTTCAGCAATCCGTTCTGATTTAAACACAGCGAGTGACCGCTTGCACGCTAGTAGGTATCGCATCAGCGTTTCAGTCTGGTGATTTCTAAACCGTCTGCTTTTGCCAAACGTCGATGTTGTCTTTGTACCAATCATCACGGCATTTGTCATCGACCCACTTCCTGTTGTCGTAATCTAGTTGATGATACATTTCGATACCAAATCGCTTCCAACTATCGTAATCACACTGATGTTCGGTTTGATTAAAAACAACTCGCACAGTGTATAGGTGTTCAAAAGTATCCCACACAACGTGGGCTTTAGTATTTCTGTCGAGGTCATTCCAATATTTGCGTATCCAATCTTGAACACTAGCAGGCACATAGGTGTGTCTATTTAACGCATATCGTAATGCACTCATCACCAAAATGCCGCCATCAACGTCGCAGTCAAATTTGTGTTTCATCAAAACATCCTCTCAATCTTGTGAACGGGTTGTGTAAGAAGTTCTACAATCACTTTGTTAATGTCTTGTAGTTCTTCCACCATTGGTCGTGTTTGTTCATTTGACGATTCCAATAATGCTAAAATAACGGCATCTTGTTCTTTTACAACCTCTAGCAAATCAGTAACGTCTTGTTCATTTAACTTTACCATGTGTGTTCAGTTCTGTAGAAGTTACCGTTGTGTTTCATTGTAACTGTGGCACGTTTGCTGTGCAACATCAAATTGGCAATCACCAATTCACCTTTTAGGTTGAAATTTTCAAAAATATTATCCAATTCAGCCGTTTCGCACAATTTGGTGATCGAATCGTTTTTGAATCGACTCCAAACCTCTGCACACTCTTCCTCTGTGCCGTGCATTAGTTGGTATTGCTCATTCTCGGTTAACTTCGCACAATTGCGTTCGTACCAACCAGAGGGCGTTTTTGCCACAGTTCTCATTATTCACCAGCACCATCAAAATTAATGTTAGCAGCATTCGGCAAGCGATTATCAAGTGCCACATTGGTTCGATTGTCGTTTGCTGTTCGTTTTCTCAGTTCATTCATGAAATCAAACAACTGTTTTACGGTATAACTTTTTAAATCTTGCGGAACTGGTGTGTTTGTTTGAACACACAGCATTTCAACATATTCAACTTCGTCACGGGTTATACGGTCGCTCATAAACAATCCTTAAAAAATCTAATTTGCTTCCAGTCTGCTTTTTCTCAAATTGTTGAAAAAATCAAATTGACACTCTCGTTCAGTTCTTTCCAAATGAGAAAGATAAGGATCGCTCAACAACAACTCAGAAACCATAGTGCATAAAGTTATTTCTTCAAAACTCAATTGATCAACAAAAGAAATAATATCATTTTTTTCACAATATTGTCTCATCAACACCATCAATTGTTGTGGGTTTCTAACTTTATTGTTCATTATGGCAACACCACGTTATTTGCCAAAGCCCAATCCATAACCATCACAACAGCATCAGATGGTGCAATGTATTTGTTATCTGGATGGAATTTTTGGTCTTCAACATCGTATCTTTCAAGACGGATTTTAACATCATTTTGATCAAAAATAGAAACAAATCGAAAAACACCAGCATCCGACTCAGCATCACTATCAAATTCAACAAAAGAAACAGCGTCTCCCAAATTAGAATAAGATATTAATTCAAGCAACGGAATGTCTGTTGGGGGTCTTCCAGACCTGAGTTGTTCAATGTCTTTGCAAAAACTTCGCACAGGGTTGAGGGCATTATGGCATCGCTCACGGATTTTTTTTACGCTCAAGTTTTTTTCAACTGCGTAATCCACCAATCTTTGAATTGAATCATTCATTGTTTTTTAAACCTTTCTTGAAAGGAAAATGAGAACCACCTTGAAAAAAGAACACCAAAAAACAATATAAACTTCTCACATTAGACTCCGTTCAAATCAAGTTTACAAATTCAAACTTTTTATCCCTTGTAGTATAGCCCAATCTCTTAAAGCCTATCTTGTTTATCATATCCATGCAGCCGATGCAAGGATGACTAAAATCTATTTCGTTTTTGCGATTTACTCTTGTGTTGATTATTGTAAGACCACGACACTCATCAGAACCGAGTTTTAAAACCGCACTTAATTCGGAGTGAGTTCCAACAATGTTTCTAATGTTGTGTTTTTGTTTGTTTATGTAATTATATTTTAGATTAAAAGGATGCGTCTTAGGACTATTCATGCCTATAGATAGTATCCTGTTTCGGTCGCATATAAAAGAAAAATGACGACAACGCTGCGTTGTGTCTCTTTTACCAGACAAAGCGAAAGTAATTTCTATAATTCTATCAAGATTCATGGTGGGCAGTCCTTTGTGCCACCTAGTTAGTATAACACGATTGTTGTTTATCGCCAACACCTATAACTCACAAAAGGTTGTGATCTTTAAGAATAACGTACAGATTTTTTAAATCTTCTTCTTCTAATCGAAGTTCATTGGGATCAGGGTCGTTGTAATTGTAAATCCTAACGAGGTACGGTTTCTTCTTCAAATTTTTGTTATGGTGAATTTCGATTAAATCGTATTCAAGTTCAATAGTCCTGATTTTTGTCATTCATTTTAATGTTTTTGTTAAAGTGGTTATCATAGCAATCCACGCTGCAAAACCACAAACCATCGTTGCTTTCTAAACCATTTGGGTGAACAGGACATCTATAGTCACCATTAACAGCAACTACTCTTTCGCAAGTGTGTACTTTTTCTCCGCAGGCAAAACAAGTTTCAATAGTGGCTTGTGGGTCCACACATTCTTGATTATTCATGTTAATTATTAAGATTTAGTTAGAAAATTGTTAGAAAATTGTTAGAGACTTTCATATTATAATATATGCTAAGGTCGCCTCCAAATTTTTGGATATACGTTCTTTTGGCGGTTTGGGTCACATTTTTATTGTGGTATGGACCACACTTTAATCATTAGTAATTTTTAATACACTCACCAACATAACAACCAGTTGCGAAGCAGCACACGATTGTCAAAGCAACACTAATTATCTGAAACATTTTTTTCTATTCTCTCATTGTGAATTTTTACAATATATTCTGCTGTGTCTTTGTCTACACTACCGTCTGGAATGATAGATTCATAATCAACTTCAGTTTTTTCTCCTGTTGAGTAGGTGTGGGTGTATTTGATCGGCTCAATTGGCAAGATCAATCGACACCAACACTCTTCCCCAACATGGCAAACATCAATCTTCCAAGGTATTGTAAAACTATATTCAATTGCTTTGTCTACGCTCTCAAACACCATTTGATTGCTCATTTTGTTGATAATACCAAACAAAAAAATGTCTTATGCTATCTTCCCAACTATAATCTTCATCAAATTCAAACAACTTTAAGAACCGTTTCTTTCTTGTTTTTCAAGTGAATCTTATAGTTCTCTGCACCCACACAAAGTTGTGGGCAAACATTAAAAAACCATTGCACATACAATTTAAGCAAAGGCAAATTCTCAGCGTCGGCACGACCAACCGCACCACGCAAATCATTACATATTACTGCTTCTAAAAACGAACCGACTGGAACATGATCAAAAACATAAGCAAGAATACTATCTTGCATTTTTTGAGGAATAACTGCGTACTCACCTTCAAAACCAATTTTTTGATCGAACATCTTATCTTCCTTTACTGGGGGTTCTTTCTAACTGAACAGCAAAGTTCACTTCATATTCACTACTTTTTTCGCTAAAACTCAAATCGCCAGCCTGTTCTAAAGCCTTATATTTGGCTTCTTCAAGATTAGCAGCATCCACTGTTATTTCATTGAATCCATAACCAATTCGACAAATTTCAACCTTAAATTTTGCCATATAATTTAATCCTTGTCTTTATAGCCCAAAAAAACCATATAAACTAACACACCCATCCCTGAAATTAATGATATCACCGTTCCGCATATAAACAACAAAAAATTATCCATCAAAGCACCTCCTTTAGCACAGAGTGCTGGACACAAAAATTGCGACAAGACCAACACCCAAAACAAAACCAGGGGAATAAATGATGATAAAGTAGTGCTTGCTAAATATTTTTTACCAATCCTTTAGTTAGTGTCAAAAATTTAGGAACTAAAAAAGTTTTTATGCTTTATCAAACACAAGTCCGAAGGGTGGGATTCGAACCCACAGTCTACAGATTCAAGTTTGTGTGATTTTCATCACTCCTTGGACTTTGCCTTCACCTTATTTTTCAACTTAGGTGGGCACCGTCAAGTCTCTACACGTTCCCTTGCGGGCTTCGCTCGGCATTGCCATGTGCTTTCGCATTTAGGTTTCACCGAATTTGATGCCATCCCATACGAAGTTTCCACTCGTATGGCACTTTTTCAAATGAGTCTGTTGCATTAACCGTTTTGCTACCTTCGGAATTTTCTCACTTCTTCTTAGGATACTGATGGTATTTCAATGAAACTGTCTAGGGATGATTTCAATTTTTTAGCATCAATATCGTGTGCCCCCAAATCAATGTCCGGTTCAACCGGATATTTCTTTTTTTCTTTGTATCCTAGACTTGTTATGTAAATCAAAACTCCCATTCCGCTTACAAGAGTTACGATCAAGCCACAAACAAATAACACAGGGTTAGGCATTGTCGAAATACCTTCCCAAACAAAGAATACTTGGCACCCATATTCCTACAAAAATTGCTTGGCTTTCGTTTCCGGAAAGGAACCAAATTCCCACACTAAGAAGAAAACTTAGGAACGCTCCAACAATAAAAAAATATCGACTCATCATTTTGTACTTTCTAATTTAAACTAAAAAAGGTGTTGTGAATTGATTTTATCAAACTTATTCTATCTCACTTCCATCTATTTGCCAAGGCAAAAAATGTAGGAGCCCAAAGCCCAACAAAAATACCAAATCGTTCGCCATGAGCAGCGTCGGGATCTTTGCTCAAAAACCAGATTGCAATGCTTGCTGCAATCGAAACAAAGCCAAGGTAAAAGCAAACCTTGCCAACCATTTTTTCGTCCATCTTAATTTCTTTCAAAAAAGGAATCGAACACTGAGAGCATTTTACCGGCTAAAAAAAAGATGTCAAGAAAAAAAATCTTAAAAATCAATGTTCGATCTTTACCAGCATTGTTTGAATCTTTTTTCTGGCAAATTTTTCGAGTGATAATTTTTGGGATTGCATTTGTGGAAGAATAGTGTTTCTAATCCAGTTTCTTCTGCTTCCTTTTGAAACTAAATTCGATTCATCTTTTACAACATAGTGATCCCATTTATTTCGAACAAGATATTGCTCAAAGTCTTTTTTTCTAGTTAAAAGAAAAGGATGAACAACATCAAATTCTTCAAACTTACTTTTAAATTTAATTGGGCTATGACGAGGATGACCACGCAAACAATTAAGCAGATAACTTTCAACCCAATCATTCAAATGGTGGGCTGTGATGACTGTTCCACCCTTAGCAACTCTTGAATAAAAATTTAATCTTGCTTGTCGGCAATCATTTTCGGTTTTGAGTGCAACGCCAATATCGCTTTCACACTTAAGATTCAAGTCTTTGCAAAGACTCAGAAATCGTTCGTGCATTGTTCCATTTTGAGCACGTAAATTATGATTAAAATGCAAAGGAGTAATAGAATATCCTTTAGATCTTAACCAAAACAAAGCAGCAACACTATCAACGCCCATGCTAACAGCAACAAAATAATGCTGTTTAGTACACAGTAGTGGTTTGATAACTTTGATCATGGTCAATTTTCGTAGTATTTTCTAATTCTGTTCAATTGTTGAATAGCACGTTCACGCTGCATCTGTAGTTGAAACTCTGCGTATTCTCGTTGCTCTATTTCTTTTTTATAAAGAAATAGATTGTACCGATAGTATTGAGCAATCTGATTTGCAAATGCAACAATCACCAAGAAAAATAAAAACAAGAAAATCATAAACTGTCTGCTACTAGTTGGTATTGTTTATTTGGTTTCGCCACTTTGTTTAATGTCAAATTCTTCCATTTCTTTGTTATACGAATCTCTAGCAGCAAGATTGCTTGCAGGATCACCTAGGAGCATACCAAAGCGTGTTGGATAGTTTTTGCTTTCAATTTCTTGCCAAATGTTTTTAAGAGAACCAAGCAACAAACTTCTTTTTGATTGTTTGTAAAAATCGACATTATCTTGTATGCGACCTGACCCTGTTTCAAGAGACAGATTGTTTATTGAATCCCAAATTTTTTGCCTAAAAATTTCTGGAAAATCTTTATCGCAGCACAGCAAAATAGTTTGTTGTTTGGCTACTATCTCTGCGTCCAAAGCACAAATCAAATTTATTGCCGCTCTTGATTCAAGATCAGTCCAGTAATCCTGCATTCACATTTCCCTTTTTTTGCCGTGCAAACACTTGAAAGTCGGAAAGCGAAGACTCAATCCACCTTGCTGATTCTCGCTCTCTGAAAAGTATTGTACAGTGATTTGATTGTTTATCAACCTGTCGGGGTGTTTAAAAAATTCTTGACGTTGCTCTATGGTAAAGCCACTTCCAACCCGAACTTTATGCCCCTTGTGTTCAATAACAACACAACTTAACATTTTTTCTTCAACCTCTTTTCCGTTTTTCACATAACGGAATGGACCATTTTCAACATCCAAAACAACATATTCATCATCACAAAAACTTTTATACTTTAAAAGTTCTTTGCTTCTTTTGCCCTTGTATGGAGTGTCAGCACGAAGTATCAAACCTTCCCATTGATTTTGACTTGATTTTGTTGTCCACTCTAAAAAGTGATCGTCATTATTAATTTTTTCCTGCTCCAAAACACTCAGGTGGGAGATTTTTTGAACAATATTCAAAAGATTATTATAACGATGTGAATATCGTTTCTGTGAATCGCCCTTCTTGGAGTAAAATTCATCGTGACTAATCATGTCGAAAATCTTATAAGAAGGATTTTCGATAACATGATTTTTCTTTCGGAGTTCCTTCATAACTCCTTGAAAATCCTCATTTCCATGCTTGTCAATAAGACACAACTCACCATCAAAAACTACATTCTTAACACCAAGAGTCCTGATGCCATTGGCAACACGATTAAGAGTATCAAATGTTTTTCCCGCACGGGAATAAAAAACAGTATTGCTATTATCGTCAACAACAGCAATACATCGGCAACCGTCAAGTTTCCTGCTAACATACCAACCATCCTGCCAATCAACAATTTCAGGCTCGTACTTCTCGGCAAGAGCCACGCTAAACTCAGGAATCCAATCAGGGATCGCCTTGTTGATTATCTTATCACCAGCACGAGTTTTAAGATCTTTGTCAATAATACAATGAATCAGGTCTTCATACTCGGAATGATTGTCTACAAAAGTATTAACAGCACCGATAGCATCATGCCCCGTGACTTGTCGATCTTTTAAAGCATTCAACAAAAAGAAAATATCGCCAAAGTCTCTGCCTCTGAGTTTATTTTTCTTTTTGAGATTATCACTTGTGACGTTATATTGCCACATTGGATGATAAACATAAAGCAAAATATTCTTAGCAAAAACAGCCGCTGCTGTGTTACGGTTGCAATAATCGTTGATAATATTTTCTTTCTCTATCGTGCCACTTGTGGCACGAAGATCAAGTACCATCTTGTCAACATAATCAAAGTGATGTGTTTTAGTCATCTATATGATCTTTCAAATTTGGGCGGTTAATCCTAATCCAATCTTCTGCATCGTTCACATTAACGTGACACTCAAAACCAACAGGTTTAATGTTCAAATAATCAAAAACATCGGCAACATCTTCGTTTGTTTCTGCAAAATAACGAGCAACATCATCGGCTGGATAATCTCCTCCAAATCCACAATTTATTAAATTAATCAACTCTTCATTTGACGCACTTTCAAACCATCGAGTTGCATCAAAGTTAGTCTTGAAAACAAAATCATCACTATGAACTTCTGCACGTATCACGATAATCTCCTATTCATCATACGCAACGTCTTCTGTGGGTAATTCATCATACAAATCAGATGGGTTGTCCAACCACGGTGCAACGTCTGGAAAACATTCAGACCTTGTGGGTGCTTGCTGTTTTCCACTCAAACAATTTGAAAAAACTTTTAGATGGTGAATCATTTTCATCAAAAGCAACCATTGGATCATCGTATCCGTTACCACGTGCTGCACGCTTTGCGGCATCATAATGTTCTCCGTCATTATATTGCTCTTGGCTGCACTCTACTTTACAAAAGTAAAAATCTGGACCGTCGAATCCGTTAGCGGCTACTACCATGTTAATCGTCATTCTTTTCTCCTTGTGCTTCATAGTTGGTATCGCTTGAAGAAACCACCTTCTGAGTTTTCCAACCTCTGCCTGTCAACTTTTTTTGATCATCATTGGGATCAAATTTATTTGCTGAACTTTCGGCTCCCATAGCGGCACTTCTGCGATTACTTGCAGAGACATCCATAGTAAAAGTGCTTACTACTTTTCCAACTCGTCTAACTAAAGTTACTTGATACTTTCTCATATTAGTTTTCTATTGAATAATTAGATAAATCGTTTGTCAACAATCCAATTTTGAACTTGGTTCTCAACTAAATTTTTAATAGACACATAATCATTCTGATCATTACCTGTGTCTATGTCTTCGATTCTTTCTTTAATCTCTAAAACAAGACTCGCATCCTCAAGTTCTTCATAATACTCTACCAAACCCTCAACAGCGGCAGCAAATAATTCATCGAATCTTGAATTAACACTTTCTTCAAAAAGACTATAATTCATTTTACCTATGATCCTGACTTCTTCGCCTAAATCACTCATGCCAACTTGAAAACTGTTCAAGCATAACACATTGTATTTCGTGCCAAAAACACGAATGCACTTTCCGCCTATACCCGGAACAAGAGGATGAACGTATTCAAAAACCTCCCCTGGCTGAACTTGATGTAATTTTTTAATTGTCTTTTTAATCATCGACCTCACCCAAATCTTCTAGATAAATTTCATTTAATCCAAGTTGCGAATCAATGATATAAATATGTTGATTGTTTATATCAAACTCACCTGATTCACCGTTGTTGTTGCGAATATATTCTATTGCCTCCACCTCAGACAGAAAGGGGCCGACTTTAAAAATTTCTCCATCAGCAACGTAAAGAATGTCATAATTCATGTTTGTGTTTTCTTGGTAAGAACAAAAATCTAGTTAGTATCCACTGGAGGAGCGGGGTGGCAAAGTATTTGTTCGCCTTGATTGGGATACGCTGCTACGAATCCTAATTTTTTGTACCAACGTATCAACTTTTTTTGTGTGATGTTTTTAGTTTTTGAAGAAAATTTTTGAATCGGGGACGCTTCTAACATAACAACCATATTGAGATCATTGGCAATTTCTAACAATTTTTTCATTGCGTGAGTCGCATGACCGCTTTTGCGGTGACTTTGTTCAACAACCAAAGCAGCAAATATAATTAAATTTTGCCTAACATCGGTTGGGTCTCCTCGCCAAACATTACCATTGTGATAATATATCAAAGTGTGATCCAAGGCAACCTTAGTGACACCATCTGGACTAACAATGGTAGCATATATTCCGTCGTTCAAACGAATCGCTTCTGGATTACAAACTCTGCGACCGTTTTGAACAATCATACATGGAACGTATTTCCAACCTCGATTTTGAGCAACCTCAACAAAACTTAAAATTGGTCCAAGACTACTTTTTTTGCTTCTCATAGTTTTTTTGATGCTCAACCCACTGATTTTTGGATATTTGGTTAAACACAAACTTAACTAACTCTTCCAACGAACAACATTCTTGAATTTCGCTTGTGTCCGTATTGGTCGCATAAAACTTTTCTTCTTTACGACTAATTTTGTAACCGTGGTTTTTAGACCACTTGCTCACTTCGCCCCAAGTAAAAGACATGAAGGTTTCCTGTTTCGGACCCTAGTTGGTATCAACAATTATCAAATTCTCGGATAGCAAATTTTTAATACCCTCCACGGTTTGTTCCTTTGATGGAGGCTCTTCTTTATTAATGCTATTTTCAAAATCATGTTGAATTTTTGAAAATATAACATCAAAACAAACCGGGTGTGATTCTTCTTTGATTTGATTCACTATCCAGTTGTAGATCTTAACCGATCTGTGGGCAGGGTTGAATTGAGGGTGTAACGAATAACAATTTTTTTCTAAATCAATCATGCACTTTTCTCCCCACCTCTTTTAGCATTTTTTATTTTCTTTACTCTTTTTGTTTTTTTGGCAATTAAACTAATCTCATTAATTTTTTGAGCAGTTCTTTTGGGTAATTTTTTTGGAACGTGTTGTATGTGTTTAATTTCACCATTAATTTCAACAAGATCATGCTTTAACAATTTTTTCAAACCAGCAATTAAATGTTTTTTTGAAGGTTTTTCAAAATCTAAATTGTCAACGCCCTGAGTCAATTGTACTTTATTTAGTAACGTATCAAAATAAATTGGCGTGCCATGAGGTTCCAGATTGGAAACAATCCAATCAAACTCTTGAACCAACTTATGATCACAACGATAATTAAAATTATGTGCTAAATGATAATATAAATTTTCAATATCTAAATCGCTAATGTTCATATTTAGTCCTTTATGATTCCTATTGATTTAGAAATCCAATCAACGTCATTTACTACTTTTCCTAAATCATCAACTTGGTTCACACAAATAACTGGGTGGTCGGAATCGAGTGACTCATGTTTTTCATTAACTATTCTAAATTCAGCACCATAAGTTTCTAAAGTCACTCCATCCCAAACGTCTACAGTGACTTCTTTATCTTTTTGTTCCTCAGATAGTTTATCAATTAATTGAGATAGTGTTCGATATGTAATTCGCATAAAAACCTGCTATTTTTGTCAAAAATAAAAGAGTAATTTTTGACAAAAATATAGTTAAATTATTCGCAAATGATTTTTTTCGACAACAATTCCATTACAACAAGGCCAAGTAACACTTCCATCGGGCCAAGTGACCATTATTCTTGTGCCACCACAACCAAACAAATCACAACTTCTTGTCTGGTTTGTTGTTTTTCCATTCACGTTTTCAAAAGCAGAACCTACTACGCCAAGGATATCTGTGTTTGCCCAATCTTCAATTGGAGCAACATCTAACATTTTTCTTAATTCTTTAGGTTGATTAATGTCTTGCACGCTTGATGCCTTGAACATACACAACTTCATCTGTGAATTTGCCCGTGTTTACAAAATCAAAATCATCCCCGTCCTGATGGAAAACTTTTTTAAATTCAGGGGTGCGATTTCTTTCGTAACATTGACCGCATATTTTACCTTGTTTTCCCAAAATAATCAAATGAAATCCATATTCTGGGTGTGGTAATTGTTCCAAACAATTATCAACAATCAACTTTGCTTTTTCAAGTCCATCAAAAACCACCGACAGTTTTTTGGGATTGGGGCCAACTGACTTTTCAATGAAATCAATCCGCTGCTGGCTGATAAGGTACATTTCTTCTCCGGTCTTGTTGTGTAAACAAAACTCGGGAATAGCATCTAATACATCGCTATCAAATTCATCACGTTTATTACGATAATCGCAAACATCACGTAAGACAAAGTTGTCATCAATCTTGTTGATGTAATATTCCCACTTGGAAATATTTTTTGTTTCTTGATCATAATGATCTACAAAAATAACTGCCTCAAATGTTGTTTCTACTCTAGGATCATATCCTTCCATGAATTCAAGAGCAGAGTATCCAAAGCCTTGGTTGGTAGCTTGGTCGCTAGGGGCTTCATCAAGTTTTTGTTCTACTGTTGCTTTTTGATAACAAACTTCGTGCCAACATGATGGGTCTTTTGAACACAACGATCCGTCAAAACCTGAGCCTGGAACTCTTCCGTAACCATCATAAACTCCGACGCAACCATTCATTCGAACAAACTCATCTGTCTTAATTTCGTGACCGCAACCCTTGCAGCACCAAGAAAACATTCCCATGTTGTTTCTCCTTTGTTAAATTTAAATATTGTTATCTTGTTTTTTAATGTCAACAATCGTCTGTTGTGTTGGCAAACTTAGTTCAACTATGCATAAGTGGTATGGAGTGTTTTCGTAAGAAAAATGATTAGCAACCACTTCGGCATCATTTGTGGATTCATATGGACCAAAGTATCTAACTTTAGCATTATCGTGTTCACAAATTAAAACAAATTTAGGCTTTGTGTTCATGTGTTTGTTTTCAATCTCTAATTTAATTGTTTTGCAAAATATCTTGAAGTTGCTCCGGAGGAACAAACCAAAACTTAGGCTTTCCAGATTTAAAATCTAAAACAAAAACAAAAACAACATCAAACTGAGAACCCAAGTCATGAGCATTCCACACGGCCAAATTTAAATTATCAGATTCGTGTTGTGATCCTACGAGATAAGGGCTAATTTTTGTTTTAAATCTCCCGTAAAACCAATCACTCCAAAGTTTGGCATCTTTGTGATTTAGAGCAATTACTAAACCAGTCACTTCGTTGCCGTCTGGTCCTTTTTGTTTCCAAAAAACTGGTTTGCTATTTTGAATTAAAATGTAAACACCATCAAGAACATACATAGGTTTTTTCCTCAAGCAACAAAGATTCAACGAATTGTTCTGTGTATTTTTGAATCGCTTTATCTTTTGCTTTTAACTCAAAATCACAATCGAAGTCCAAGCCATAAGTGTCAAATTTGTTAATCGCATAATCAGCGTGAGCACGAGGGTTATTGCCCTCTTTGCTTTCGCTGTAATGGAACAATGGCTTGGTGTCCCATGTATCGAAACACGCCTTGATCGCTTCTTCTTCAGTCATATTTTCGGGATGACAAGCATGGTGAAGATAATCGAAAGTGATCGGCAAACGAGTTTTTTCATGAAACTCCATCAATAGTCGAACGCTCCAACAATTAAGTTTGTCATCATTTTCGACTACTAAACGAGACTTGCAATTGTCATCAAGTTTTTCGAAGTTAGACAAAAAACGATCAATCACTTCATCATTTGAACCGGCTCTGTTGTTGATATGAAGGTTCATGGGGTTAACGTGACTTGCTTCACAACCAATGCGATCAAAGAAACGACTATAAAAATTAAGTTCTTGAATCGTCTTGTCTACGGCAGCAGTGTTGGTTGAAGCCAATACATTATACTCGCTGGGATGCGCAGATATTCTTACTCCGCTTGTCAACACTGTATTTTTTAGCCGATCAAACGATTGCTCAATCTGTTCGTAATTTGGCAAATCTGATAGTGATGTTGAAACTTCATCACAAGTAATTAGCGGAAACAAATCGCTGCTAACTCTATAGCAATAGTCGTTCTCAGCACAATATTTAATGGCCTCGTCAGTGACCACAATATTGTTTAGAATTCGTTCGCCAAGAATTGTCCTTGCTTCATCTTTTGGCAAAGCAAGAAAACGTGTCTTGGTCATTTTTTGAAACTTCAAAGGCGGATCACGCTCTTGGAGATTCAGACTAATGCAGCAAAGCCCTAGTTTGCCCACAACTACTCCGTTTATGTCTGTTTTCGCCGTAAATAAATTTAAATATTACTTCATTCTGCCATCAATAAATAGTTCTTTTTTAATTTTATCAACTGTGTTGTTATCATTGTTTTTCCATGCTTCTATCAAGACAGGAATCATCAGCTTCAACCACCTTGGACTATAGCCGTTTATTGAACAAAACCAATCGAATTCATCAGCGTTGTCTCTAACATCTTCATCAGCAATTTTCATTTTTGTTTATCCTTTTTGTGAAAATCAATCTGTTCTCGGTTTCTCGTTACTAGTTGGTATCGCTCACTTCAACTTGAGCCGCACCTGACGGGGATACCGCAGCAGCATCAGGTATGCTGCCTGAAGCGTCTCAGGCTCGTCAAGACCAGCAGCGTAAAGCCACCGAGACAGCATAGCATCGGGCTTGTTAAATCCCACGTTATCTCGCTCTCTGGCACCATCACAAACACCCAGCATCTTCGACAGGTTATCTTTGATTGATTGAACAAGTGTCGGAGTAAACTCAGGAAATTTAAATTTCTTTTTTCCACCGTTAGTTACCTTGTTCATTTCTCGTTCGATAATCATAGTGACTTTTTTCTTGGCGGCATCTTTACGAGCCTTTGCATTTAAAGCCTCGGATTCAGCCTGCTTGGCATCAAACTCTGCTTGTAAAGCAGTCATACGAACAGCATACTGCTCGTCAGTTTCGCCTTCGGTTACAGATAGTTTAACATTGCCAATGTTTCCATCAATAGCGTTATTAAACAATTCGATCTTCTCGGCAATCAATTCGTGAATATGACGATCCAAAACATGATCAGAAACCATGCGAACAATTTCACACGGTTTGGTTTGACCAATTCTGCAAATACGATCTTCGGCTTGAGCGTTAAGTGCCGGTGTCCAATCTAAATCTACGAACAATGCCTTCCACGCTCGGGTCAACGTCAATCCAACGCCACCGGCTGCAATGGTAAGACCCACGCCCTTCAATTCACCAGACTGAAACCTTCTAACAATATTTTGACGATCTTCAGGTTTGGTAGAACCTGTAATGGTCGCCCAACCTTCACGCTCGGCAAGAGTGTCAATAGGCAACCTGTGTGCAGAAAAAACAACAAGTGGAATTTCTTCTTCTTCGTGGTTTTCAACAATTTCTAACATCGCTTCAATTCGGCTTTCAGCAAGTGAAGCACGGATTTCGGCAAACATTTCAAAAGGAGGCAATTCCTTCATATCAAGAAGTAACTCAACCTCATCGTAAACTTCATCCAACTTCTTCTGAAGACTTTTAGATACACTGTCTACAGTAATGGTTGTGTATGACTTTTTAGGAAGATCTGGCAGAACTTCTTCACGGCGGCGGCGCAACATGACTCTGCGGAGCAACTCAGGAACTATTGGAGAAACAGTTCCGAATGTGTAGCCTCCCCATTCGTTTTTGTAACCATTAAAAGCCCTGAGAAACCCTACCCAACTGCCAAACACTTCATTTTCAAGATGAAGCGATGATAGAACACCATAAAGATCAAAAGGACGATTCATTAGCGGCGTACCGGTGAGTCCAATTGTCTTTTTGGCAATATTAGACAGAATCTTTACGGCCCGTGAACGCTTGGCCTTATAGTTCTTGCAAAGGTGAACCTCATCACAAACAAGAACAAAATCTTTCTTTTGAATATCATTCAAATCTTGAGGAAGAATATCATAATTTACAATCACAACCTCACCAGACTCAGGCAGGCGGAAACTCTTGCGACCATTTAAAACAACGGGATTTAGATCCGGTCGCCACTTATTAGTTTCATCACGCCAATTAAACTTTAAACTAGCAGGACAAACAACAAGGGTGCCAACATCTTTGGGTAGCGAAGCCAAAGTCTGCACGGTTTTACCCGTACCCATTTCATCGCCAAGCAGACAGCGAGATTTGTTTGCCAAAAACGCTGCTCCAGTAACTTGAAACGGAAACAAGCCAGCAGTATCAAAATTAATTTCTACTTTTTCTTCGGCTTCTTCTTGAACATCACTGGCAATTTCAAGAAGTTCATCAGCAATTTTAAGCCCTAACTGGCGACCAACTTGAATCACACGATTAACGTGTTCGGGTTCAATAGAGACTCGCCAAAACTTACCTTCACTCTGCCATGAAGAATAATAAAGACTTTTAACGAGCGATACAGCGTCCGGATGATAAGGAAAATAAATGTGACCTTCCTTAGTAATCTCAGCACGTTCCGGCTTAATTTTAACAGGAACATGGGCCTCGCAATAAGTTGCCCAACCCGTTTTGTGTTCACAGGCATAGCCTTGATTGGCTTCTACCGCAACATCACAAACAGCACACTTTTTAGTGAAACGATTTCGGATTGTTCGAAAAACAGGATTGTCGATTATAGTGGTGGTCATTTTGGTTCCTTTCCACCATCCTTAGTTGGTATTCTAAGAGTAAAAAACTTCTCCATAAACACAACATTGCCCAAAAACATCAGCGGTGGTTGCATCGTCATTTTTGTAAATGAAATCTTCCCAATGTTCTCGGTATTTCGTAGCCATAACTTGTAAGCCACGACGGATGGATTCACAATCTAAAACAACATCTTTTTCTTCCCCTTTGTCGCTATTTGGATCATCCACACAAAGAGTTAACGAACAACCTTCCGTCACAGGTATTAGTTGCGACCAATGGTAATAATCTTTCACATCTTGCATTTTCCCACCTTGCCTAAAATCCGTGAGATTTAATTCATTCGCAAACTGTTTGGATTTGATTTCCCTTAACCAAGGCGAATAATTGTTTTCAAACAAACCTGTGAGCAAATCTTGTATGTCTTTTTTGACAACATCATACTGCATCGTTATCGTAGCAAAAATCATATGAAATCCTTTCAAGAAAAGCAAAAAGGCGAGGAAAACCACGCCTTTTTGCGAAAGTCTAGTTAGTATTAAAAGTCATCGACTGCGGGTTTTCCTCAAAAGTTTCTTTTGCTTTCTGAGGTTGATGAGTGTGTGCCACAATTCTCGATGTCCGTTTTCAACTCCAAAAACTTGATGGAATTGAAAAACAATATTATCAAACTCTGGGGTGTAAGGAAGTTTATCAATACCTAAAGATTGCTCATTGTACAATCTCATTAGGAAAGAAATCTCTTTGCTGGTTAGTTTAGATACTGTTTTTCTCATTTAATTAATCCCTCATTAATTGTTTGATAAGTTTTTCTTTCAAATCAGAGTCCATACTGGTTGACATGATTTGAGTAATTTCATTTAAAACTTTATTTGAGTCGGGCGTTGTGGATACTCTACTTGTTGCCCTTACTTCGTTGCCAATTTGTTCAGCAATATTTCTTGTAAGCAAAATACCAGATAGTTGCGCAGCAGCATCAGCAACTGATTCGGTGGTTGACTCTGTTTTAATTGAGGTCGATGTTTCTTTGGAATATTTGTTTGTGAAGTTTTCCTTCAACTCGTAAAACCATTTAGATTTTTGCTTAGTTTCCACACCGTTCTTCATTCTGCGTCCCGATATCTGCTTTTGTACGCAATTACTATATTGCAAAGCGTGTAAAATGCGATGTCTTGCAGCCGTTAAATCTAAGCCGTACAGTGTTCTCCAGTTTCCAATAACAAACTCAACTCTAAAAACAGGGTTGTTGATATACAACTCCGAATTATTTCTAAAATGAGAATCTAAAGAATTCTTTAATCGAATATATTTCCCTTGCACATTTTGTTCAAGTGAAATCTTATCATTGAACATGCGCTGCTTCTGCTCAGAAGTCTGACTTAGGTAAACAATTTCCGTGTCTTTTCTACTATCCATAGTAATTTCCTTTATAAATTCGGCTTTCTTTAAGTGATATCTAACAGATTGTTCGGCACAATGATATCTCTCGGCAATTTTCTTAACACTCATTCCTTGGTCTCGTAATCTACACAACTCTGCTGTGGGTAGATTTTTAACCGCCGTTTGGCTTTTCGTCAAGGATTCTTCCTTCATCGCTTCTGTCCTTATTTCTTGAGGAGACAACTCTTGTTTAATAAAATCTGAAACAAATTTATCATCTTCACAACTTAGAAGAAACGTTTTAGTTTCAATGTCTAAATTGCTATCCTGAATAATTTGCTTATGCGAATCAATTGGATTTTCTTCCATGATAAAATTCTTCCTTATGCGGAAGGATGATGGTCAAAAAATATTCTTTCAAAAGACCTATAGTAACTCTTTGATTTAGCCAAAATTTTCTGGAACAACGGGCTTTTGTTTGACAAATCATTAATATCGTTTTTCAAACGCACCGCTTGTTTAGATTTTAGACTTATAGTATGAGCTGTGAAATCGCCCTCAATTCTATAAGTTAAAAACAAACGAGGCTTACCGTTTAGTCTCCCCATACTGATGGAGACAATTTCAGCGTCACAAGACACAATTTTGTGTTTATTCATTTGTGTGTCCTTAATTCTTTTCAATCTTGCTTCGAAGTTCAGCGATATCCTTGTAATGCAGACCAGCAGCACTCTTCACAGATCCTGCAACCATGCCTTTGGTGCTAAGAACAAGGTACTTTTTTCCACGCTGGCGTAGAACTTCAACAATTCTGGCAAAGTCAGCATCGCCGCTAATTATAACGGCCATGTCATAATTTTCCATTTGAACCAAAATGTCAATCAACATATCCAAATCAACACTGCCGTCGAAACCATCTTCTTCATCGTAGGAATCAATGGGCTTTGCATCAACCCTGAATCCCATGTGATTAAGGGCTCTAATATAATTTAACTGACCTTCATTTTGGTTGTCTACCGTAGTGTAATAATTGGCGTCGGTGACTTCCCCGTATTGACCTATCCAATTAAGTAACTTTTTAGGATCAATAAACCAATGCAATGTATCTTTTTGCATGTAAAAAAAGTTTGATCCATCAAGAAAAACTGCAACTCTATTTCTTTTTGAATCATTTTCTTGATCGCCAACATTGTTTGGTTCGGAATAAAACTCTTTATTATTCAATTTTTCCACCTTTGAATACAAGCCATTCTTTAAAGTTGTTGAAAAACTATTTGCCTTTACAGATCTACCAGAAACGCCCATTTTTTGTGAAGAACCAGAGATCACTATTAAACCCTTGTTTAAAATTTGATATATTCGAATCCGTTTGAACAATCAAAATGAAATTAAAACTAAATCATCCTAATTTTAGTATACGCTGAAAATCAAGAAAGTCTATGTGAAAATTTGCAAAATTTGAGGTTTTAGTCTATGCGAACCATAGTTTTGCCATCATTCGGACACTTCTTTGTGCCAATGGAGCCGTATTCTTGAATCAATTTGCACTTAGGGCAGCGATAGCGGTAAGTCTTATTGGCGGCAACAGCAAGAGAACCACACAGAGAGACAAAAATTATCGAAGTTAAAAAAATTCTACGTTTCATGGTTTTCCTAGTCAAATTTTTAGACCCATTTTCTTCATTTCAAGCAATGCTTCGGCATTGCCTATCGCATCGTTTACAGGATTGTGGTCGTGAAGAGTTTTTCGCAAATGTTTCCAAGACGCTCTTGCGTCACCCTTCATTCCGCAAAACAAATCGCCAATTCTGCGACCAGAATATCCGAAAGGATTTTCTCCAACAAAATGGTGAAAGTAATAGTTTACCCACTGCCAATCATAGCAAGGGTTATCACTAATAAAAACCGGTTTTCCAACACTGTTTGTTTTTATCCAATAACTAAATTGGACCATCACATTATATGGATCATCAAAAGTTTCGTGCTGCTCTCTTGTAAAACCACTAATTTTTAATGTGTCTTCCTGGTAATTATTCGATATAGGTTTTGTTTTTCCGTAAAAAGTTTTATTTAAACTTTCGTCAAAAATAACTGCTCCAAAGCATATCATGCTATAGTCGCAAGGAACTGGCCCGTCGCTTTCAACATCAACAACTATAAGTGACATTTTTAACCTAACTTGTAAGTTTCTAATTCATTCAAACAAACGAACTGTGTTCCGTTTAAAGTTTGAGTTATTGTTTTGGAAACATGAAAATGTCCGAATATCCATAGTTCGGGTTGATGCAAGTTCAACATACTTTCAAGCATCATCTCTGTTTTGCTTTTTAACAAATGACTGCCTGCTGGCAAAAGTTGAGGAACAATTGACAAAGGACAAGTGTGTGTTAAAACGATTTTTGGTTTTGTTTCAACATACAAATTCATAGCTTCATTAAAACTATCGTTGTTTAACTCTTCTTCGGGCCACCAACTTCTACCAATCACTCTATATTGTTGATCAATAGAATATGCGCCACGCAAAAAGAAAAAGTTCACACCGTTTAAAGAAACATTTCCAAAATCACCCAAATAATGAGGAGTATCAATAATTTTATTATAATTGTCGTGATTTCCACCAATAACTTTATGATTATTGGCATCAACATTTTTTAATGTTTCATACTCAAAACCAAAATCACCAATTTGAACGGTGTATGGGTGACGATCTTTTTGACGCACAATTTTGTGATATGGTGCGTAATTACCGTGAACGTCACCGATGACTGTGATAGACATATTATTCCTGTAGGAGAAATTCGTTATTTATGGCTTTGAAACTAACTGATCCACACAAACTTCGAATCACTATTCCTTCACGTTCTTGATGCTGCTTCGCATTCTCAAAATGTTCACGATACTTTCCTTTTGCTTTTTCAAGCAACTGTTCCATGTTGTAATTAAATGAATCGCCCTTTTCCAGTATTGGAACAAAATTTAATTTAAGTTCTTTTGTAACATTTAAAGAATCTTCAAGCGATAATCTTTTTCGATTTGATGTGTCAACCACGTTAAAAACGTAATAATCAATAATGGGTAATCCAAGTTTATTTTGTTGAATTCCTGGACCCACACACTCTCCTTGAAGTGCCAAGTTGCCACCGATTGATCTCAAGCGTTCTTCTAGTTGGTATCGTTCGTTTATAATCCAAAAACTATGATTTGGCTTGTGCTTGTAACTATAGTTTCTTCCACAAACATGAAATTCATTGTCGGATGGATCAATAACAAAAGAACAACTTGTTCCATCTAATTTAAGACTAACATAATAAGGATGGCCAACAAGATTAGAAATTAAAGCAAGCCCCTCGTCAGTTTGAACTCTAACCTCATCTGTTTTTGCAATAGGCCAAACAAACTTTTTGGCATCACCTTGAATTTGAGCAGGGATTGGTGGCTCGTACTTTTCAACATTCAGCAAATCAGTTACGTCTGTGCCGACTTCTAGATGGTATAACTCAGGAAATAAACTCAAAGGTAAAGCAAGACCTTGGCTTAATTGCTGACGCAACTTAATACTTTTTAGCCTGAATTTATTCAGATCTTTTCTATAGCAACTTTTTCTTAAAAATTCAAATACTTCCATCTCTGGCAACAAACTATCAATTTCAAAATAAACACATTTATCATCATTTTGAAATTCACCTTTTTTACACACGCATTCCCAACCAAGAACACCGACACACTCAATTGCATCTGCGTTTGGTATGGGTCTAACAAATTTAATAGTTTGTATTGATGCTAATTTTCTCATGTTCTCTGACTCTACTCTGCGTCCTCAAATCCGTCGCATTTGCAGTCATCTACAGTGCAATCCTCGCCATAAGCGTGCTTACAGCACTTGTGCCCGCACTTGCACAGTTCCTCGCAGTCTGACGGATCACTCCAGTGACGGCAGAACGGACCGGAATCCCACTCTTGCCGATCTCCATCATCGTCAATTACGCTGTCATCACACATGGCTTTCCCTCACGAGTCAGAGAACAACGGCATTAACCGAAGTCCTCGATAAATTGTTTTTGAAATGGAAAATCAGCCGCTCGGACTCGGTTATGCCGGGCGTTATTTTTTAATTGGGCTAGTACAAAATTTGCACCTTGTGGCATTTATGTGTATCAGACTCAAACACCGATTGCATTGTTTTAAATCACAACCTTCATCTTGTTTTTTTATAGATCCCAAAATTTTTACATAAATGACATAAAGAACAATAGATGTTAATAAAAAATCTACAAAGGTTCCTAAAAGTTTTCCTAATTCAAAATTTAAACCACTGACAGGAGAAAAAACAATTGTTCTCCAATTTTCTCCTGTTTGAATGGTTAAAAAATTAACTACCGGCATGATCAGAAAACTGCTGATTCCACCAACAACATTATTAAAAGAGTTACCTAGAATGAAACCTATAGCCAATTTGAACATATCGTCTTTAAAAGCAAATTGCTTATAACGATTTAGTTCTTCTTTTGGTAAAAGATTTTTTTCCATAGCAACTATTCGGATGTTTTAAAAGGCAAATCTGGCCTGACTCTAGTTGGTCTAAACCATTTGATTTTTACCTTGTTTTTTCCTTCACCATAACGAACAGCATGAGGATGACCACCACGTAAGTGACTAAAACTTAATTGTTTTCCGCTGCTGTCGTATTGTTTGTGCTGTTCAGATTCATTCTCTGATACGAACATCTCTGATGTTCCAATATTGTAACCATTTTTACCTCGTCTTTTTGCACGCTCAACAATAGTTTGAATTGCCGCCGCATCTCCACGTTGCGAGGCATCTTTGAAACTTTGTTTATCAGCACTCAAAATATCGGGAACAACCAAATCATCTTCAGGACAGTTCGCCAAAAAACCAGCAGAAACAATCACACGAATCAAGTTCGACAAACGATCACCCATAGTGACCATAACAGCCTGTTCACCAGCAGAGGCTTGCTCCACAGTAGATTGTATTGCCTCTGAAACACTCTGACCATGTTTACAATTTATGCAAATTAAGTTACACAAACTTCTATCAACACCACGATCTTTAACTCTAAAGCCTTCATCAACACACATTATCATGAAATCATCAACGTCTTTATAATATCCATCGGAAGCCAAGTCTATAATGGCTTTTACATTATCATTTAGGGATGGCATATTAATTGATCGAAGAAACTCTGTAGTAGTTTTCTTTATGTTTTCAGCAACGTGTTTTGATCTATCATTCTTTATTTTACCAAACAAAACTGATCTACAATAAATTGGCGAATGACGAACCTCTTCTGCTGAAACCACATGAAATCCATTGTTTGTTATAAAACGATCAGGGACGTTCTCAGCAAATCTGAAAACCACCGCTTCTAAGCCCGCTGGAACTTCTATTAAGTTTGCTGGTATCTTATCCAAGTTAGTGTTGCAAAGAGATCTAACCATTTGTGGGTGAATGTTGTAGTAAGGCTTACCAGCATTGATCCAAACATTTTCCCCCATCAAGCGAATCATTCTCCGCCAGCGATTTGACTCTTTGTTGAATGGAGTAGATAGAATGTTCTCCATCTCAATATTTTTAATTTGAGCATCCGTTAGATTGCGAACTCTTTTTCTATCTTGCCGATGAATCCGACGATGTTCATCAATCATCGTTTGCCATTGATAGTATTCCATTTTGTCCTCAAAAATAAACTTTTACTTGTAAACCTTTTTCAATTAAACAATCAAACAATAGATTTTCGATAAACTGCCAATTAACTTCTTGTTCAAAACTACCACTATTAATTTTAACTTCTACTTTTAACAAATTGAAATTATTTTTAACACAAAAAGAAACCAACAAATCCATGCAGCGAGAAAAAGAATTATACCTAAGAGATCTAACTCCGCCCAATCCTTTCTTGCAAAGCATGTTAGCAACAAAAAAATCAAATCCATTATGATTACATTTTAAAAATTGAGTTTGACCAAGAACAAAATTTTTGCAAAACCAAACATTATCTTGTTTCCAAAAACCTTTTTTATACCAATCTAAATAATGTTTTTTTGCTTCTTCTGATTGAAACGTAGGAACAAATATTCCACTATCGCTCAAAAAATTTGGAATAAAAACAATATTATTTGAGTCCAAATCTTTTAGATCAAGATTTTTTTTCAAATAAATTATTTTTTTAATATCAACCATTGACTTTGCGAATCGACCTTTGATCTTCTTGAAAAGATCCATCTAAAAGTCTATCGCCACCAGTAAGGAACGCTTTAACTTTTCTTGGATCTGCAACTTTCAATTCACGAGCAATATCCAAACAAGGAGTTACCCACTTTTTATTTCCACCTTTAAGATCAATTTCTTTTTCTAAAATCTTTCGAAGCGTACTTTCGGCAGGTCGGGGAAATTGAATTTCATTTACACAGCGACTAGACAATGCGCCGGGTTCGCCGCTACCGGTTCCCATCATATTGTCAAAAGCACGCTTGTTGTTGGCGGTGCAGAAAAACAATATTTGTATTTCACGCACCTGTGTTTGACGAAAGTTTACCTTGCGAAGTTCTCCACGATCATCCAAAGCACCCAACCAAATTTTAAGACCATCTTCAGGCGCCTTTTCTGCCTCTTCAAGAAAAACAAGTCTCGGGTATTGCTTCAACTCATTAAAAAACAATTTTTCAATGCCAGCCTTGGTTGTAGTTGTTGCATCCAAATGCAACACCGAGCCGGGACCAAAAAGTTTTTCCACGGCACGAAGAGTGCTAGTCTTTCCACACCCAGGCTCACCATACAAAACAGAGTGGTATCTGCTGGCACCATTTGTATCAACCGCACGCTTGATAGCAGAAAGCACAGTTCTGATTTGAGGACCAAGATCATACAAGTCACAAAAAGCCGGATGACCAGCCAGTGCTTCGTCTCCTTCCAGCAACTCTTCGGGAAATTTCAGATCTTGCCAATCTAAAACTTTGTCCGAAACACAGGCAGCAACAGTACTCACACCTTCAACCGAACCATTGTTTTCTTCAACGTCTGGTTCTGCATCTGTTTCGTTGTTGTCGGTGATCGTCCAAGGGCTATCTTGGAATTTTGAATTTTTACCTGTTTGGGCCAACATGGCTTTAATGTCTTGCCACTGCTTAAATTCGATTTCTCCACCAATTCCTTTACCGCTGGTTTTTTCAAAAATCACATCACAAGAATATCTCCAACCAGCGGGAGTGGACTCTGGGCCGTTAACATTTTCGCACTCAAAAGTCCAACACCTACCACGACTGCCGTTCATGGCTCTTTGGATCAAAAAATCCACTTGGGCTTGAATCTTTTCTGGTCGAATGCGCTTAGAAATTGTGCGTGACAAACTAACTGGGTATTTCATAAACTTCCTTTTAGATGGGGGTGCGTCCTGCTAGATAGTATCAATTATAATCTTGGGTGCGTGACCATAAAGATCACGCACCCAAGATGTTATTCTACAAAGAAGATTTTGAAAATCAAGCAGCGTCAGGGAATAACTTGCGAACCTTTACGGCTTTTTTCAAAATGGCTGATAAACGATCTATTTCCACATTCAAAGACTTGATCTTGGCTTTGATCGCATCAGACCCACCAGACTCTAAGAGAAGTTTCATTATTTCTAAAGCTTCTTTGCTCTTTAAAGTTTGATGTTTCTTTTTCACAACAACACTCGAAATGCTCGTCTTGTTCACAGTTCGATACCAATTGTGCTTTGTAACATCAAAGATATTTCTTTCATTACAAAAGGCACGATGAACTGCATCTTCTTTCATCAATGAATCCAACTCCAAGTTTGATAATCCTAATGTTTTTGCAAACTTCTTGTAGTATTCAACAACTTCTTCTTCCTTTTTTGGAAAAGAACCTTTTCTCTTATCTTCAAACAATTTGTAGTTATCAGACTTGTCTTCTGGTTCTTTTGCTAATTTGAATCCCATTTTAGATAAAATGGGACGAGCATCAGCGTAGGTGATGTTGAAGTTATGTTCTTCACAAATCTTTCGAATTGCTTGAGTGAATTCACTTGCCTTACGAGACATTGCTGCTTCTCCTGTTCAGAATTACCATCTTTGGTTTTGATTAAGTTTCTTAAACTTTTTCGGAGCCACGCCATTAATCTTTGCTATCGCAATTTCCGCCCTGTCAATTGGAATGTTTTCTGGAGCGTCGATTCCAATCCTTGCTCTGTCGCCATTAATGCACACTAAAGTGATGGTGACACTGTTGCCAATCCGTATCTGTTCGCCTTCTTTTCTGGTTAAAACAAGCATCGGTTATTCCTCGATTCCATTCTTAAAAAGTAAAAACTCGGGGCAACCTCGCCCTCAAATCAATCTTTGCAGAGAAAAACTAAAAGTCAAGAAAATTTTTAAAGAAGCCGTCAATAGCAATACCGAAATTTTTTTTTATCGTTAACAAAACGCTTTAAATGGCTTGAAATCAATGGTTTAAGCAAAAAAATCTAAAATTTTTAAACCAAAAAATTTTAAGAATCTTGAAAAACAGGCTGCTTTTGCTTCAATTTTTTTAGAATCAGATCCGGGTTGGCTAAAAATTCTTCTCTTAAATTCTTTTCCGTCTGATTCTGTCCGTGTTTCTTTCGAACATCAAATAGAACTGATTTAAAATCTTCTTGTTGAATTGATAATGCAAATTCTTTTTGAGATTCTGTATCCTTATTTTCTTGCCAAACTTTTAAAGTTTTGGCATAGAAATTGTCTACTTGATTTTTAATTGAAAAATATTGATCTTTTACTTCTTCGAAATAAGTAAACAATTCATCTGCTTCGTTTTTAAGAACAAATGGAAGTAAATGTTTGGGATGAAATAAATTATCTCCTTCACCTTTGATTTTGTGCAAAGAAAGATAACTTGGATTTTTAATCTTCCATCTGTTTTTGTTTTTGTCACAAATCACAAAACCTTCAAAAGTTTTGTCTTCTACAGATTTTTCTTCTAAAAATTTTTGAATTTGTTGAATGCTTTTAAATTGATAAAGATCAAGGTTTTGAAAAATTTTAACATTAGAAACATCTACATTTTCTAATGTTAGTTCTTCATGTTTTTCAAAAACAGTCAGAAGATAGACTTGTGGTTTTTTGTAATATCTTACAACTTTATTCCAAGGACTAACAAATTCACAGATGTAGGTTAATTTAGGATCTAATATAGAATTTAGATCTTTTAAATCATTTATTCCCAAGCCCTTGCAAACAGCCTGTCTCCAAGTGAAAGATTGATTTTGCATCAAATCTGTCGCAAAAGAACCTTTGGTGTTTACGTGCCACTCATTGTTAAAAAAATAAATGATTACTAAAGATCCATCTTCTTTTGATTGAACAACAAAATCATTAAAGTCGAAGAAATCCATCTCTTCAGGAACTTCTCCCCAATTAAAAAATCTGGGAAAAGAACGAGCAACCAAAGACCAATCACTACAATTTAAAACAAGACCTCTACACTCTCGGACAATAGGATTTTTTTTAGGTGAATTAATTTGATCATAATTCAAAATAACCAACGGAAGATCTGAGTGAAAATTAGTTTTTATATAAAATTCATTACTCAAATCATCGCAAGTTTTGCCTGACAGCAAATACTTTTGAACACACAGGGCGTCATCTTTTTGGTTGAACATTTGTGTAATTAAAATCTATATTCTTTGGCTTACAAGATTTGCACTTGAATCTTCTTGTGGCAACTTGTTGCTTTGCAAGACCGCAATTCCAACATGGCTCAAAAGAATTTACCTCCACCGCACCGCACCTAGGACAATCGCCTTGATTTTGAGACGATTCATATTTGTAATAGCCTTGTTCTGGTTGGGTAAAATTATCAACACTACAAGAACCGTTAACTACACAACTATTGCCCCTATTCATGGCATTGCCATAAAACCTCTGTTCCATGATTCTTTGAGCCCTGTCTAATCTTTTGTTATCAAAACCAAGCAGCGTCATAATTGCACGGGAGGCACCTTCGTTAGCAATCAAAAATGCTCTAAATGCAAAAGCATACACCGACGTTGCAAACACTGTTTCCCAAGCGTTAAAAAAATATTGCCCCGTAAGAGTTTTTGAAATTGGCATCAAAGGCAACAATATCAAATATGTAGTAACCCACCAAAAACCAAAAGTAGGCAACATACGAAAAATTTCGTTGCGTCGAATGTACCAATCTCTTAAAAAACTCAAAACCAACATAACGATGGCAAAATTAGTAGCAAACTCAGGGCTTGATACTTTAACCTTGACCATCGAAACCGCAGAGACAACGATGCAGATTTTGGTAACTAATTCAAGAAACATTTTTAGTAACTTTCCATTTCGGAGTATTCAATTCTACAAGTACCAAGAGAACCGGCAACTGGACCATTCCCATTTTTTGGTGAGTCAATCAGTAGTTTTGTTGCTTTAAAAAGCCACATCTTTAAATCACGCAAAGGAATTTCCTGATCAGAAAAAACTTCTATGTAAATAGGCGCTTTATATCTTTTAACAACTTTGTTTTCATGTTGAAGCACCAGCAACCGATTCATATCAACGAGTGCTTTGTTTGAATCGGCATACATCAATGCGTTTTTATCATCTTTTTGCTCGGTCCAACCATCCCCCGTCCAATAACGAAGATATTGATCGGCTATGTAGAAACGAGGATACTCCGGTGTCCCCTGTGAAATCATCGACAAAACAATCGGCTGTTTTTCTGGTGTGTTCATTTTTATTCTCCGACGCACTAGTTGGTATTAACTAAGACCTAAACTTCTTTCTGAACCCAAACTTTTTTCCACGTACTCTCTGACAGTCTTGTATTCTGGACTAAACATATTAAAAAATTGATGAATGAAATAAATTACTCCGGAGATTGTTAGAAATTGTTGCTTGTTTTTAAACGACAATCGCACCTTGCTAATCCATTCGTCTATCTTCTCAGGTTCTGTGCTATCGAGTTTATGAGGACAACTTCCTGCTGGTGCAATTATTGTTGATTTACAGCCGACCATTAAAGAAGCAAACTCAGGGCTAAATGTAAGTTTTTCTTGAGATTGTAAGTTTGCTGCTTGTAGTGCTGATCTAATTGATTGAGATAACGCATCCTTTTTAGAAATTTTTGCTTGCTTAAAATCAAAACCACAAACACATTTTGGAACTATTGCACCAACAAACTTTCTACAATCGGGACACTCTTTTTTGCCTCTTCCCCCGGTTGAGAAGGTGGAAATTTCGGCCTTAAAATTTGTCTTTGCTGCAAATTCAGATCCGCAAGCACAAATTTTTGTTACTGCGGCAACATATTTGTAGCACTTTGAACATTGTTTTTTGCCTCTTCCACCTTCGTAATACGTCTTAACTTCGCTTTTTAAAGATTCCATGTGATAACTCCACTTGTTGGGGTTTGAGTGAAGTCATCATTCTAATCGAATTGAAAATCTTTAACAACATTGTTTTCAACGCCGAGATTCAAAAAACTCTGCGGTAACTTTTGAACCCTTGTGTTCTATATTCATTTTATCGAGTAACGATATTCCGGCATTGGTGATACAAAGACCCTTACCAGAAACACTGATTACAAAAGGACCGCCTGCCGAGTATTGCATCAATGCTGGCAGTTCGTACTTTTTAATTTGAGCCAACCTGCAACGAGCAATGTCAGCAAGACGATTTTCGGCAATTGGTCGCTGCCCAAGAGCAGACAGAATAACCATTTGCTTTTTGGTCAAACCAAAGTTGTTCATGCCAATATCGTTCGCCACAACATCGCAACACTCACGCCAAGAACAACTTGGCATATACATCTTGTGTTGAACAACCTTTGTACCAAAGCCATGAATTGCCAAACGAGGAACCTTTTGATATTTTGCAATCAATGCACAAATATCGTCGGGTGGAGCGTAAGGTAATTCTCCGGTTTTAACTTTGTTGGTCAAACCGTGCTTTACAATTTGAACCAATTCGTCACCCTCGGCAGGATGCCATTCGATAGCAGTGCTGAGACGGCTTTCAAAAGCATCAAAAAGATCGCCACGCTCCGTGGTGGCTGCGATCCAACAAACCTCCCAGCAATCAACACGAAAAGTTGAACCATTTTTGCCAGGAGTTCTCACAACCATCATCGCATCATTTGGCTCCATCGCATTCAATAAAGATCCCTTTGTCATAGAATCTTTTAGTTCATGCGCTTCATCAAAAAACACAATGCATGGTGGCAAATAAAAGTCCCGATCCTTATGGTGTTCTTGAACCAAAGGAGTTCCGAACTTTTCCAAAGTTTCAGAGATTTGCTGAAACAACATAAAGTTGTTATCCAGCGAACTGCTTTGCACAAAAACAAAAGGAATGCCAATTGTTTCAGCAAACTTTTTCACAACAAAAGTTTTACCCTGACCTGGGGGGCTATAGATTCCAAAATTACAACCCCTACAGGTGTGGTTGTGATAACAATATGAGGAGAAAGCAAATCTGCGTAAAATCCTCATATTGCCTTCATTGGCTGGGCTTACAACTATGTCGTTTAACGGACACTTAGAGTTATTTTGAGCAAGCATTGTGCGAATCTGGTCAGCATTTGGCTTGGGAGGCTGAATGCCTTTTTGTGCCAAACTCTGGTCTTCCGTCCAATCAAAAAAAGCTTTTTGTTGTTGCGTCTTCATTTTTACTCCTTGTGTCTCTTTAGTTGGTATCAAACTAGGCAGCGGCTCGTTGCTTGTTACGATAGGTTTTGCGAATTTTTTCACAAGCACGAATAAAAATTTGGGAGAGCCTTTGTTTTGTGTATAACTTTCCCGTGTTTGGATTTATAACAGTTTCCGCCATTCTGGCTATGTGACCACGATTACCATTGATGCAATTGTCCACCAAATTTCTTTCAAGATCGCTAAGTTGAGTTTCTTCTATGGCCTTCCACATCAAGAGTCTTTCATCGCCATCTTGAAAAGACCTTGACTCGCCCAAAAGCGAGGACTGAACTTTCTGAATTGTTCCAAACACAGATTCGTCTGTTGAGGATAATTTTGAAACAGCCTTCTCAACAGTAATTCCTTGACTTTGAAGATCGAACACCTGTTGTTTGATCTCATCAATATGATACTCTACAACATCCTGTCTTTCTTGGGATCTGTTGTAATTAATGATATTGTTCTTGATTAACCAAAAGCAATATGTGGAGAACTTACTTTTTCCGTTATACAAATACATCGCATCATAAATTGCACAACAGGCTTCTTGGAGATAGTCGCTATAAGAAACTCCTCTTCTTTTGCTTCGATAACTTGGAGTTAAACCCATTTTCTTGACCATTTTGATATAGCCAGCAATGATTCTTTGTTCGTTGGCAATCATCCACTCCATAAGTTCTTTCGCTTCGCCACAAAGATCGATCAAACCTTTTTTGTAATCATTTCTAAGTTTTTTAACATTCGGAAACCCATACTTTTCTTTCGCTACAGATTCGAAGCAAAAGAAAGCCTCTTTCATTTTGTTTTCAATTTCAGTTTTTTCTTCTTTAGATAACTTTGTGGGCGCATAATGCTCAAAAGTATTCATGTTTTCTTTCTTTGAAAAATGAAAAAGAATTATTTAACAAACTTCAAAAACCAATCAAAATCTCTCAAAACCTCTGCCTTTAGTCTGGCACCTAGTTTTGTACAAGCCTTATAATAATCTTCCGATAAGTGATTAGACTCAAACTCATGAGCAAGTTCGTGTAAAATTAAATCATCAACGCTTTCATTAACTCCTGTTGAAAACCATTTTTTGCCTAGAGCGTGAATGTTGTAATCAAAATAACTAGTTGACAACAAATGCCCTCTGGCAAAACACGCACTCCAGGGCTTGTAAGCGTATCGTGAACAATTAACGAATCTCACATCTACTTTCTTGCCCAGCAATCTTTTTGCAACTTCTGTTGTATATTCGTGGATCAAACACATTCCGTCTGTCCATTTATCTTTTTCGATGACCTCAACAGGCGTTGCATTTGGATCATCGCTATACGCACCCTTGCCAGCCAAGGGAAAAGCATCACTACTAGAAACCAGGGTTCCTGCTGAGTAAAGATTTTTTCTTTGACCGGAACTTAATCCCCTAGGTGGTATTAAAGTATAGCCATGAGCCACAGCCTCGGCATTTGCTTCTTGGTTGGTTGGATCAAAAGCAACTGATTTCTCGCCGTATCTCTTTACACGAAAAGTTTCTACAGCATCCGGTAGGCAATTTTTATCATCTGCTGCTTCGTTGACCCAAGAAGAAGTAACGTCATTTTCTTCAATTTTTTCATGCATATTGTTGAAAACAACAACACGCAAGTTTCTTAGGTAAGAAGGAGTGACGTTATCCCTATCAACATTCAAAGGAACTTTTTGCAAAACATTATAGTGCCACTTGTCTCCGGTTTCCACCACCGGAATTCCCATTTCATACAAGTACGGCTCTTCTCCCGGCAATGCTTCATAAATTTGAAGTTCTGTCTGGCGTATTGATTTTCTAAGAATGCCATCCTCGCCAGCGATTTCTGTGGGTAGTTTTTCAACAAATTTAGTGAGCGGGACACGAGATTGAATTATTTCTCCATTAACCGTCAAAGTCAATCCTGGCCTAACAATAATTTTTCTCATGTAATCAATAAATTGATCATAACGCTCTTGATTACACTCAATCAAAGCCCAAAATTCAGTTCCGACTTCTCTCTTCCTGCGAGTATATTCTTTTCTACCTTCTTGATTAAACTCTACAAGACCTTTGGTTGTGTGAATTTTGGCTTCTTTGCAAAAAGCAAGAACCATTTTCTCGCCAACATTAAATCTTCCAGCCTTAGTAGGATCACTCTTTTTCAAGGAAGGAGCAAAAACAGTCCAGGCGTGGGCCAAATCAGGAAAGCCATTAGGATCATTATCTTCAACGCTCAACTCAGCCAGTGGACGACCAGCGAGTTTATTCAGAGTGATAACGCAAGAGGTTGCGTTAGTGTCCATCACGTTCTGATAGAGTTCTCCTCCTACAATGCCGAATCCACGGCGTTCAACTAAACGTTCCGCAATTTGACGCAATCCATCCTTATGGGCACTAAACCACTCAGACATCTTCGGTTTCTCCGGTTGGTGGGGTACGCCGCTCTAGTTGGTATCAAAAAAATTATGGGCGGGCTATGGGGCTGTGTATTTTTGGGCCACCAATACATTATACGCACTATGTCAAGTGGTTTTTTGTACAGTTAGGATTTTATGGGTTTTTTGTGGTTTCTTTTTGAGACTTACTTTCTTTCCTTGAGACTCAAAATAACCCACAACAGATAGAATAATTTTGGAAACAACTATCTTATTGCAGTCGCTTAAATCAATAATATTTGATTTGTTTTTCAAAAATACCTTTTTTGTTAGAATTATTTATCTATAATTAATAATTTTTTTATGAGACCTTTAGCAAAGTGGACAATTGGAAAAACAAGCAAAGACGGATATGAATGTTTGATAGAATCAATCAATTCATTTTTAAAGTATTACCAAGCCGATGTGTTTATTTGCTATAATTGTGAATTAGATCAACTTCCACAACAAGTGAAAAAATTTAATTTAGTAGAACAACAAAAAAAAATCAATGGAATGCCAGAAGCAACGGGTGTTGCTTGGAAACTATACCCACCAAGATTAGATTCAAAAAGACACGAAATATCAATAGACAATGACATAATTCTGACTGACAGGATAGAGCAAATAGATGATTTTCTTGAAAAAGATAATTTCACTTTGTTGTTAGAAGATTTAGGGAGAACTTACGGGAGATTTGAAAATCATGTTCCTCCAAAATTTTGTATAAACAGTGGGGTTTATGGTATGCCTCCAAATTTCGATTTCGAAAAATACATAAAATTTTACGTTGGGGAAAAATGGGAAAAAAATGCGCTATATGAGCATGACAAAAATGAAACTTTTGACGAACAAGGATTAGTCGCTCTTGCACTTTTGGATAATAAGAATTATATTATAATACCTAAAGAATCAATAACAAATTGCGAATATACATTGTGCGAAGGAAAAGGTTATCATTTCATAGGCTTAAACAGAACAAAGAATCATGAAGCTTTTAACATTTTTAAAAACAAAAAGAGAAAAATTCATTTATGAAAGAACGTGTGTCTATAATCTTGGGTAAAAAAAATGTAATGTTGGTTGCACCCCATGGTGCAGATGACACCAACACAGACATTATTGCTGAACAAGCCGCAAAAGAACTAAATTGTTATGCCGTTATAAATAGGGGCTTTGAAAGATCAGAGTTGGTTGATGTCAACAACGATAAAGCGAACTGCAATAGAATTGATCACTGCAAACAAGACGTAGTTTACGAAGAGTTTCTTAGGCCAATAATTAAATTAAAAAATAAAATTGTTCATAAATGGCACAAAATAAGTGAATTAAATATTTTTTATATTCATGGGTGTGGTGACATAGTTCACAAAAGAGCCGGTGAAGAAGTTGCTATGGTGGTAGGTTATGGATTGGGGATAAAAAAAGATAGTCTCACTTGTCAATTATGGAGGAAAAATTTATTTTGTGATTGTTTTGAAAATGTTGTTAAAAAAAGTGTATTTGAAGGAAAGGGTGGTGGCAAATATGCCGGTAGAGATACAAACAACTTAAATCAATATTTTAGAAAACATAGCAATGATGCCATGGTTCAATCAATGCAACTAGAAATACCTTATAAATTTAGAAAAAATAAGGAAGAAGCATCAAACATGGGTACTGTGCTGGCTTTTGTGATATCAAATTACTTAAAATACAACCACTATGATGATCAAAAATCAAGATTTAAGTTTTTGTAAAAATTAATTTTTTGGAACCATATTTTCTCTTGTTTTATTTAATAAATCACGAAGTTCTTTTTTGGAAAGTTTATCGTCATTTTTATAAATTTTTCTTAATTCCTTGACTTTTTCATAACTTAAATCGTAATCAGCCTTTAAATTATTACAAATAGCACAGCAAGTTTGAAAGTTAGACAGGTCGTTGGTTCCGCCTTTGGATTTGGCAATTATGTGATCTTTTGTCATCAAGACAAGTCTCCCATTTTCTTCAGCGTAAAAATTAAAGTGAGGACACATATCGCCTGGATTAATGTCTAATATCATATATTTGCCTTGTAAACCACAAGACACACAACTTTTGTTAGATTTGAAAACGTGATAACGACTTGAATTCATTCGAACAAAATAACTTTTTTCTCCAACAATAAATTCTTTTTTCTCATCTTCTTGTGTGACTAAAGAAAAAATTTCATCCGGGTCATATTTTTGTACGTGAATTAACTTTTTGCGATCTTTCATTTTGACAAGATCTACTTGTATAGAAAAATCTTCAAAATCTTGACCATGAGGGTCAGTGTCTATGATCTCATCTATTTGAGATTTAACTTTTTTTAAACAATTTTGATAAGATTCAAGAGAATCAAATTTCCATGAGATTGTTATAACTGGCTTCCAACAAGGCATCTATTACCACCAAATACTAAACAATATATTTAGTATTTGGTGGTTAAAACAAACATTTATCAATAATATTTTTTATTGAAAAACGACCTCGCCCATATTTTTTTTGTAATTCTAAATGAATATTACCTTTTTTATATCCTTCTTCTAACATCGAAAGATAATCTTTTTTTATAGAATCAATTTCTTCTTTTGATATTTTTTTCCCTTGATTTAAAGGTTTTAAATTTTCAACCTTTTTTAATTTCTTCAAATCACAACCGTATTCAACCGTTTCTAACTTGGGCATATTGAGTTCATAAGAGTTTTTATTAATCTCATATCCAGTCACCTTTCTGCCAAGTTTTTTTGCCACAAAAGCCGTGGTGAAGTTGCCCATAAAGAAATCACAAACAAGATCATTTTCATTTGAAGAATACAATATTAATTTTCTAATCACCTCTTCAGGTAACTTATTTTGATTTTTTTTCTCTCCAAAAGCATATTCACGATTTACAAAAAACACATCCTCTAAATCTTGATATAATAAAGATCCGTTCTTATCGTCTTTCTCTTGAGAGCCAAATCTACAGAAGGTGTTAAATTTAACTTGAGATTTTTTAGACTTCTTATAATAAAGAACATGATAATGAGATGTCACAAATTTTTTATTTGTGTAAACCCCAAAATTATATTTCCATATTAAATGGTTAATCTCAAAAAGATTCAACTTATGAGCAGCGTTTAGAAGATGTCGAAGATTGGTGTGTCCCATGAAAACGTACATGGAACCATTTGATTTCAAAACACGACACGCCTCTGATAGCCAATCAAAGGTCCATTTTTCATAATCTTCGGGTGCCTCTCTATATCCGTCGATTACATTATTTTCGTCTCGTTTATAATGCTTATCAAACGTAGACTCACCCAAACCAAAGGGGGGATCAAAAATTCCCAAATCAACGGATTCGCTTGCGATTCTCTTGTCAATATCAATACAATCGCCTTGAAATATATTTACATTTTTCATTTAGTCTTGTTTTTATCTAAAGCCCCCGCACTATCCGATAGAAACTTTTGAAAATGATCCCAAACCCCAAGATCTTTTATGAAATATTCGGCTAGTTCAAGTTTCTTTTCTAAGTTTGATTTTTCTAAATTCTTTTTGACAATTGCCTTTGCTGATTCTTTCGTGTTTATTTGATTCGCAACATCACTATTTTCGCCCATGTCAAAAAGTTGACCGCTCGTAAGTTTGCTGCGAACCATTAGCAGTTTGGCTTTAAGAAATATTGCCTTTTCTTGCCTCATAGCTCTTCCAGCTAAAATATCTTTTTCTCTTGAACGAAAAACTTCTTTTATTTGATTCATAACATCAAAAGCCTCTGAGTCTTCTGGTGGCATGGGTGCATTTTTTATCATTTGTAACACATGAAAATCATGGTTGCCCATCATTTCCCAGTCGCCCATAGCCTCTATCAAAGTTTCAATATCGTAAATGTTAAATTTAGATGTTAAAGCGTCCATAATTTTTATTTTTCCTTGTTAAAAAGATCCAAAGCAACGTTCAATTTGCATGTTTTGATGTTGAATTCCTAAACTTTCAGCAAAGTCTTGTAAGTCATAGGAGTGATTTAATCCTCTTTGTTGACGATAAACTTTTTTAACCGCCAAGCGAAAGTCTTCTAAATCCACGCCGGTAGTTGTGTTGTTTTCAATATCTCTATGCAACGCATTCATTTTAGCGATTTCTAAAATATTCGACAACATGGCTCCGTTAACACAATTTCCAAGTGTAAAATCATGTTCATTGTTAACTCTATACAAGATATGATTTTTAGAAAAAACGTCGGCTGTTGTTATGGTCAGGATCGCTTCTTTCTCTTCTTCTTTGGAAAAAGGAACTTCAACGGAGTGAATTTTTAATATATCAATTGATGTAATCTCGTTTGGTCTATCAATTTTGATATGACGGCTAATTCTTCCCGGACGAGTAATAGCGGGGTCCAACACATCGGCACGATTAGTCATCAAAACGACAATTGGATTCTCTTTTGTTTGAACGCTATCAATGCCGTCCATTTCTCCTAAAAACATTGGCACTATAGTATCGGCTATGTCGCTACTTCTGCGTGTGCCACGCTGAGGCATAATTGCATCCGCTTCATCAATTGCAAGAATAGCCTTATAGCCATGTTCACGATAATGCCTTCTGCCACGTTCAAACAATTCACGAATTTCTCTTTCGGTATTGCCGACCCATTTATCTAAAATTTCTGGTGATTTCACATAAATGTACGCTGAGTCTATTGCTTGTTTTCCGTGAGTTTTTGCAATCGAATGAGCACAAACTCTTGCGAGAAGAGTCTTACCACAACCTGGAGGACCGTATAATAATACTCCTCGCAAACCTTCCATGTTGTAATGCTTAAAGAGATCAGGATAAAGAAAAGGAAACTCTAAAGCACTCTTTAATTCTTGTTTTGCAACTTCTAACCCACCAACATCGTCCCAACTCACATTCAAATCTTCTGAAATTTTATATTTAGAATGATTTTCTTTTTCGAGTTTTTTTGTAACAGAAAAGAGATTATAGTCGGTTAGGACTCTATCGCCCTCTTCTAAAGTAAAGTTTTTAGGATTGAAAACTAAAAATTTATCGCCCTTGTATAAAACTTCTATATTTTGATCTAAAACGGTTGACACAACGCAAATTGGACCAGCGGGCAAATCCTCTGCTTTATCAACTATGGCTTTGTTGTCAGGTTTTACTTTTACTGAGTCGCCTACGCAAAGATCTAAAAAAGGCAAGCCTTGTATCTCCCACGGCTTGCCATCAATTTGCACAACGGCATATGTTCCATCGGCTTTTTGTGTTAAACGAATTTGTGCAGGTTGGCCTTGTTTTGAACCTATAAAAAATCTTTCCTCTGTGTTGTCCAATAATCTAACTAAAACACTACCGTCCGGATCAACAACGCTATCCCAACTTGAAGAAAGAATAACTTTGCCACCTTTTTGAAAATGAGGACTATTTTCATCAACGACAATAATTTCATCATTATTTTTAAAACAAGCAGGGTCCACTAACTTGTGGACTTTAAGTAAATAGCCATAAACAAGAGGCTCGGACGATAATTTGGATATTATGTTATGTTGACGAACCAAATCCGATTTGCACTGTTCAATAATTTTTTTTAGTTCAGAAATTTCTTCATTGTGTTGTATGAGAAGCCTACTTGTTTTTCTTTGAACTTCTCTTTCAATGTGTGCCTGTACATCTTGTTGGTTTTCCATAAAATCTCCAAAAAAAAGCCCGATGATGTGAGGCTGGAGTTGAACCAGATCGTACACACCACCGGGCCGGAATATACCAAAATATAATATAATCAGCAAATCTGATTTTGATTTTAGTTTTTTGTTTGGTTTAGAAAAAACCAGATTTTTTAGGAGCAACAACAAAATATTTAAATAATGCTGGGCAAAACCAACACGTTAAACCTTCTTTTTTCCAGTGGTAAACATTTCCGTTTCTAAGTGGCTTTCGAAAATCAAGAACAAATTCACTAAATTCAAAATTTGAAAAATGTATTTGGATATTTTGATTTAATGATTTTTTTTTGGCAAGCCCTAGTTATGACCTGTGGCACACCATCGGTCAGGGGTTCTTTGACAAGTCCATTTTTTAAATCGTCAAAAAACCACAAACTTCCTTGAGTGTATGGCTTGATTGAAAAGCAAAATTTTTGCACGGTTCCCTCCGTTGCAAAAGATTGTTTGGGGGCAAAAAGCCCCCAAACAATTTAGGCTAAATATTTTTTATAGATCCAACAAAACAAAACGCCGCCAACTATTCCCATCAAAAAACCTGATGGCGAAATTGGGCTACCACCTGCGCCTATTAAATAATTGATTAATCCACCAACATAGCTGCCAGCTATACCTATTCCAATTGTTGGAAGAAAACCTTTTGCTTCATCTCCGGGATGAAATGCTTTTGCGATTAAGCCTACTAAAAGACCATAAAATAACCAACCAAGTATATAAAACATAAATCCTCCTTTAATTATGTCCTGCTTATATTTACTATTGTTAATCAAATAGTTGTCCGTCTGGTGACAAATTAATATCTATTGGTTTTAAATAATCTGGAAGGCTTTGATTATCATCTTTTTTTGTAACCTGTAGTTGAATAAGATTATTTTCAATATTAGAATCAAAATCCAAGTATAAATCACGCATAAAAATTGTATAAACTCCAAGTTTTTGAGAAATTTCTATAATTTTATTTTGAGCATCTTTAAATAAAAGAAAATTATTTTTGTTTACACAAATATCAAGACCACCATAAGTAGCATTAAATTCTAAGCAATTAACTCCGACTTCAGCAGCAATCTCTACCATGCCAACAACTTCATCTAAATTAATGGTGTTTATAGTATTGTGAATATGCAAAAATTGATTGCAAGGATCTCTTTCTTTTGCGTAGAATTTGAGATTTTCAATTATTTTATTATACATGTCTACTTGTCTTATTTTTTTATAAGTTTCTGGAGTAGATGCATCTAAAGACCACACTATAGTTGAAAGAGGAAAGTCTAAAAACCTTTTTGATCTTTTTTCGCTCATAAGAGTTCCATTTGTTGTTGTTGAAATACGAATTTTTCTTTTATAAGTTTCAACACCGAGAATATTTATAATTTCAAAAATTCTATCTTTCCAAAAAGACTCAGCAATTCCTTGTATATGTAATGCTTTTAAATATCTTGTATATGGCTTTAATTTTTTACATATTTCATTTAAATAATCTTTTTGATGCTTGAATGAAGGCATATTTCTTTCGCACATTATACAAGCAGGATTTTTAGCGCTAGGATTTTCACCGCCAATATTGCAATGTTGTGTAGGAAGATCAATTTCAAACTCGATGGGATACGAACAAGCATTAAATTCAAAGTTTTTTTTGTCTGTGTCGTAAAAAAATGGACAAACATTGTTGGCACATAATCGATGAAGACGGCCTTTCTCGGTCTCTGATCTGATTTTTTTAGCCAAATCGCTAAACCAAATTTGCTCAAGAGATTTTTCTAATATATTGCCCAAACACTTTCTAGTTTGAAAACAACACATGGTAACATCGCCCTCTGGAGTAAACTTTAGTCTGGTGAAAGGATAAGAACAAAAAGACTCGATTGTGTGGGACGTTTTTAACATATTTTATTTATTATAACGTGCAATTAAAAAATAAACTCAAAATCATTTATAAAATATAAGATTTGTGAGGCAAAAATGAAATATGTAGGCTATCATATGGGTCACGATTCATCAATTGCAATAATTGATGAAAATGGAGATTTAGAATTTTATGCACAAAGTGAAAGATATGAACCAAGATTTAAATGCATGGCAAATAACATTGGACCAATTTTAGCCTCTTTCCCGCATCTTCTGGATATTAACGAAGAATATATTTTTACATCGACTTATGCACTTGAAGAATCTTTTACTGTGGATGGATACGATGAAACGTTGGTTAGACAATTAAAATCTAATCCTTTTGGTGGACATGGTAGAAATAGCTTGCATTTTGTTTTAGATCATCATTTAGCACATACTTTTGCATCTTGGCTTTATAGACCCAATGATAACGAAAGACTATTTATATCTTTTGACGGCTGTGGGCCAACGGCAGATTTTTCAAAACCTTTAAAATCTTCTTTGGTAGGATTAATAAATCAAAATGAATTCAAAAAATTTGACGAATCAATAGCAATTCCAACAAGTATACCCGTGTCTCACTTGCTTGGAGTCAACACACCTGGAAAAGCAATGGGACTGTCGGGTTTTATTCCAAACAAATTAGAATTTAACAAAGAAAACTTTTTAAAGTTAATAAATTCTACAATGAATTATTATAATTTTGATCCATGTTTTCCTCATTTTAATAACCCATCCCAATCAGATTTGGAATTCATATCAGGTTTTTATAAATTTATTATTGAAGAAATTTGGGAAAAATTAAAACAAAATATTGAAAAATACAAACAAAATCGTGGAATTGTATTAAGCGGAGGAACAGCACTCGCTTTAGAATTAAACACCAGGGTTACCAAATACACAGATGATGTGGTTTTTTGCCCACCAATAAATGATACCGGGTTGTGTTTGGGGGCGGCTGTCTTTGGTTATTTTCATGCGAATAAAAGTTGGCCCAATAAGATAAGCACGCCAGCAATTAATGATATTCATAAATCTTTGCCTCAAAAAGGCCCACAAGAGCCAAAAGAAATAGCAAAATTAATTGCGCAAGATAAAGTGGTGGGATTACTTCGTGGAAAAAGCGAGGCTGGGCCTCGTGCTTTGGGTTTTCGTTCAATTTTTGCATCGGCAACAAAATACGAAAATTTAAAAATAGTTTCTGAGACGATAAAAGGACGAGAGTTCTATAGGCCCGTTGCACCCATAGTAACAAATGAAGAGTTTAACAAATACTTTATTGGACCGAAGGGAGAATACATGCAGTATCGGTGTGAATGTACAAAAGAATGTCAAGAACATTTGCCTGCAATTGTGCATCGTGATCTATCTTCAAGGCCGCAAGTTGTTTACAAAGAAAAAGATCCTTGGTTACATGAAATTCTCACAGAGTATGGGAAAATTACAGGTCATCAATGTTTCATAAACACATCATTAAATAGAGCAGGAAAACCTATTTGTAATACTTATGAGCATGCTGTGAGCGATATGGATGGAAAAGAATTAGATTTAATCTCAATACCTGAACAAGCCAGTAAATTCTGTAAAAATTTCAATAGTAGAGTCTATTAAAAACTTATATTATAAAGTTTTTGTGAAAAACCTGCATCGAAAGGTCTGCAAATGTGAACTTTGAAATTCAACTGTTCGCCAATTTTTCTTGCCCGTTCCTCGGCTTCACTGAAAATTCGCCAATTCTTACTATTGATTACAAGAGTATTCAAATTTTGCAAATTACCAACATTATGGGTAAGAGTTAAATAAATTGCATCGACTTCAAGTTCCTTGGCCATTACCACCATGTCAGAGACTTCATTTACATTTAGTAGATTTATATTATTGTAAATAGAAAGTTGATGGTCGTCTCCTAGTTTGTTTAAATTTTTTCTAATTTTATTCCAGTTTTTAAGATTACTTATTACTTTATCAAAAACATTATTTTTTCTTATCTTAAGATAAGTTTCTTTGTTAGAGGCGTCAATTGAAAAACAAATAACACTTTTTCGAACATAATCAGAAAATTTTTCTGCGGATTTTTGGTCAAATACTGATCCATTCGTATTGGCCCAAAAAGAAATTTTATTATTATAATCTTTAAAAGACAACAAATCAAAAATTTCAAATATTTTGTTTTGCCAAAAAATTTCTGCCAATCCCATGACAGCCAAACTATTGATATGCGGTAAAATGGGTTTAATTTTTTCAACTATAATATTTGCATTATCTTTTATTAAGCCTAGAGATTGAGCGACCTCCGGATAGGATCTGGGACACATAATACATGTATTTTCAGGATCAGCTTTTTTACCTCCAAAATTACAATGAGAAGCATGAAGATCAAATTCTATTTCTGATGGGTATTCGTTATCGTTTATGTCGAATAACCGTGTTTTGTTTAAGTCTGCGTTGAAGAAAGGACACTCAGGTTTTTTACAATTATCATGTAGTTGATTTTTCAAAGTTGTTTCTCTAATTTCTTTTGCTTTTGAACCAAACCATATTTTATCCCAATCTTCTTCTAATATATTTCCCAATCTAAAATAAGATTGATGACAACACATAGAAACATCACCATTGTAGTGAATCTTCATTCTGGTCCAAGGAAGATTACAAAAAGATTTAATTATAGCCATAAGATTATATATAATTTATAAATTTGTTTATTGAGATTTTAATTATGACAAAAAAATATTTTGGTATAAATCCCTATAACCACGACCTCGGGGCAGTTGTTTTGAATGAAAATGGCGAACTAGAGTTCTATGCCGAAGTATCTCGGTTTAGTAAACAAAAGTATTACAATAACATTAATCCCATTTTAAAATTTTTACCAAAACCTCAAAAAAAAGACATCATTTGTCTTCCTTCTTTTTTTAATAACCCAAACCCAATAAATTATTGGATTAATCCAATAATAGCAACAAAGTGGTCGGATACGAGTATAGGCTCCCATCTGCCGAGTGATTATTTTCCAAATTTTTGCATAAACCATCATTTATGTCATATTTTGAGTTCTTGGTCATTTAGAGAAAATGATGACACAAGATTTTGTATGGCCTATGATGGGTCTGGATCAACAGCAAATGGGGAGACATCTTCTTGTTTGGGGGGATTTATTGGTGAAGATGGTTTTTCTTTAAAAGTTCTAGAACCAAAGATACCAACAAGCGGGATTGTTGGAAATTTGTTGGGAGGAGACACTGCTGGAAAAACAATGGGTCTCGTTGGGTTTTTAAATGAAGATTTAGGTTCATTTAAAAACAGTGAGGTTTCAAGTTTGATTTACTCAATTTTTGAAAAAGTTTGGCCCTTAGATGTTCCTAATTTCAATAAAAATAAAAATATTAGTAAAAATGACATGATATTATCGGCTAAATTATATAAATTATGGATGGATTTTACTTGGGAAAAAATTCTAATAAACTTACAAAATTTTACACCCAACAAAGAATTAGGCATAGTAGTTGGTGGCGGAACATGTTTGGCACTTGAATTAAATACAAATATATCAAATCTTACAAAAGACTTTGTTTTTGGACCGCCTGTGAATGATAGCGGATTGGCTTTAGGTGCAGCGTGCTATGGTTATTTTCTAGATAAAGGAAGATGGCCACCAGCTTTGAACACTCCTTCAATTATGTATCTTCAAGAGCCTTTGCCGAAAACTGGGGTTCAAGAGCCAAAAGAAATAGCAAAATTAATTGCGCAAGATAAAGTGGTCGGCTTACTTCGTGGAAAAGCTGAGTGCGGGCCTAGGGCTTTAGGATTTAGATCCATTTTGGCAAACGCTAGTAAATACCAAAATTTGAAACGTGTTTCACAAGATCTAAAAGGAAGAGAATATTATCGCCCACTTGCTCCGATGGTCACAGAAGAGAGTTTTGATCGATACTTTATTGGACCAAAGGGAGAATACATGCAATTCAAGTGTGAATGCACCCTTGCAGCACAAACCGAGTGTCCGGCCATAGTACACAAAGACAACAGCAGCAGACCTCAGGTTGTGAATAAAAATAAAGATCCTTGGTTACATGAATTACTTGTCGAATATGGAAAAATGACCGGGAGCGAGTGCTTAATAAATACAAGTTTAAATGGTCCGGGAAAACCTATATGTAACACCTATAACGATGCCCTGTCGGATTTTAAGGATAAGGAAATAGAATTAATTTCAATTCCTTTAGATGATTAATTAAGTAGACAATTAAATTGCTTGTTTGTCATTCTCATTATAGACGACATACAATAAGAAGGTAAGGGCATTTCGTGTCTAAATATTTTTTTGATCAAACGCTTGTTTAAAGATTTATTGATCAAATCATTTATCTCCTTAATCAATAAACATAAAATTCCTCTTTTATTGCCATTAAAAGCGGTAATAGCGTGTATAAATTTTATTTTTTTAAATATTAACTCAAAATTATCAAATTTACCGTAGTTTGCAAGAAAAATATGTTCTTGTGAAAATATAAAACTTTCATCAAAATCTAATTTTTTTATATTATTTATCTTTTTTTGTTTAAACAAATAATGCATACAAATTTCATCATGTAAACTCTTAGAAGGATAATATGGTATCACTTTGTGAAGTTCTTCATAAAAGTTTTCATTTTTTAAAGCTTCAACTATTGTCTCGTTCCAAATTTCAAGCACTTTTTGATTTTTTTCTAATTTATGATTAAAATAAAAAAATCCGGTGTTGTAAGGTAAGCAACAAAATTTATCAACGAGGTGATCTTCATACGATAAAGGCAAAATAGGTTTAACAAAAAAAATATCGGAGTCTACAAAAATTATATTATCCTCTTTTAAAAATTGAATATTTTTAGAAATATCTGATACCTTAGAACAGACTTTCCAATATCTTGGAGACGAGGTGTCAATACTTGTTTTGGTTTTTACAACTTGAAAATTTAACGCTTTTTGAAATTCAACCCAATCTTCTTTTGGTCTTTCAAAATCACTAACATCTAAAATCGTAATCGGAATTTTTTTATGAAAAGATCTAAGTGTGGCAATAGATAAGACCACGGGATTTCTTAAATCTTCATATGGTTTAATATTAATATTATCATTCCACCAATGATAAATGACATGTTTATTGTTTTCATTGCAAATATTTAACATAAATTTATTTAGAATTATTAAAATGCTTAAACATCAAGATCAAAACCCCAACTTTAAAAATAAAAAACACATAATCTACAGTTTTTGTGAAATGCCGTTTAGACACGTAAAAATAAACGTCACAGGCGATGTGACAATGTGTTGTTATCAAGAAAAATTTCTAGGCAATGTTTTTAAAGACAACATCATAGAAATATGGAACAATAGTATTTCAAAAGAAATAAGAAAAAAAACTTTAAATGGAGAGTTGCACAGTAACTGTCAAGAATGGGGAGGGTGTCCTTATCTAAATAAAAATTTAAAAGAAAACAATCAAAAAGTAGTTTTTTTAGAAAATCATCCAATATCTTTAGAGATAGATTTGCCGCCAACACATTGCAACATAGGCGGAGAAAATCCAAATGATAAAAATCAAGCTTGCATAATGTGCCCCAGAAATTTTGATGTTTTTCGAAAAAGCGAAAATTTCAAATTGAATAATACAAAAAAAATTATAGAATCAATAAAATGTATTGTCCCAAATTTAATTTTGTTTTCTGTTTTGGGTGTGGCCGAGCCTTTTTATAAGGACTTGATTTTTGAAATTTTTGAAGAAATAGAATTTAAAAAATATCAAAATAATATTAATTTTTGGACATATAGTAACGGTTCTATTTTTAATGAATTTTTACAAAAAAAATATCTAGAAATAGTAAAAAAATCATTTATTTATTTTTCAATAGATGCTGCCACAAAGGAAACTTATAAAGCAATCAGGAGGAGAGATTTTTTTGAAATAATTCAAAAAAATCTGAACTTATATAACAAAACAAAAGGAGAAAATCACCGAAGTATAATGTATAACAACATAAATACTTTAAACGTGAAAGAAATGGAAGACATGGTGGTCTTTGCTAAAGATAATAATTTTAATGAAATTCAATTTAATCCCACCCACGATTGTGGATCTTTAACTTCAGAAAAAACCATACAAGATATAATGGTAACTAAAGATAACATTTCCATTTTTTTAGAAAATTCTCAAAAAGCAAAAGCAAAAGAAATAAACATGCCCATTAAAATGGTGAGAGAATTTGAACAAGTAGTCGGTAGCGATTTGATACAATTAACTATATAGTCAACTGTATTAGTCGTTCGGTGTAGCCCAAATCTAAAGGACGCAAAAAGTTAACCGGCTGTCCTAGTTTCTTGCACTCTTCGATAATATCTTGTTGGGCTTTAGCAAATAAACCACAATTTTTTTCATTAACTAAAATTTTGTGATTAAATCCATTTGTTGGATTAAATTCAACGTGTTCTGCCCTTGCCTTGTGTGCAATTCGACACATCTCAACAACCTCATGCACGTTCATTATGTTAATATTATTGTGGATACGCAGAAACTGCTTCTCACGAACACGCTCTTGGTCAAAAGCGTACATATTTTCCAAAACTTTATCAAAACAATCAAATATTCTTATAGCCTTAAAAGTTTCTGGTGTAGCGGCATCTATTGAAAAATTTGTTATAGAGTTTGGGGCACGCCTAAGATACTGCTCACGTACATTTTGTTTTAGCAAAGTTCCATTAGTGGTGATGCTCAAAGTAATTTGTTCGGCGTGGTTGTCATATTCCAAAATATCCATAATCTCAAACAAAAAAAAGCCATCTTGTCTTGTTTGATAGAAAGGTTCTGCTATTCCCTGAATGTGTATCTGATAGAGATTAGGAACGATGTGTTTAATCTTTTCAAGAACTTCAAAAAGATGATTTTTCTCTGGACGAAAAACTGGACTTGAACGCTCGCACATCACGCATGCTGGTGAGTTTTCTGGGTGAGGTTTTAACCCACCAACATTACAATGAGTATTCGGTAGGTCTATTTCTAGAAAATTAGGATACTCGTTGTAGATAAAGTTCTGGATCGGGTATGGTTTTTTAAGAGGCAAATAAGGACAACCTGGGCATTGGCACTTTTTGTGCAAATTGCCCTTTAGGGTTTCGTGTCTTATTTCTTCGGCAATTTCTCCAAACCAAACCTCATCAAAAGTGTTTTCTAAAACATTGCCAATATAAGCATCTGCCTCTTCTTTAAGAGGATCAGGTCTCATAAAACAACAAAAAGAAGCGTTACCTTCGGATGTTATTCTTAGTCTATTAAATGGAAAAGCACAAAAAGCATCGCCCCACATGAAAAACCTTTCTACATTAATTAATAATATGTATTATTTCCACAAGCCATCTTCGATTTTAATTGCATTGTCTAGATTAGAATTAAATATGTAAGCATAGGCTTTGTTGCCATCTTGTAAAATTATTTCCTCACGACGAAAAAGACCTGTGTTCACACATTCGTAACGATCCAAGTCATTAAAAGCACGCTCTGGAATTTTATACAACTCTCCCTTAACGCCGCCTTTTGTTGTTGAATCAAAAACCATGCCGGGAAAACTTCCAACATCATACAAATGATAATCTTCATTTGTAGTTACTTCGCCTAAAAAAGCGGCTGGGGCATTTTTTAATATTCTGTGGGCGCTAAATCCCTTTTTCAAAGTGCCATAACAAAAAAAATCGGCCATTAAAATTCTCCAAACACAAATTAATAGTAGTAAATAAACTCAAAAACAAAGATTGTTTTTGTAAATGGGAGAAAAATGCAAGGACGCAAAGGAACTTCTCTTCTCGAATTGTTAACCACAACAACTATTGTGGCATCATTATTTGTTGCTATTGGTTATTATTCAAAAGACAAAAAAGAAAAAATAATATCTTTCTATAAAAATTATACTCAAAAAATTGAAAACATCGAAATTGAGTTAAACTTAGCGGATCACTCTACAACAATAGCACATCAAATTTTATCTAAAATTAAAAATCAAATAAATATTGATGATTTAACACAAGAAGAGGTTGATTATTTGAATAATCTATGACTAAGCGGCTTCGTTTTTGCTCATCAACTCGGGCTTCTTTTTATTCAAAACAACATCAACATCGACCAGATAGGACTTTCCAGAACAGTCATCTGAAAGATCAAAGTAAAGGTCTGTCATGAATTCGCCAAGAACACTTCTTAAAGCCCGTGCTCCAATTTCTTTTTCAATAGCGATCTCCGCAATTTTTGTGACGGCTTCATCGGTGAATTGGAGATCAACGCCCTTGTAAGACATCTTCTTCCGCTCCTGTTTCAGCAGGGCGTTTTTGGGCTCTTTTAAAACACGAACCAAATCGTCCACAGAGAGTTCTTCTAAAGAACTAATCACGGGAAGCCTACCAATTAATTCAGGTATCATGCCAAACTCAATAAAATCATCTTGGCGAACTTGCTTCATCACATCGTTGTATTCTTTTCTTTCATCAACAACCTGATTTTCAACATTAAAACCAATAGCAGTCTTTCTTAAACGACGACGAATAATGTCTTCTAAACCAACGAAAGCGCCACCAACAATAAACAAGATGTGCGTTGTGTCAATTTGAATGTAATTCTGCTCTGGGTGTTTACGACCCCCTTGAGGCGGAACATTACAAACTGTTCCTTCTATCATTTTAAGAAGACTTTGCTGAACACCTTGTCCGCTCACATCTCTTGTGATAGAAACATTTCCACCAGTAGATCGAATTTTATCAATTTCATCGATATAAATAATGCCTCTTTGTGCTTCCTCAACGTTATAGTCTGCTGCGACTAAAAGTTTTAAAAGCAAATTCTCAACATCTTCTCCAACATAACCAGCCTCGGTGAGTGTTGTAGCATCACCAATTGCAAAAGGAACATTAAGTTTTTCAGCCAGACTTTTTGCCAATAAAGTTTTGCCACTACCCGTTGGTCCAACAAGAAGGATGTTGTTTTTTTCAATCTCAACATCTTTAAGTTCTGGGTCTTCTATAGAACACTCGCCAGAGTTTTTAAAAGATTTTAATTCGTAACTATCTATTAGTCTTTGATAGTGGTTACTGACCTCAACTGATAGTTTCTTTTTGGCAACATCTTGACCGATTACATAACGATTGAGGTGTTGATACAATTCTAAAGGACTTGGAACATTTAATTTTTTTAAGTCCTCTGATCGCATGCTTGAAATTTTTTCAGCAAGTGCCTCTTCGCAACTTTTAATACAACTATAACAAATGTAGACAGGGTGTTCGTCTCCAAGACCGTTTCCTTGAACCAAAGGACCGGTCATCTTCTTGGTTTGTCCGCAAAAACAGCACGCACTCATTTTATTTTCCTTGAAAGTTTCACTCATGGGATACCTTTATTTTACGGAAAAAAAGAGCGACGTAAAGGTTGGCCGAAACAATAATTATTTTTGATCCAAAAGAACTCGATTTTTAGCCAAATATTCTTTCCAACGATTTTTAAAGTAGGAATGATTGTGGTCAAAAGTTGCTTGAAGATCTAATTCGCCTTCTTTTTCAACCTGTTTTACTGTTTTGTTTTGATAGTGATGAACAAGTGGAGCATGAAGCGAATAAATCTTTTTTCCACCTTCTTTGAGTCTCAAAGAAAAATCAGAATCTTCGCAATAAGCAAATTTAAGATGTTCATCAAACAAACCAAAATGATCGTAGGTTTCACGTGATATGCAAAAACACCAACCTGGGATATAGTCAACACGCTCTCCATTAGCCCCGCCAAACCCACGACCATCAGCGTTAAGGTGTCCTCCCCAATAACCAACCTGGGCATAATCGGGGTTGTTTTTTAAAAATGCTATCATGGTTTTGTCCCAATTTTCAAAAACCTTAGTATCCGAATTTAGCAGGATGATGTAAGGACTTTCTCCGAGAGCGATCATCTCATTATTTGGAAACACAAATCCAACATTTTTCTCTCGTCTTATTGTTGTTAATTTATAATGTTTATCTTTATTTGAATCGTACTTTAACAATAAATTTTGTATATATTCTTGAGTCTCTTTGCCAGATGCGTTGTCCCAAATAAATAAGTGATAATTTTTTGTGTATTTTTGTATCGATTCAACACAATCTTTAATGTAATCAAGTTGATCACGAACAACGATCAATATATCTTTCCAATCATCTGTGGTTTCCTCTACTAATTTCAATTCTTTTTTTACTTGTTCAAAATGATTTTCAAAATTTTCATAAGTACCATTTAATTTTTGATCATTCCTATAGCGGTGCCACATCTCAGCGTTGCACTCTTCACTACAAACATGAACTTGAAAAAGGACATCTATCCACTTTGTAAAAGAAGAACACCAACGGCATTGTCCTAGTTTTGGACTTTTGGTCACGTAAGAATATTCAAATTCAAATCTCTCATTTGATGAAGAGTTTTGATATTTTTGTTCAAATTTCATATGGTGTAAGTGAAAGCAACCTCTCCTAAACTTTTAATTTTAACCATATCATCCATTTGTATCAAATCAAAAGTTTCTTCGATTAAACTTTGCTTTTTCAATAAATCTTCGGTAGTGTAGACTTTTTTACCCCAACGAATATCCAAAGTTAATTTGTGGTGATCTAAATCGTAAGTGTTAACACCGTGGTAAACATAAACATACTCATTTCCATCCAAAACTGGTGCTATGGACCCTTTTAACATCAACTTCTCAAGAACATTTAGATCTTCTTCGCAACAACTCTGAGCACCACGCTCTGGGTAAAAATTTTCCCACATATGAAAAAGAGATTTGTAAAACATCACAGAGCCGCACAGAAATCTATGAGAATACTCTGATTCGTTCAACCAATCGCACCAATACACTTCTTTTGAATTGGCAAAATACTTTAAAAAATTTGAATACAAAGAAGCAACATTCCTATTGTCGCTCTTTAAGCATTTGTATTGATTTGTCAATCTATTAGGATGATATAAATCATCATCATCCCACTGACAAATTATTTCACCTGTGGCCAACTCGATGGATGCGTTTCTCATGGCCCCCAATGTCAACATGGTGGGAGCGGGTAGAAAAAGAATGTCATCTCTTGATAAATCTTTGATATGTTTTTCTATTTTTTTATTTGTTTCATCATTGCTTTGACTCAATATAATTAAATTTTTATTTTGATAATTTTGATTTAAATAACAAAAAATTGATTTTTTAAGTAATTCAAAACGATCTTTAGTAACACAAACACAAGAAATTAATGGCAATTTTCCCGAAATCATTTTTAAACCTCATGTGTAAAAGCCAAGCCCTCTCGACCCATGACTTTTATTGTTCCTTCAAGTTCCAAATAATTTATTGTTTCGCAGATTCTTTGCCTATGCCTGTTAATATAACTCACGGGTAGGGATCTATTTTTTGATATTTTCAAATGATGTTCTTCGTCCCAAACATTATTGCCATGAAATGTATACATTTGCATATATCCATAGTTAGACATCAAAACCACTTGGTCATTATCAATATCATTTTCACATAGAGTTGTGGTTAAAACAGAGTCTTCGCCAGCAGAACAATAACTTCCAGAAGATGGGTATTTATTATGAAAATGTCTCCTGTAGGCCATGATCGTTCCCGGAATTAAACTACATTTTTTAATGCCATTTGAACAATATTGTGCCCAATCTTCCCAAAATAAATAACCAGAATTAAAATAGTAATGTAATTGATCAGACAAAAAACAAACACGTGCTTTTGGATGTCTAGATAAATAACTGTATTGTACAGCGAGTCTTTCTGGGGAGTTAAAATCGTCATCGTCCCATTGAACAAAAACATCTCCATAACACAAAGACATAGAGATATTTCTCAATGCACCTAAAGAATACCATCCATTTAAAAAAATAAAATGAACATCATCCCTCCCTGATAGGTAATCTTTAATCTTTTTTTGATAATCTTTTGGAGCTTCAGTTACTATAACCAATTCACGGTTTGGATAAGTCTGATCAGCATAACACTGCACACTTTTTTTAAAATAATCAAAACGATTATTTGCTGTGACCATTAAGCAACTAATTTTTGGAAGTGATTCTTGAGCATTGATCATAAAATACTTTAGTAACTGGGGTACAAAAAGAAAAAAGCCCAACACAAGGTTGGGCTTTTCCCTCGAATAATTGTATTTTTTGGAACAATTATCAGGCGTCGTATTCGGCACCTTCAACAAGGTGGTAGCGACGATCTTCTTCGTTACGCTCAACCTTCTTGGCATTGCGTAGAGCAAACAAGGCGTTGTGGATTTGAGGTCCGATCTCGCTATCGGTACTCCACTTGCCTTCGTTCTCGATGATCTCCTTGATCTCGCTGACCTTTAGACCCTTACCACTCTCAGGATAGCCTGAGATCGCCTTTTTGATGCTAGCCGCAGGACGACCAAGCAATTCAAAAGTATAACGCTTCAGGCTGATCTTGTTCTCGCCATTGGCGGCAGCAGCACGTACACGGGTCTTGGTCTTAGCACCAATTTTGCGTGACTTTCTGCGACCATTCTTGACCACAGTGGCCTTGGCCTTTGCTGGACGGACTTTCCGCCGCTTCACCGGGGCCATGGTGGCAAAATCAACTCCCTCTCCAACGTGATCACAAGTTTCCGATGCAACCTCGGCCAACTTTCTCAAAGCAACCTGAGCTTCCTTGAGAGATCGCTGGTACTCTTGAAACTTTTCACGAGCCTCTTGCTGAATCTGCTCAATTTGCTGAAACTGAACACCAAAACCACCCTTAGTCATCGTCTTCATTGATCAACCCTTAAACAAAGCGGCCAATTTTTTTTAAAATGCCTGGAAAAACTGGCCACATCTGTTTTTTCCGGCATCACACTAACAGTATACGTTCGAAAAACACGACGACAAGACCTTTGCAAAAAAAATTTAAATTTTCTTGGATAACTACTCTATTATTAGGACACTAGAGAAGGGAGGCCCAATTTGCTAGTCCTATCCAGAAAGAGGGATGAAAAAATCCTTTTGAAATTGAACGAAAAAGAACAAGTCGAACTGACCGTGGTTAGAATTGATTCAAACAAAGTCAGATTAGGCATTCAAGCCTCAGACTCTGTTACCATTCTTAGGAGTGAGTTAGTTGACAAAAACACCTCAAGCCTTAATGCTTTAAGCGATTTGACAACGAACTAAGTGCGAAGAAGTTCGCTTATGGAGCCGGTGCCGTTATGAATTCTTTTGACGGCATCGGCTACCATTTTTGAAGTGTCTACAATATACAATTTATTTCTATTTTCATCTGTTAGTCTAAAAGGCTCCACAGTATCAGTAACAACTACTTTTGCATCTATATCTTTTAACACTTCATTGGCTTTACCACAGAATAATCCGTGTGTAGCACATATCGACCAAACTTTACCACCATTTTCCTGAATAGATAGTTCTAATTAAAATTTCAATAAAAAATACAACTAAAATGAAAAACAAAACAAATGAATTCATAAAAAAAGCCAAAAAAATTCATAAAAATAAATACGACTATAATCTAGCAATTTACAGAAGGAGTGATATCAAAGTTAAAATTGTTTGCCCTTTTCATGGTGTTTTTAAACAAACGCCAAATGACCACTTGTCAGGAAGGGGTTGCAGGGAGTGTAAGAAAAAAACACTTTCTGAGTTAAAAACTTCTAATTTAAAAGAATTTATTCAAAAAGCAAAAAAAATTCATGGGGAAAAATACGATTATTCAAATTCTTGCTACTCCGGTTCTCACAATAAAATAACAATTATTTGTCCTTCACATGGCGATTTCTCCCAAACAGCGACAGACCACTTGAGTGGAAAGGGGTGTAAAGAATGCGGAATTCTAAAAGCAGCAGAGCAGCGAAGGCTAACAACAAAAGAATTCGTTGATAGAGCGAGAAAAATTCACGGTAGTGAATATATTTATGAAAAATCTCTATATGAAACAATGCATAAAAAGGTAACAATAACTTGTAGCAAACATGGTGATTTTTATCAAACTCCTCTCAATCATATTTTCGACAACAATGGGTGTCCTCTTTGTAAAAAATCAAAAGGAGAGATGAGAATAAAAAAATATCTTGAATTAACAAAAATTATTTTCCAACCACAATATAGAATTAAAGAGTGTAGGAATAAAAAACCTTTACCTTTTGATTTTATGATTGAGTTTAAATCACAAAAATATCTTATAGAATTTCAAGGACAACAACATTTTAAAGAATGCTCTGGTAGTTGGAAAAAAACAAGAAATGAATTTAAAAATATAAAGAAAAGAGATAAAATAAAAAAAGAATGGTGTGAAAAAAACAAAATTCCACTTTTAATAATTACTTATAAAGAGTATAATTGTATTGAGAAAAAAATATCCGATTTTCTTGGTTTGAGTACATAATTTAAATTCAAATTAAAGTAAATTATTTCACAGCAATAACTCACTAATAGATCCTATTCCAGAATGTATTCTCCAGATAGCTTCAGCAACCATTGAACTTGTGCTAACTATAGACAATTTTTTAGTATTAATTGAATTTAATCTAAAAGGTTTTATTGAATCTGAAACTACTATACTTCCATTTATTTTTTCCAAATATTTGTTTGCATTACCGACAAACAATCCGTGAGTGGCACACACGGCAGCTACTTCTCCGCCATGATTCTTTACAGATTCGCAGGCTTTACTAATTGTACTGCCTGTGGAGATAATATCATCATAAATAATAACATCGGCACCGCCAACATCACCTACTATACGACCACCATGAACCTCACCGTTGATTCTAAGCTTGTCTAAAATAGCAATTCCAACATTCGATTTAATACGCTTATACAATGCGGCCCTGAATCTTTCGGCTCTTTGATAACCACCAGCATCTGGAGATAGCACTACTAACTTTTTGTCAGCAAGATTATTTGCACACCAATCAGCATGTAAATTCTTACACTCAAGATTATCAACTGGACAACTTAAACCAAAAGAATTTTGAAGAACCGCTAAATTATGAACATCCAAAGTTAAAACATGAGAACAAGACATTGCTTGCAACAGACCGGCGACATATTTACTACTGATGGGTGCTCGGCTTTCAACTTTTCTATCTTGTCGAGCATAAGCAAAAGATAAAATAATTGCAGTTATTCTCTGGGCTGAGGCGTCTCGTAAAGATCCTATAAAAAACAATAATTTAATTAATTTTTCATTGACTGTTTCGTGATCATCTCCATATAGGGAACTAATAATATAAACATCCCCGCCTCTTACATTTTCATTTGAGCGTACATAAGTTTCGCCATCTTCGAAATTTTTTTCTATATGAGAGGAAAGCGAAACGCCCAAGCACCTTGCGACCTCGTTTCCATAATCAGAGCAATTATTTAAAGCAAAAAGTCTAAATCTTTCGGAGAGTTTGTATTCCATAAAATTTTGGTTTGAATTAATGACAAAACAAAATCATAACACAAAAAAAATTATTGCTCAACCATGTTTTCGAGAATCTTTAAAAATTCTTGGAAATCATAACATTGATCATTGACTAAGTTGATCACGAGATTCGCATCATCCTCAGAAATCTTGCATCGATTAGCAAGGTCTAATGAATTGGTGATGTTTTTTCTTTTTACAACCCAACTAGCGGCAAGAAGAGAGTTGAGTCTAGAACTATCAAATACTCTTTTGCAATTAACGCAAGAGCATATTCCATTTGTTAATGGTTTAGATAAGTTGTAGCCACAATAAGGACACATAATTAGCATCATAATATATATCAAAATTTAAAAAAAAACGGCTCCGATGAAAACATCGGAGCCGTTCATATTATTAATTTAAAAGACGATCACTCATCATCAAACTGCTCGTCTTCTTCATCATCATCGTAACTTTTCAAATGATTTTCAAAATCATCATCTTCGCTAATAGGTTCATCCTCTTCGATACTGTCTTCGAAAGAAGATTCTTCCTTCTTTTTCTTTTTGCGCTTGGGCAATTCCCACACACCCATCTCGCACATGTATTCACGAATTGGATGAATAGGATCCGAGATTCCGGCAATAATTGCCTTGGCGGTTGACAAGACAATTGCAGCATATTCTGCTGGGACAGTTTCTCCGGTTATATCACAAACCCCTTCGCCTTCAAGAAACTCTTGAATTCCATCTACAAAGATGGTTTCAATATCGTTCTTATCTAACGATTTGATTTTCTTGGGCTGCAAACCTTTCGCTTTGGCACCAGACTTAACGTGACCTTGTTTAATATTGCCCTTGTCACGCTTTACACGCTCAAGGCGACCAGCGGCCTTCGTCGCCTTCGAAGCAAGACCAGCGGCCTTCTTGCGAAGTTTTCTAGCAGTCTTTTCGTCGCCATCATCGTCGGCCTTGATTGCGTCCGATATTGCTATTTCTTCTTCGTCCTCAAAACGCTCTTTTTCTTCAGTAAGTTCAGCAATTTTTTCTTGAGTCTCTTGGGTTTCAGCCTCAATTGTTGCTTGAAATAATTCTTCTCTATCGTCAGGTGAGTAACTCAAGAAATTCACAGCAACATGACGAGTCATTTCTCCTTTAATGAGTTTGTCAAATGCTTTCTTAGGCAATTGGGATCTGAAATTTCCTGTTTGGCAAACCCAGGTAATGTTTGAACCAAGCAACTCAGCGATTTCTTCTTGCTTCAAGCCAGATCTTGAAAGTCGTTCGACCAAAGCAACCTCTTCGGCAATCGTTAGAGGTTCCGATTGGTCATTTTCTGTAAAGGCAAGTCTTAATGCTCGTTGATCAGAACAATCGGTAACAATTTTGCAAGGCACATTCTCGTACAGTTCGCTACCGGAAACTGTGGCGAAAACATCTTCAATAGGACAATTTTTTCTTTCTTGTGAACCAACACAATCATCATCAAAATCCACGATGATCTCATCGCTCAGTTCTTTAACAACTGTGCCAAAACGACCCTTGTAAAGAACAACGTCTCCTTTGTCGTAAGAATCACGACGAGGATTATCTTCATCAAAACACGGCAGATCGTTCTCCACAATTGCCTGACAGGATCGAATCCTTCGTTCGCCAGCAATCAATTCATAAGAATCGCTATTTAATCTTACAATTGGAGGTTGTTGAATGCCGTCAGTGCGGATTGAATATTGAAGTTGCATCATCCGATCTGGGGTGAAGGAACTTGGACCACGAGGATTGAAAAATAATTTTTCATTTTCCTCGCCTTCCGCTGGTCTTTCCACAATATCTATTTCTGAAAGCGGAATAAGGCTGAACTTGTTTGAGGCTGAGTCGTTACGATTAATTTTCGATTGCATAGTAGCATCCTTTCAAAAAGCCCAAAAACACCAACGCATGTTGGTAAAATTTTTGAGATCCAAATCGAAAAACCAGCGTATGGCTGAGAATATTCAAGCCATCCAGTTGGCTTTTTCGGACCAAAAAATCCGAACTGGCGAACATTCTACGTAAAGGATGCGGGTTGTCAACTTCAAAAAAAAGAGACGCACAAAAAGTGCGTCTCTTAACCATCTTAACAAAATTTTGATGATTTAGAAGAGTCTTTGACGACAAACCACGGCAGCAGCCACCCAAGCTTCCGACAAAGAACTGCATTGGAAATTAATTTTTGGGCAATTCACTCTAAATCTGCGCCATGTGGCACAAGTGTAAATCGCATCACCATTGGCGTCAGTGCCTTTTTTGCAAAAATGTTTGCGAAGCACACTGCCATCGGTGTAAGAACCAACACATTTGTTTCCAGTGATAGCTGGAACTAAAATAGCAGCCATTTTATACCTCCTGTTTAGAATACCGGTTTCGCAAATATCTATGATTAATTATTTGCATTTCAAAACAGGGACAGGTCTAAGATTTGAGCAATTTCATGTCTTCTATGCACCGTTTTCTGTTATCTTCTTCCATAATTTTTCTTGCTGTTGGATGCGACCTCCAAATATGATGAACTGTCGCCTGTCCCTCGTGGTAAACATAAGCACTTTTACAGACTGCTTGTTTGAAACTATATTTTTTTAATCTTGCTGCGAATTCTTCATCTTCATAATAACCAAAAGGATATTCTTTAATAAAACCATCAATTCTAGAAAACAACTCTCTGTGGCACATAAAACAAAACAAACTTAAAAAACTATCGTCTTTAAGAATTACATCGTTTTCTTCTCGAACGAATCTTTCGCCTTTTTGAGAAGCGTCTCCGCCAACAGGGTTATTAGTCACAGCCGAAACAACACGAACTCCTTCGGCCTTTAATTTTAGCAAACTTTCGCCCATGTTTTTTAACCAACCAGCATCCTCTATAATGCAGTCAGAATTTAAAAAACAAACGTATGGACTTTCACCAGATTCGAAACCGACTTTGCAAGCACCAGCAAAACCTTTTTGCTCCTCAGTTCTTATTGCCTTGACAACATTTCTTTGTCGCAATCTTTGTGAATTTTTTTGAGAATTTAAATCTATATTTCTTATAAAATCTGGATTAGGAGAACAATCGTCTACTAAAATAAGTTGATAATAATTGCTTCTAGTCAATCTAAAAAGACTATCAATCAACTTCATCACTTTATCATATTGACCATGAAAAGGCACTATGATATCAACTTGAGAGTTGAATAAGCTCACATCGTTCATCGGTCTTGCAACATGATTGGATTTTGCCATCCAAATACTCCTTAATTTGGGGGAATTTTAATTCTGCGGGGTTGTTTAAATGAATATAAAAAGCATTCTCTTTTTGGGCATAATTTTCTAATATATTTTTATTATAGTAATCGCCCACTCCAACTAATATGAACTTGCATTCTATTTTTTCTTTTTTATTAATATTAAAAGCTTTTTCTAGAGGAAATTCATCCGAGAGCCTATCTGTAATAAATAACAAATACTTTTGAAAATCGTCATCTTCCGACATTAAGACATACAGAGTTTGTCTAAAAGCCATGGAAAGATCAAACGAATAACCATCTGTATTGTAATTTCCTAAAGCACAAACTTGCTCTCCATGTTTAAAATAAACATCTATCAAATCAGGGTTGTAAAGATACATGCTGTCTTCGCCATCGATTAAACATTGTCTAACAATATCAATCATGTTTTTTTTGACAACATCAACAATTCGTTTTCCTTCTTTTCCGAGTCTTGCTGATAAATCAAAAACGACTCCTAAACTTTTTGCTTCAAATTGAGAGTTTTGCATTTTTCCTCTTTTCACGATGATGAACACGAATTGGATGATCAAAAGATTTTAATGGATGTATTATGCTAGCTTCGGGAAAATTTTCTTTTACAGGGTCGATTTCCGGCATCCAACGAACAGGAAAAAATTTATGAGATCCGTGCCAATTTCCTGATTGTTCGTAATGTGCAAAAACACCTATGTTGCCGCCAAGGTGTCTGCAAATTGTTGGATATAAATGTTCGCTTAGATCGTAACCTCTATAAAAAGGAAAAAACCCTCCAGTAAAACCGTTAGTCAAATTTAAAAAACGATTAAAAAAATCAATTTCTTTTAATTTGTTTATGAAGTTTTTATGAAAAAATAAACAACAACCAAGCAAATAATAAATGCTTTTAAAAGGCTTGTCAAACATGGCTTGCACCAAAGGCATTTTTTCATAGTCTACACGACCATCATTGCCTAGCATCCATACCCCCCTTTCCTCTGCCATTTTTAAATTGTGTTTGAATCTCTCCGAGGCAAAAAGCACATCGTACTCTGTGTAACAGTACCAATCTGATTCTGGGTAAACATCTGTGATTGTTTGTAACGAAAGTGCGACGTTTCGATATGGTGCCTTATGAGTGTTGTGATAAAATCCTTCTACTTTAGCCGCTTCCATTGGTTCTTTTTTCATTTTGGACCAACAAGCACCATCAACTAAGACAACTATATTTTTAGTTGCAAAAGTTTGTATAGAATCTATTGTGTCCCTTACCACATCTGGTTTGTTGTGAACATTTAAAACAACTGCTAAATTTATCACTAAATAATCCAATTTTTAAAATTAATCACTATAATAATAGAAACAAATTAAAAAATTTGAGGTAAACATGCCAAATATGCAAAAAGTTAATGCGACAATAGATTTGATAATGAAAGGATTATTAGATCTAAAACAAGCCATTTTGGAAGATGGCGACTCTCCAACCACAACAACAAATCAATCTTTTCAAGCCAATAATGTTTCACCTCAAAAAAGCCCAGAGATACCTCCTGAATATGCTGGTGAAGACCTGGAGAGTTTTGAAGCACTTAAAAAAGCACTTGATAGCGAAAAATGGCCTGAAGCTGTTAATCCCAATCTAATTTGCGACCCAGATAATGAGAATGACAAATTGGAGCGTGGGCGTGGAATAGTTGAACTTATGATCGAACCAGATTTAAAAGGATTAAAAGTTTTAGATTTAGGTTGTGGAGAAGGTCATGTTGCCCATGTTGCCGCAGAGTATGAGCCTTTAATATCGGTAGGGTATGACATCGAAGAGAATAGTAAATGGGAATCTTTAAAAAGAGAAGGTTTACTTTTAACAACTAATTTTAATGAGGTTTTGTCACAAGGCCCATTTAATGTAATTGTAATATTTGATGTTTTGGACCATTTAAAAAATGAAAACCCAATAGATTTTTTGAAAAAAGCAAAAGATGCTTTGGCACCAGACGGGCAGATTTACATGAGGTGTCACCCCTTCACATCAAAACACGCAACTCATCTCTATCACCATTTAAATAAATCTTATATTCACCTTGTGTTTACCCCAGATGAGCTTAACAAATTAATACCCGAAAGAAAATACGAAGAAGATAGCATAGGGGTAACCACACCTTTAGCAACTTATGATAAATTTATTGAGAATGCCGGTTTAACAAAAGTTCACCGAAGAGAAATAACATCAAAAGTTGATCCTTTCTTTAAAATACCAAAAATAGCAGAGAGGATAATGACGACCGTTAAAACCAAGCAATTTCCAGAATTTCAACTTGGAATGGACTTCATTGATTATGTTCTAAAAAAGTAAGATAATCTTTTTTAGATATTTCTGAGAAGACTCCGTTATTCAAAAAGAATTTGACTTTTGGGAAAAAAGAAACATCAATTTCATGATACCATTTTTTATACATATTTTTATGTTCTAAATGATTCAAAACCGGCACTCTATATTGTGAAATAATTTTTTCATAAGGTGCCCAAAGCAAATACACAACGCAGCCTTTTGGGAAAAATTCTCCTCTCTTATCAGCCAAATTCCAGCCGTCTATAACAAACTTATTTGCATCGCAAGTTTTTTGAATATATTTAAAGTTTTCTGCACTTGATAAGCCAAATGTTTCAATTAAATGCCACTGAAATAGGGCATCAAAACAATAATAAGTGTGACTTTTCATTGTGTTGGCAAATGTAGTTTTGCCAACACAACTCATGCCCCAAATTACTATTCGATTATCCGAAGGTTCAAAGTGCAAGATAATTACTCCTTTAAGTCATGATAGGAATTGTTACAGTAAATTATAATTCTTACGATTTTTTATGGCTATTGATGGAGTCGCTAGATCGCTACTCTACATTAGAGTATAAATTAATTGTTATAGACAATAGCGATCCTCAAAGTCGTTTAAAGTTTGATTATCCAAATACCCATCAGTTTGTTTTACCAGAGAATGTGGGACACGGTAAGGGGCTTAATCTTGGAGTGGCAAAAGCCGATGAGATTTGCAAAAGGTATCCCTACATGATGTTTTTGGATGTAGATTGTCACATTCTAAATTATGGTTGGGAAAAACTTTTTATAGAACAAATGAAAAAATTTGATCTTTTTGGTGGCAAAGGAGTTGCATCAAAGCCAATAAGACCGGCGTGCATGTTTATGAAAAGAGAACTCTCAAAATATGATTGGGAACCTTCAGAGGGCTTTAAAGGAAACAGGGTGACTCCTGGTGGGTACGATGTTGGAATAAAAGCATATTATAAAATCATGGCTGATGGTTTCAATATTGGATTTTTACAATCATCTGAAAATCGATACAGCACAATCAATGGAGAAGAATGGAATATTGAAGGAACACCAGTCATTTATCACCATTGGCACGGTAGCCATCTGGAAGCAAGACAAGAAGATTTTCCTGATGTGAATCTCTTAGAAGATAAGGCTAAACTTTTTCAAAAAATACCTTGGCGTTTGCCTTGATCTCTTTAACTTTCTTGTTGACGTAAGAGGATGGTTTTTTAATTTCGCATCTCACGGCAAAACTCTCAGCCAGGGCTATAGGTAATTTCCATTTAATGCAATAATAAATAAAGTTATCCAAACTCAATTTCCAAATCTGCTTGTCTGTTAGGCTGGTATTTTGATTATCTAATTTTTCATGCGGAAAATGAAGTTCTGGTGTGCCTAAATCCAAAAAACTACAACCAGTACAAGCGGCTTGCATATGGAAATCACTATCGGCAAATGCACCGTGACCACAATACCATTGATCAACACCACCAAGTTTTAAATAGGTGTCCCTAGTAAAAGCAGTGCTTCCCGACATAACATTTTTTCCAGGACCGTGAAAGGGTTGTTCGTGGCGTGTTTCGTATTGTAAAAAAGAAGAAATATCAGGATTTTTTACAAACATTTGTTGTAGGTCGTCTTCTAGAAGGGCTTTTTTGCATTCACCTACAGAAATTTTATTTTTCATCATAAAATGTTTAGAAGTAAACGCAAAAACATTATCGACTACATATTCTTCAATCAATTTCAAAAAAGACTTAGAAAGAAGGCGATCAGAATCTAGATAGAGTATTTTTTCATATTTCGCAGAGCAAACGCCAGCGTCCCACATTCTTCCCCAACAAAAATCATCATTTATCCTAGGAACCTGTATGCTTTCCCAATCATTTGGAATTTGATCAATTTTCCCATCAACAATTAATGTTTTTTGGCACTTCGAGTATAAAGGCATTTGCTCCAAGCAAGAAATGGTATATTCTAATGCTTGAAATCTGTCGGTCGAATACATTATAAAAATGCTTATCAATTTTTGCCTCTAATCTGATGAAGTCTGCCTATATATTACATGAGAAAATTTCGTGAATTTTTTTATTCTAATGAAAATAAAGCATTTCTAAAAAATGAAATGTATTATAGTGGTCATTTTCAGTTTCCTGATATGCACGACAAATATGATCCCACAAAAGTTCCTGTAGGTGGTTTTAAATCACTAAGCCAACTACAGCAATTTCAAAAAGAAACAACGCCTGAAAAAAAACAATTAGAAGAAAGAAAAGATCTTTTAGATAAGTTGGCAGCATTGGCCGAGAATGCATTTTCAGCTTACGAAGCCAGAAAAAACAATCCCATGAATGACGCAACCTCTGAGCGGTATATGCGAGGAATTGAATACGATGAAAAAACTGGAGTTTTAAGCAAGTTGCCACAAAAAGATATCATCGGAAGATATCCTTCAATAAAATTTGTACAACTAACAATGGCTATGTCACCAAGCATAAATGTAATAAAACGCAATCCAGATCCTACAGGTTCGTATTACGATCTGGACACAAAAAAATTGAAACAACTAATGGAAGAAGCTAAAAAACAATCGGTGGAGTTGGAAAGAAAATTTGAAAAACAAAGTCAACTAACCGGCGGTGTGGACAACGTGGCCAGGAATGTTGTCTCCACTGCGTTGTCTAACTCAAATGTTCCTAATTTTGCTTCGATGCCTTATCAATCCTAAAACAACATGCTGCCTGATTTGGATGTGGACATTGGTGCCATATACCAATCTAAAAAAGCATGAATTGCCCACTTTGTTTTAATATTATATTTTTTTGATTTTAAAGTTTTTGATTTGTTTTCTACAGGGGAAAGTATGCCATCCATCATGCCTGCGATGCAATGTAAATAATCTTTATTGCCCGTTTTTGTCCATTTTTTCATAAAAAAATCATAATGTGCTTTGGCGTGACTTCTTAGATCGTTTCCCCCCATAAAAACCCCACTATCCCACTCAAAATTATAATTTCTATAAGTTTGATAAACATCTCTAAATTTATGGTAACAAAAATGTTTACCAGCCACAATATGTTTTCCAATAGTTCTTTGATTGAGATAATCGTGAATACAAGAATAGCCTAAACCAGTCAGTCTTTGATAATGCTCAACATCGGGTGTGGCGCTTTGTTTAAAAAGATTTTGTTTCATTACTTTGGTTCTCAAAATCTTTAATGCCAATATCCTTTTCTCTGTGAGTGTGTCATACAAGGGAAAAAGAATCGAATGCCACTTTGGATCATGTTCATTTTTGTTGATTGCGTTTTTAATTCTTGGATAAGCATCTTTATCAAGCACAATATCAGCATCTAAAGGAATAAAAAAGTCGGTTCTGACTTTCTTTATCATTTGATTTAAAGCTTTTATTTGAGGAAAAACATTTCTAACTTCAAAAAATTCGACTTCATGAAGGTGGGGTTTGATGGCCTCTACACATTTTTTCTCCGCAAGTTCGCCGCAAGTCATCAAAACAAAAGTTAATTTTTTTTTCATGATTTTTTAGGAACTAAACAAAAATCAACAAACTGTATCTCCATCAGTCTCAAGAAGTTGTCGATATCTTTCATTGGAATTTGTTGCTCATTTGCCAACAATTCTTTAAAAGCAGGAACGTGAAAAAAACCATTCACTGGCTCTTTTACTTCTCTTTCTTTCTTGATGTCGAAGTTGTTAAACCACCAGTGGTAAGCCTCGACGGGGTTTTTTTCCATGCGTGTAAAATTTGGATCTTGCTGAATTAATTCTTTTAATTCGTCATATGACATAAAAAGATGAACATATGCTTTGTTTAAACCTTGTTTGTATAAATGAGTTGCATGTTTGCTTGTCCAAGGGTGACACCTAACATAAACAACACCACTGGGTTTAATTAAATTTTGCACCTGACTCATTAAAAAAACAGGGTCTTCACAATGATCTAGAACATCATATAAAAATATCACATCGAAATAATTAGGCTTTAGGTCGTTAAAATTTGTCGTAAACTTAACGTCTTTTAAATTAGACCAAGAATCATATTGCTTGATATCATAGCCAATCGACTCAATCGCACCACGTTTCAATATTTGCTGGGCTATCCACCCTTCGCCACAACCAAAGTCTAGAAAATTCAACCCCGTCACGTGTCTGTCTAAAAGCATATCCAAAACGGCATTTGCCCGATTCACTTGATCTTCAAAAGAGGCATCTTTGGCAACCAAGAATTGAGGAACAGACTCTGGCCAACAATCAATCGCCATCAAATCGCCAATATGTTTCTTGCGTGCCAGTTTTGCCGCTTCATTAACAGGCTTTGGCTCCTGCTGCGCCTGAACTGGTTGCTCAACTTGATTTGTTGATTGTTGGACAATCGGTTTGTTCGCAACGACCTGAGCAACAGCCTGTGCCGCTGCTGTTGCCACCACTTCCTGTATATTCTGTGGCATTAGGGATTCAAGCAACCCACCGTCATCGTTATCTAGCATGCCTTCTATCAACGAAACAGCACGCTTAATCACGTTTAAATATCTGCGAACTTCTACTTCATTCATTTTTTTAATCCTATTAGATTATAGTGTGATTTCCAATAACTTCTTGATACATTTTCCAGGCAAAGTGATTGGGTATTCGATTTGCTTGAGTAAAGTGTATTCCTTCTTCGTGGCCTGTTATGATGGCTTTGAAATCACGATTTAAAACTTCAACCATTTGTTCTTTTTTAATGCGAATATTGGGCTGCTGGTCCAGGGTGAACATCAATAGACCTTGCTCGTCAGCCTGTGTTAGGTTCATGTATTTTGAATATTTTGTCCAAACTTTAAACAACTCGGCTCCATAATCGTATCCTGGTGGAAAACCCATAAATCCTGAATTCAAAAAAGTCGTTGCGTCTCCAAATAAACAATCGTATCTTCCATAAAATCTAATGGGTTCTTCTAAAACTAGACATTTTTTTGTTTGATTTAAAAAATCATCAATTTGATGAAATTTTTTAAGTAAAATTATATCGTTGTCCATGACAATTTCATGCGTCTCCATTCGCAATCTCGGAGGACAAACCTTCCACATGGTTCCGCCACAACGATTGCCATTCCATTCAAAACTACCGTCTTTGCGACGAGGATTCTGGCAATTATCGTCAACCGGACAAGTTGACCAATTTTGAGCTATTAGTTGAATAGGCTTATCACCTATTGCTTTTTGCAAAAAAGCAAGATCGTCTCTATAAAGGTTGTTGTAACATATAACCCAATCAAAATTATGTATACCTAAACTTTTTGTTGTTCGATTAATAGATTCAGCAAGAATATCCAATCCTTGCTGCAAACAACTGCCGCAAGTCCAGCGGAATAACGGTTTGGCCATCTTTTTACTCCTTTATTCTATTATAGTTTTTATCTGGAATAATTGTTATGTTAGATATGAAAAGAATTGACGGAATTGCGTATGAAATAGACGCTCATTTGAGAAAATTAGAAAGTTTCATGGGTGTTTTAAAAGAAGTCAAAGAATCAATAAATGCACTCCGAGAAAGTCAAGAAAAACAATTATTATTTGAAAACGCCAAAATTCGAAGAGATATGGCGGAACTTTCAAATAACCTCAAAAAATATGGCTTACCACAAGCAAGCGAATACGAAAAATCTCTGGAAGAAATAAGGAAACTTTTAGAAACCGAGGAGTGGCCTTACGCCGTAGAGCCGCATCTTCTTTGTGTTACAAATGAAGATAAACAAAAAAGAGCCGATAGCATCATGGATTTGCTAATTGGCGAAAGAATGAAAAACAAAAGATTTTTAGATTTTGGATGTGGAGAAGGCCACACAATTCCAGCCGCTTTAACTCGTGAATGTTCTTTGGCTATCGGGTATGATGTTGATGCAAGTAAATACCAATTCGATCCGAATCACTTTGCGGGCAACTTTGATTTAGTAAAATGTAATGCTCCATTTGATATTATTTTAATGCATGATGTATTGGATCATATCTCTTTAATTGACCCAATAGAAGCCTTGAGGCAAGCATCAGGATTACTTTCCGGCGAAGGAAGAATTTATGTCAGGAATCATCCTTGGTCAAGCAGGCATGGGTCGCATCTTTACACCAGCAAGAACAAAGCGTTTATTCATTTAATTTTAGACGATATTGAATTAATGAGATGCTTGGGACTACAAAGTGAACCCAATATCAAAGTTGTAAATCCACTTGAAACATACAGACACTGGTTTAAAGAATCTGGTCTTTTTGTAAAAAATGAATTTGTTAGCAAAACCAGTGTGGAGGACTTTTTTGTAAATTATCAATCTATTTTAGATAGATTGTGTCGTGTGTGGCAAAATGTAGACGTTTTACAAAGTTATATGGAAATTGATTTTATAGACTATGTTCTGGAAATGCCATCTGATAGTGCAAACAAGCAAATATACTAAACCATGAACGCAGACACCATTTTGTATCCGTATCGTCTGCCAATTTTTACAAATTCACTTTTTATTTCCTTGCTTTCTATCAAATGAACATCAAAATTTTCTTTTGACCATTTTTTATGAGTGTTTATGGTGTTATCCGAGAAGTGTTCTTTTTTTTCTAAATCTAAAAAATCAAACAAAACGTTAACTGGATCTTCTACTCTGTAAAACAAATCGATGTTATTTTTTTCTATCATATTGTTCCAAAGAACATAAAACAAACAAGCACGATCATATTGGGGCATTTTTGTTTGCAACTCTGGTACATTCTCGTAAATAAATTTTTCAAATTTATCTTTAGGCTCATCAGATTTGAAATATTCAATATGATTACAAAAAGAATGAATTACCTTAATTGGATCTCTAACTAAATGAATTTTCTTACAATTTTCTAAACAACTTTCCTGAAGAAAAGGAGCAGCCAAGTAACTAGAATCAGCCTGTATTTTTTCTATTTCTGTGATCCAATCCGGAAGAGGTTCCCACTTGCCACCTTTCAAAATATTTTTTGAACAGTAGCTTAAGCAAGGTGTGGACAAACCAGATGATCTGTATTTGGCTAACTCTAAGCCTTCTGGGCCAAAAATTGATTCGTGACCGCAGGGAACCCCCACACTCGTTAAAAAACGAGCCAAAAAAACTGTGCCGCAACGACCAGTGCCGGTAACAATATATTTTAAATTCAATGTTACACCATGGCTTCTCGGGATATTTTCCACATATCATTAATATAATGCATCTTTTTTAATTTATTCCAAAATTTTACGGATAATTGACTCTTGTTTTTTATTTTTAATTATAAATACTTTTACTAAAATGATGAAAACTTTAAAAAATGATGCTCATTTTTTCCTAAAAATAGAAGAACACATGGAAGAAAATGTTTTTGCATTAATGAAATCAATAGAATTTTTTAGCGATCTTGATGATTATTATTTTACAATAATGTTGCCAAAAGACCAAAAAATAAAAAACAATTTCATAATAAAAAACTCAAATGTTGTTTATTATGAAAATAAAGATGGTTTAAAACCAAAATGGAGCGGAGCAATAAGATATTTTTTAGAATCAAAATCGACCGTTTGTGTATTACTGGATGCAGACATCCTAGTATTAGATTCTTTAAAAGAAATAATCAAAAAAGCTAGGTCTGAGTTGGGGATTTACGGAGTTTTAGCACATGAAAGTCCTTTTAAAAAAGAACAACTAAGTTGGGACACTATTTTAAAAAAATTTAATCTAAAAATTGAATTGAAATCATTCAAAAAACAAATAAAAAACAATGACTATTGCCCGCCATGTTATTTTAATAATGGTTTTATAGTTTTAAATAAAAAATTAATGCATAAATTAGCACCTTATATAAAAAAATATGTTTATTCTTTAAATAATTTAAAAAATAAATTTAAAGCTCAGATATGTCTTTGCCTGTCTGTTTTGGAGTCTGGAATACCGATTAAAAATTTGAATTACGAATATAATTTTTCAAGTAGTATCGAAGAGGTCTTTGCAGGTGGGGGTGTCATAGATACGAAAAAAATAAAAATTTTTCATTACTATAATGAAAAAAATATTAAAAATTTATACAAAAAATATTATAATTGTGAAAATTATAATATTAAGTATTGTTTGGATAAAATCTATAGTTTTAATAAAATAAAATATTTTCTATAATAAATGATAACTCTTTACCAACAAATATTTAAATGCACGCCGGAAGTAGAATGTTACAACCTGTACTGTTTGAATAAAAATTTAAAAAATAAATTTGTAAACAAAATAGTATTATTTTTTGAAAAAAATTGCGACACTCCCCTGTTTGATAAAGAAAAAATTGAATTTGTAGAAGTCAATAAAAGAATTTCGTACAAAGACTGGTTTGATTTTTCAAAAAAAACCAAAGGTGTAAAAATTTTAGCTAATTCAGATGTGTATTTTGATGAAACTATTGTTTGTTTACTCAAAATTGACTGGAAAAACACTTTAGTAATTTTATCAAGAAAAGATTTAACAAAAAAAGGCGAAATAATCGAAAGCGAAGTATCTTACAACTCTGGAAAAAAAATTAATTCCAGGTGTTCTCAAGATGCTTGGGCATATAAAGAAAATCTTCAAGAATTTTATTGCGATTTTAAACTAGGATACTGGCATTGCGAAAGTAGATTTAGGACTGCTGCTGTCGAGAGTGATATAAATGTAAAAAATCTAACCAATTACATTAATGTAATACATGTTGATTGGAGAAATCAAAAACAAAAAGAGAAAAAATGTTCTTATTCTAATTCAAAAATTAGAAACTTACCCTTGCACAATCAAAAATTTTTTTTATAAATTAACATGTCAATATTTGTATCTTTTTATCTAGGACACGACGCCAGTGTTGCCGTTTCGGTGGATGGCAACATAAAATATAGAAAATTCGAGAGACTTCACGGAGTTAAACATCAAAAAGGAAATTTTAATTTTGTTTACAAAGCTTTAGAGGATTGGGGAATAAAATTAAAAGACATTAAATGTATAGCATATTCAGATGGGGGGAGAACGGGGCTTGGTAAGTGTTCGAAAAAAGAATTATTTTGCAAAGGGCAACTTGAAAAATTGGGCTTGGGTATAAGAAGTTTTAATATTGACCATCACTTTGCCCACATCTTAAGTTGTTGGCCGGTGGTGTCAACAACAAATACAAATTATGGAGTATGCATAGATGGAAAAGGCGACAATGAAAAATCAACAACAGTAATAAGGAATCTAAAAACAAATCCAGAGGTTGTTTATGAAGAATTTGGCTCTTCTGTAGGTTTAGAATTTCGGGCGATTGCTGGTCTTATGGGGTTCGGAGCTTCTGCAAAAGAAACAAAAGAAACAGGAGCCGTAGGGATTGATTTCGCAGGTAAAATAATGGGTTTGCAAGCATACTCAGAGGATCAAATAAAAGAATTCGGTTTGCCCAAACTTCTTGAACTAGACATAAATTCAAATCGTATAAACAAATATATAAAAAATTATAAATACATGTTGCCAGAGATGTGTAGATGTCATGAGATGATCAAAAAAGAATTTTATAAAACTTATTCAGAGTGGCATAATTTTTGGCTAAATTATATTTTAAAAAACACATTTTCTTACTTAGAAAAAAATTCTATTATAAGTTATTCCGGCGGCTGTGTTCAAAATACCGTATTCAACCAAAAAATTAAAAAAGAATTCCCTAATTTGTTCCCTATACCACATTGCTATGACGGAGGAATACCTTTGGGTTGCTTAGAGTTTTTAAGATTATACTTTGGAGAAAACCAGTTCAATCGCATTGGTTTTCCATATTGGCAAGATGATAATATTGAACAGATTCCAACAGATAAGACTATAAAATTAATGGCAAAAATGTTAAATGAAAATAAAATTATAGGTTGGATTCAGGGTTCAGGAGAATTAGGACCAAGAGCGCTTGGAAATAGGTCTATCCTTATGTCTCCAATAAACAAATTAAACAAAGATGAAATAAATAAAAAAGTCAAAATGAGAGAGCCATGGAGACCATTTGCGGGATCTGTGTTGCAGGAGGATTCAAGTTCTTACTTTGATATAAATCAAAGCAAATATATGCTATATGCTTGCAAAGTTTTAGATGAAAAAAAAATACCATCCATAACACATATAGATAAAACCTGTAGGGTTCAAACGGTGGAGGAGTCAGACAACCCTTGCTTTTATCAATTGATTAAAGAATACAAAGATCTGAGTGGGGTTCCTGTTTTGTTGAACACTTCATTTAATGTCATGGGCAAGCCAATAGTTTCTTCAAAAAAACAGTGTCTAGAAATGAATGGGTTAGACGCTATTGTTTTCGGAAACGAAATAATCAAGAACAATATTAAATTATAAAAAAATAATGCTATTTTACAATTTAAAAGAAAATTATCCAACTCATTTAATAATAGGAGTTAGAAAATCGGGAACTAGTTGGATTTGGAAGCAATTAAGTGACCACCCAGAGGTGTATGTCAATCCAAAAAAAGAAATTTATTTTTTTAACAAAAACTACTATAAAGGAAAAAGTTGGTACAAAAATCAATTTGTAACTAATAAGAAAATAATCATAGACACAACCCCAGATTATTTTTATTGGAATTGCGCAAAAAGAATAAAAGATGTTTTACCAAATTCTAATTTGATTGTGTGTTTGAGAAACCCCATAGATAGAGCTTATTCGCATTGGAAATTTGGAACATATATTGGAAATTGTAAAAAAAATTTTTTAGAAAGCTGGAGCGAGGACTGGAATAACATTAGAACCTGTGGACTATACGAAATACATTTAAAAAATTTTTTAAAATACTATGAAGTAGATAAAAATTTTAAAATATTATTGTTTGATGATTTATTAAAAAATTCAAATCATTTCATTAATGAAATTTATCAATTCATAAATATAAAAAAACACAAATCAAAATTTTTTAATAGAAAATGGATGCCGGGTGCGGTTAGCGATTATAACTTGGAAGAATTATATCAAAATATAAGTAATAAAAAAATTAAAGACACCGACAAAGAAGTTCTAAAGAATTATTATTCTAATACTATAAAAGATTTAAAATTAATTTTAAATAAGGAAATTAATTGGTAAAAATTTAATTAAAAATCTTAAAAAGATTTAATATAAAAAAATTTTTAAAATCTAAAAAATAATTATTCCAAATTTTTTTTAATTTGTTAGAAACATCAAGTAAATTATTTTTATCTATAAAATGTTTAATTTTAAAATTTAAATCTTCGCATTCAAAATCTTCACTTAATTGAATTATCACACTAGACCAATCAATCATATCGCTCAATGGTAATTTAACATTATCGGATATTAAAATAGGAATCCTCCCTGCTGCAACTGCTTCAAAAAATCTAATGGAGTTCAAGCCTTGCCCTCTCGGACACAATACAAATTTACTATTTTCTATAGAATCAATATAAGAATCTATGAGATATTTGGGGTAATTTTGAGGTTGATTTGGTGGACTAAATACAATTTTTGTCTTGAATTTTAAATTTATATCTTTGAATTTTTCTCTGCACCTATGAGTTTTTAAATTTCCTTGAAAAGAAACATCTATATCAGTTAACTCTATATTTTTTGAATTTGCTAAATATTTACAAATTGGAGAAATATAGTGCAGGGGCTTACAACAGTACTTGTTATGACAAGATTGCATAAAAAAATTTTCGCAATTTGACAAACTAGAAAACAGGAAACTGTCTCCCACCCAAAAAAAAATGTGTTTACTTCTATAGTCTTGAAAATATTCTAAATTTTTAATTAAATGAGAAAAACAAGCATCTATTTCTCCAATTGAGGCTTGTTTTTTAGCTCTTATAACCACAGGCACAAAAAAATAAGAATCTTTTTTAACAATGCTTGAGTTTTTAAACACTTCTCTTAAAAAATCATTACAAGGATGACTAAATTCTTTATGTAAGGTTACATTATTAGTCTTTAATTTAATTTTTTTAATTAAAGAATCGGAATGATAACAATAAAAATTCATATTTGTTTTTTTAAGAACAATTTCATTTCTTTTTCACTTGGAAAATTAGGAAATAAAATTTCACTTTTGAAAGTATCAACCCTATGGTGGGGCATTTTTCTTTTTATAAAAGTCTCTTCTTTTAAGTCGTTATATCTAAAATGAGTGGTAATCCTTATCTTATCCTTTGTTTTATTCAAACCAGAGCGGTGTATGGTAAAAAAATTGAATAATAAAATATCTCCCAAATCCATCTTAATCGGTGTAAAAATTTCATTTTTTATTTTTTTATTATCCAACAATGGAACATGTTCTAAATTGTGTTCAATATAACCTCTTTTGTGGCTTCCTTTTGCTATTTCGAGATAACCCAAATCTTTGTTGATATTTATAAGTGGAATCCAACAAGTCACACCATTAAGACTACCTTGAACAGAGGGCCAATCTTGATGAGCGGGAACTTTCCAGTTTGTTTCTCTTTTTGCGGTTCTCTGTGAGCTAAATGAAACTAGTGGTCTAGTGTTGATGGATGGAAAATTAATTCCTATTTTTTTAAGTAATTTTATGAGTTTATCACAAGTTGACATTCTGATTAATGAGATCAAGTTTTGAGATGCCTTGGCGCATCCATGAAATCCATCAAAATCTTTTTCGAACAATTCCATAATTGAAAAATCACTACAATTTTTATTGTATGTTTCAAAAATTTCATCAATATCATTTTTGACTATATAAATTTCTTTTTTGGTAAAAAAATTTTTAACTAAAACAAAACCCTCTTCAATAAATTTTTCTTTTATGTTTTTCATAATTTTCTTTTTCTATAAAACATATGCTTGGATAAAAACTCATAGAATAAATATCATAATCACAGTCTGTTTTGGATAAGCCTGAATCCAAAACAGACTTTTGTTTATCTGCGGCTCTAGCGAACATACCGACGTTATGGGGTGTGTATTTCCCAAACATATTAATTTTGTCTATGCTTTTTTTTAAATATTCTATCGGTGAGATTTCACAATCTTTTGAACATTGTTCACAATAAGAAGTGTGAAGGTCTTCTATAACATAGATCCCGCCTTCTTTTAACAATGGAAACAAAAACTTAAAAGAAGTCACAACATCCATCCAAAAATGGCTTCCATCATCTATTATGACTTCAAATGGACCATGTTTTTTTTCTACTTTAGCAAGAAAAGATTTGTCTTTTTGATCTCCAATTTCTATTTTTATTCTATCATCTTCATATTGTTTACAATAATGTTTAATGTCTATTCCCAATATATTTGCATTTGGGAAATAGTCTCGCCATGCGACCAATGATCGCCCTTGCATTACTCCTATTTCAAGTAGGTTTAATTTTTTATATCGATATTTTAAAAAGTGCAAATCATATTTATCACAATAATTGTGTCTTATGCATTTATCACCACCCTTAGAATCACCGGTAAAATATTTGCTTGAAATTTGAGATAAATTTTGCATATATTATATATGCAAAAAGCCTATCTATATGCCACCGGGGGACTTGCGGATATTCTCCGAGGGTTTTATAGAACCTATATTTACTGCAAAAAAAATAATTTTAATTTAATACATTTTGAAACCGAATACTATAAATCTTCTAATTTTTTTAATATTTTTAAATTTAATTTTGATATTCCATTTGCTTATGGTGAAAAAAAATTAAATTTTGAAAATTCACAATATTTTCAAGATCAATATAAAAAAAAAATAAATGGAAATAATTATTGTTTTTTTTGCGATCACTGTAGGGCTAATAATTGCGTTTGTATAAAAAAATACTTAAACAAAAAAATAATTCCGGAGGATGTTTTTAATTGTTGTTATGAAACCAACTTTGGATCTTTTCTTGCATTAAAAAATTTAGAATTAAAAGAAAAATTTAAAATTAAATTAAAAAATTACATAAAAAAAAATAAACTCAATCAAGATTACATGTCGGTACACATAAGAGGGACCGACAGATCTGATGACTATAAGAAATACGGATTTAGTAATGTAAATGAATACATTGAAAAAGTTTCAATACAAATAAATCAATCAAAAATTCCAATATATGTTTCTACGGATGACGCTCGTATTTTAGATTTGCTACTAAAAAAAACAAATAAAAGTTTCTTATTTAATGAGGAAATAATTTTTCAATTAAACAAGAAAAATCTTCACTCCGAGGGAAATGAAAATCCTAAAATTTTAGAAAATGCGGTGATTGACTTGTTTGTTTTGGCGAGAGGATTAGATATAATTCCTTCTGTCGGGGGTTTTTCTAGATTAGCTTTTCAAATATGGTGCGATCAATTAACAAGAAGGTCGTTCAATAAAAAAATAGGAAAAAAAATATCATTAATAGAAGATTTTGTTGATGCAAATTTTAAAGAAATATCAAAAAATTTTTATTATCAAAAAATTTTGTTTCTTTAAAATTTATAATTAAATTTTTTGATATCCTCAAAATACCACTTTTCTACAATTTCTTGAGTTCTAAGTGTGTAATATTTTTTGTAATTTTCGTGAAAAGTTTTATTTAAATGTGGCAAATTTTTATCAAATAATTTTTTAAAATCTATTTCTAAATTTTCAAACCTACCTATAAAATCAAAAAAATTTTCGCCCACCCAGTTTGTTTGAGGCGACAACCAAAAGCCATTTAAATTTTCTAATCCTTGTTCTTTATTTTCGTGTTTAATAATCCAATCTTCAAAAGTAGTAACTTTTGACAAATAGACTGTTTTGTGGCTACTCAGTGGCTGGTGTTTTAAATTTTTTAAATTTTTTAAATAAAAAAAAGTAGAAACAAGTCTATCCCAAGGGTTTCTAACAAAGCAAAATTTAATTTTTTTTTCCCAATTTTTTATCTTTGTTTTTATTATGTCAATCTTTTCACCGAATAGAAAATTTCCCGATTTCGTGTGCCAATGACAATTACATCCATGAATACCTAGAGATCTCTCTATACTAGTACCACCGGTTTTTGGTATGTGTAAAAAAATAAAATCACCAAAACAGCGTTTTTCATCTAAAAAAAGCATAAATTTATATTATATATTTCTATTATAACTTTATGAATTATAAAAAAATAGGTTTAGTTTATAGAGGGCAAGCACGTTACCCAACTGTTGATATAAATAAAAAAGAAATTATTCTTTATTTTTCTAAAGTTAAGCATAACAAATCTAAAATATACAAGATTGAGTTATGTCAAAAAAATCCAAAAATTATAAAAAAAAATATCTCAGGGCCATTGTTTGATCTTGGAAAGTCTGGGTCTTTTGATCAAGATGGCCACGCCGCAAGGTGCATTGTTAGTTGCAATGAAAAAAAACTCATGTATTTAATCGGCTGGAACAAAAAAACATCGCCGCCCTACCAATTGTCAATAGGAGTTGCGGAGTGTGGTGAGAACGGGTGGATAAAGAAAGAATCACCTGTGATGGACAGATGTTTTGATGAACCTTATTTCTGCACCAGTCCGTGTGTCGTTTATGACAATAATTGTAAAATTTTTAAAATGTGGTATTGTTCTTGTACGGGTTGGATAAAAAGAAGAGACCCCGTCTACTTGATAAGATACGCAGAGTCTTTGGATGGTTTTTATTGGAAGAGATTTTCTGAGCCGTGTATAAATTATTCAAAAGAAATGGGAGCAATAGGGTGGCCGATGGTTTGGCAACAAGAAGACAAATATAAAATGATTTTCTCTTATAGAAGTGCTAAAGACTACAGAAAAAATCCGAAAAAAAGTTACTGTCTAGGTTATGCCGAGTCTGCTTGTGGGAAAAAATGGAATATTATGAATGAATGTTTGCAAGGCTTAGAAAAATCGCCACATGGTTGGGACTCCGAGATGGTGTGCTATACCGCTATGTGCGGGAAATATTTGTTCTATAATGGAAACGGATTCGGAAAAACAGGCATAGGTTTAGCTGAGGTTGTGGGTTGATTTTTGTTTTGGCCTAAATCTCAAAGACAAATCGGGGTAGTTTGGATTCTTTATATTTTCGTCTTTCAAAAATGTTGACAAAATTAAACCTCTTGCCCCTTGCTCTGGTGTCATATACATATTCCAACCAATAACTTCAAAAATATCTTGTTGCATCAATGATACTTCCTCCCTACCTTCATACCTAGCAAGTTTAAACCAATTTCTCGCAATTTCATCATCGGTGAATATCATGCCACCTTTGCCTATATTCAAAATTTTATTTGGACTAAAAGACACACATTGAAAAGTTCCCGATTCGTACATTCCCCTTGATAGTTTGCAAGCGCTATCGTAAATCGGATATGGTTTTAATTGATAACTTCCAATCCATTTAATGTCTTCAAAAACAACTGAGCCTCCTGCATGAATAATAGAACAGGGCACCGAGATATAAGTTCTAGATGGAATGGTAACTTGTTGAACTTTTAAGTAGTAACAACATAAAAACAAAGCGTTGGTGCAGCTATCCACCGCAACAGCATATCTACTGCCGACGTATTCTGCCATGGCTTCTTCAAAATCACGAACCACTTTATAAGCTATCGACATAAGATCCCTAACAGGAAAAAAAATTTATATTCGAAAATTTATTTATTATTTTATTTTTATCAATTAAATAATTTTTGGATAAATTGAGTTTTTCTAAATCTAATTGATAAAAAGAATCTGGGAGACAACTAATACAATTAGAGTAAAGAGTGATTTCTTTTAAACTTTTACAAAGACCAATATTATTTGGTAATTTTTTTAATTTATTTTTTGCAAGTCTTAAACCAATTAAATTTTGTAAATTACAAAAATTTTCAGGAAGGTATTCTATATCATTCACAACTAAAGACAACCACTTTAGATTTTTAAAATCACAAATCCAGTCCGGTAGTCTTGTAATTTTAGTCACACCAAATGAAAAAAACTCCAAATCTTTTAAATGGGTTATGTCAGGTATATCTAAGAAATTGTTTAGGTAAAGATTTAAACACTTTATAGTTTTAGGAATTTGTAAATAAGAGAACTTGTTTTTGTGTAATTTTAAAGTCTCTAAAGGCAAATTTTCTAAATTTGGCAAATGTTCAAAAAAATTTGAACCCAAATTTAAATACTTTAAATTTTTTAAATCCAATATCCACTCTGGGAAAACACTTAAATTATTGCAGCTTAAATCTAGAGACTCAATTTGTTTACTTTTAAAAACAGGGAGGTAACTTAATCGGCATTTTCTTAAGTTAACCGTTTTTAAATAATCTAGATCAACAAATTTTGTAACTATTTCGTGTTTATTTGGGAGGTGGCGTATGTCATTTTCAAAAGGATTATCCGGATTAAAGAAACTTAGGTCTGGCCCTTTTAACCACTCCATATCAATCCTCCTTTTTTCAACCAACGATCACCTATAAAAGCATTTCTTCCATGAAGAATTAACTCATCATTAAAAAAAACAGCATCGCCTTTTTTAAGATTAATATTAGTTAAAACACCCATTTGTATTATTCTTTGCTCTAAATAAATGTGAAACTCCTCCGTTAAATCGCTTTTGGCTGCTCTAAAATAATTCCAATTACATTTATTTTCATTTATAATTTTGCTTGTTTTAAAATCGTTTCCTTTAGAAAAAAGAATCTCAGTTGTTTTTAATCTTTCGAGCAATTCCGGCTTTTCTATTTTTAAACATTTTTTTAAAAGATCTAAATCTAAACAAGTAGTAGATCCTCCTACTTTAGCGGGCTTTAGACAAAAGAAAAAAGTAATATTAGGAGCAAGTGACTCATAAGAACCATCTGTGTGCAAAGGCTGGCGTGTGTTAGAGTGAGAAAAAGTATGTGATAGTTTAGCATCATATTTAATATCGGTCCAAAATTCTCCCGTTTTGTTTCCTGTTTTTATATCCTCCTTCATGGGAACTAATTTTCCAATTTCAGAGGCTTGTTCGATCCAAAACGTGTTGGTGGTTGGCGAATTTCGAACGATAACAACTTTATAATCATGCAAATTTTTTTTTATTTTTTTGCCTATTCTATTATCACAATCCAGTTCTGTAATTAATTTCATAGAGAATCCTTTTTGATTTGATCGATCCAATCAATCAATCTTTCTTCATCAATTGCTGGCATGGAATCGACTGACAAGGATGAGACTTCTTCCCAACCTAATCTTTTTAAAATAAAATCAACTATTTTTCTACTACCAAAAAATTCATATTCAAAACCAAAATAATTTCCTATTTCACAAATGTAATACTTTTTATTTAAAGTAATCAAATTATTTAAAAAATTTTCAAAGCACTCCGGTAACTCTTCATCGCCTCTATTGGAAACAACAAAAAAAAATTCATCATATTGATCTATTTTTGGATCATCTTCAATAAATTTAATAGGAATATCTAAATTATTTGAAATTGTTTTTGCAACAAATAAAGAATTTAAACCCTTACCGGTTAAGATTATCGCCATACTCTTTGGCTGGAACTCCCGTATACTTTTTGTAGGGCTTTGTGTTTTTTGTAACCATAGATGACATCGCAACGAATGTACCCTCCTCCAAAACAATATGATCTCTAATTGAGGAATTAACGCCTATCCAACAAAAAGGTTTAATGTGACAATGACCGCACACAACAACGTGCGAGGATAAAAAATTATTATCCTCAATTACAGAGTGGTGTCCTATGTGATTCCCAGACCACATAATAATGTTGTTGCCAACCTTAACAAAAGGCTGAATTGTGTTGTCTTCCATAATAAAACAATTTTCGCCTACGGGAGAAAACACAGAAGATCTGCTGCTGACATACGATATCAATTCATATCCCCTTTGTTTGATTTCATTGCTTTTTTTTGACCTAAATTGATTGTCATATATTGAAGCAAAAAATTTAAATTCATTATTTGAAAATTGTTCGTCTACTTCCTCAAAAGGAACAACAGGAAGACCTTCAAAATTAGCTTCTTTTAAAAAATCGCCATCAACACAAAAAGCCACAGGCTCGTACTGGGAATCATTTTTTAAATAAAAACTGGCTAGTGAGGATGTGTCCTCTGTGCCGAATATTAGGACTTTTTGAGCCATAATTTAGTTTCTTCTTCTTGTGTTAATATCAAATCTATTATAGAAAGTTTATTGCTAAATTTAGTAGGATCTAAAAATTCTAAAAATATTCCTTCTTTTTCAAAATCCTCTCTATTGTAAAGATTGATTCCACCACAAGCATTGACATAATGATCGCAATTGAAATACTTGCAAATTTCAATCAGTTTTTTAAAACCTGACTGTTTTGATATATTTTCTGAGTGTTTAAAATTTACATCCAAACCCAAGTATTGTGATGTCCAAATTATTGAATCACAAAGAATATCTTTTAATTTTGCGTGGCCCGAAAGGGATAAAAAATAATTTAAAAATATTTTATTCTTAATTCCGTAAGTGCAAATTATTTTCTTGTATATGTGATCATTCCAATCTGAGGAAGCGGGTGTTATTTCGCTAATATTAGTTTTTTGTCTGTGGCTCTTTACCGGTATGACTATATTTTCATTTTCTTTATGCGAAGACCTTATTCTATTTCTGTTAATCCATCCTCTTTTTGTAAATTGAACATCATTTAAAAAAACAAAAATATCGACGTGTTTGATTAATTCAAAATAACCTATATAAGGAAAAAAGTAAGGTTGCATTATTGCAATTTTCATAAATGTCAAAAACCTTCCTGTAGCCAAATCAATTTTTTTTTACCAAATTTAATTTCATCTACAAAATCTAAAAAATTATTTTTTTTTATAAAAAAACATTTATTTTCTGAGGTTTGAGGGCCAAATCGTAATGTCAAACCAACCCACAACAAAACAGGATCTGTGTCTGTGCAATAGAAACTAAAAATTTTATTTTGTGATATTTTTTCCAATAATTGAACACCATCTATAGAAAAAAAAGTTTTATTCCAAATTTTTTTCCAATTAAACATTCTTTCTTGTGTAATATAAGTTATTTCAAAATCTTTATTAATAAATTGTGTTCTTAATATATCTTGTGAATTTAACATAAAATTTTAATTATTTTAAAGTACATATTTATAATATGAACATTTCTTTTATAATACCGTTCCACACAGCAAGATTTGAAAATCTCTTACAAACATTGAGATTTTTGTTGATAAACCAGCGTGATGTTGTTTTAAATTCTGAGTTGGTCACTGTTTGTCAGGATTCTATAGAGTTTTTGGCGGACGATCAAACAAAGGAACTTTGTAAACTATCGGATAGATTTAAAATCAAAAAACATTTCAACATGGAAGAAAATGAAATGATTCTTGCCAAGATGATAAACGTAGGAGTAAGAAATTGTTCTTTAAACAAGGTTGTGGTTCTGGAGAGCGACAGAATTCTTCCCAAAGATTATTTCAAAAATATAGAAAAAGAAATAAAACCAAAAACTTGCATCACTTGTAAGTGTATGAAAAAATTAACCAAAACTGCAAATGACGAAGAAATAACAAATGAATCTTTTGAATATAAAGACGAATACCGAAGTGAAGAAAACCATATTGGATTAAGAAACATGTGGTCGGGTAACACGGCCTTTTGGCGTGATGATTTCTTTGAAGCAGATCTGATGGATGAAGGTTATATTGGATATGGCTGGGCAGACAGCGATATGACAAACAAAATGAATGAAATAGGTGTTAAATCGACCTTTAGACCTGAGACGGAATTACATCTTTGGCACCCATCACAAACCTATGGAAAAACAAATCAAAAAAGATTATTTATAAATAATGGAATTAGATATTGCAAAAAATGGAATGCTGAATACCCTGATTGGTTTAAAGAAGAAATAGAAAATAATAGAAAGTTGATGTAGTTTGAAAACAACAGCGATTTACCATTGTTGGTCACTTGATCACGAACCCGATCCTTATAAGAATTTAAGAACCAGTGTGGTTCCTTCTATAGCAACACTACGAAGTGTTTCGGATGTTGATATTGTAGTTTTAGATTGCAGTCCGCATAGACCACATCATTGGAGTCATCTACAAGAAAAATTAAATTTTCAAGTAATTAAAACTGAGTTTTTTCTTGAGCAATACTCAAGTTTGGTAAAAGGATACAAACATTTATCAAGAATTTTTGATGTTCACAATTGGTGCGAAAGCAACAAATATATTGGCGATGTAATTTACGTGGACTCTGACGTTTTTTTCTTTAATAATCCACTTCCTTTAGAAAAGCCAACAAACCGTTTTTGCTACGACGGCTGGAACACAGGCTATTTTTATTTCAATCCAAATGAAGAAAAATACAAACAATTCTTTGATTTATTTAAAAAATACACAATAGAAGCCATACACTCCAATGAAACCAGACAGTCTATGAAGAAATATATTGGATATGACGATTGGTATGAAGTTTGGGATGAGATGGTTTTGGGCTACATGAAAAACAAACACCCGGATCTTTTTAATTTCATTTGTGTTGAAGAACACGCCACAAGTCGAAATCTTTGTCAATCAAAAATTAATAAAGTAAAAGTTTTTCACGGAAATGGATCTTATGTGCCCAGCCCGACTTGTGAAGAAAATCATTCAAGGGGCTTGTTGTGTTTAATGATTAAAGAATTTTATGAAAAAATTACAAAAATACTAAACCAACACGACCTAATTAATATTTTCGGTGAAAAAAATCTGAACTATTTTGAAAATAAAAGATTTAGTCTGCTTGAAAATGCAGACTATTTGGAGTGGATAAAAAATGAAAAAGGCCATTATGAATTAATGAAATTAATAAATGGCCTACATATTATTTGAGAAATTTTAATTTATAAAGAGTTTGGTAAGTTAAACTCAATATTTCATCTAAAATATTATGTAAATGAGTGTCTTTTTTATCAAACAAATCACGAGAATTCATTGCTTCTTCAGCAAAATCATTCAAAAGAGAAATTGCATTCTTTTCTTTTGAAGTAGATACATCAACTTCAACCAAGCCATATTGACCTTGATATGTTTCAATCAGTTGATCCATAAGATCTGTTAGTTGTTCATAAAATGAGCCTAAAGCCTTATGTTCAGCGTAACTTTTGGAAGATAGGTGCAAAATATGAGCATTTTGTCTTACAGCGAATGATTTTCCAAAAAAAGAACCCAGGTTATTTCCTGATTTATATTCATTAAAACTTTTCATTTGGATTATATATAACTTAAAATATTAAAATATTTGAGGAGATGAGAAATGTTATCTTTTTTTGAAATGTTGGGATTGTTAGAAGCAAAAAAATCAACTGTTAAAGACGCAGGCGTAGAACCAAACGCAACAGTTGAGCCAGCAGTTGAGCCAAAGCCTCAATATTCAAAAGAAAATCCTCATCCAGAATCTGGAACAATTCGCAGTCATAATTCAGGCAGAGTTGTGAATGGAAAATGGGTGGACTACACGCCAGAAGAACTGGAGCAGATGAAGGAGCCATCAAAACCTTCAAGAGAAGTGGATCCTTTGGTTCAATCACAGGTTGACCAACGTAGTGAAAAAGAACTGGCGAAGCAACAAGAGAAAAAAGCAGCAGCCATAGCGGAACTTCAACGCACAGAGAACTTAAAAAAATATCAACAAGCCTGGGACCGCTTTACGAATTTAGTTTTAAACGCAAGAAAAAAAACAAAAAGTGTAAAAAAAATTGCCATCATGTTGCAAGCGGAAAAAGTATTGGTTGATCCAAATACAGGGGAAGAAACAAACGACAAAGAAAAAGGCGTGGAAACAGATCTCTTCTCTTACTTAAATGACAAAGCAAGAAAAACTGATCCAAGAAGTGTTTATTCAAGCGTAGAAGAAGCAATAGAGGATGCACTTCCAGCCGAAGGTGAAGAAGATCAAGGAAGCGATACTGCCAACCCAGTTGAATTGGACAAAGACGCAATCGCACAAAACACACCAAAAGGCCCAGATCCCAACGTGGCAATTGCCAAATCTAGAAGCAAACCACTTTCTCAAAGTGAATTCAGCAGAGTAGCTGAGAATTTAGAATTTTATAATGGAGCTTTAAGAGGCACAGCGTACAGTTTTTACACTCGTCTTGCCATAGAAGAATTAAACATGCCTTATGTGATGCCGCCAGTTAAAACATTATACTTTGTCAACAACAAAGAAGTAGACTTGCAAACATACAATAGTGCGGATGGTCCGAAAGAAGCAATCAAAACTGGGGAGTTTGAAGTGTCCCTAGAAGGATCAAGAGGCGAAGCAGCAAAAGAAAGAACAAGCAAAGTTCAAGAACTTGTTATGGCCGCTGTGGACTTTCAAAAAGTATTCAGATATGTTCTTAGTTTGTTGAGAATATCAAGAGAAGGCGAAGAACCAGAGTACAACATCACTTACAGACAAGCTCTTGCTGCACCTTCAGAATCCAACCCTGACATGATTCCTGTGATTGTTCGTGCCTTGAAGTTTGAAAAACAACTAGAAAGAGTTCAAGGATTTAAAGGAACAATCGAAGCACTGGCAGAAAAACTAACAAGTTTAGTAGACGGTGGACTAAGGGGTGGCCTTGAAAGAAAACTAGTAGATGAATCTGATTTGGCTGCGGTTTCTTATATGATAAAAGTTTCAAGAACACGCAAAAAAGCAGAAGAGCAACCAATGGGCGGCAGACCTCGTGGTCAGCAACCTTTAAGAAACCCAACAAGAAAAAGAAGCAGTTTTGAGTTGGGAAATCCCAACAGAAGCACCTCTTCTGGTATCGGCAGAGAAGATGGACCAGAGATGGTTCAAGCATACCAAAGACCGTTTAACTTTTTCAAAGTTGAAAAAGGTGCCGATATCACAGATCCAAAAACAAGAGTCTATGTCAAAACCAAAGACGAATTGGCTGAAGTAGACAGAAGCGATGATGGAACGCCAGCCGGAAGCATGTACGGAAGCAAGTTAAGCACTCAAATGGCCAGACTCAAGGCAGCACAAAAAAGACGAGAAGAAGATCGTCCTTTGTTTGGCAATCCAGGCGATTATCCAAAAGAATCAGTGGATTGGCAAGATGTTTTGGGATTATTGGATTACTGGGATGGAAACAGATAGAGTAAATTCTACAAAAATTTACAATTGTTTGACAAATTTTATAATTTTTTTATAATGAACTACTATATAGAAAGGTAGGATTCATTTGAGAAAACCAAAAATGATCGTCAAAATTACAAAAACAGAATTTGAAACAGAAGACGGGGTAATACACCCTATTCCTTTTGAACTTGAGGAAATTCCATCTATAGAAGAATTTCAAGAGATTTACGATCAATGGTTTAGATTGTTTCAACAAAAGGAGTTGTTGGAATGAGCAAACTTATACCAATTAAAAAGGCTGCCGAACAACTTCATTCTTCTCAAAATTCTTTGAGAAAATGGGAAAAGCAAGGAAAAATAAAAGCAATCTACACTGCCGGGGGACACAGGAGATATAGACAAGAAGACATTAACGCCTTGGCGGGTGATGATTGTCCTATAGATATAAATACAGTCAAAAACCGTTGTGCAATATATGCCCGTGTATCAACAGGAGAACAAAAACAACACGGAGACTTAGATAGACAAGTAAGTAGACTTTCATCAGAGGCAGTTAAAAGAAAACTAGTGATAGTTTCAATAATATCTGAGGTTGCTTCGGGCATGAATGATAAAAGACCAAAACTTCATAAGATGATGGACTTAGCCATCAACAAGCAAATTGATATAGTTTTGATTGAACACAAAGATAGATTAACAAGATTCATGTTTGATTATCTTGTTAAATTTTTTGAATCGCATGGAGTCAATGTAATATGGACAGAAGAGGTTTTGGGTAAGTCTTATGAACAAGAATTAGTAGAAGATATTCTTTCTTTAATGGCATCTTTCTCTGCAAAAATATACAGTAGAAGGGCTGCTAAAAATCGTAAAAAGAAGGAAACTTGCAAATGATTTATAAATCCTTCAAAATAGAACTAAAACCTAACAATAAACAAAAAACACTATTCAAACAATATGCTGGAACTGCAAGATTTGTTTATAACTGGGCGTTGGCTCTGTTGCAAGAAGATTATAAATTAGAAAAGAAAATTAAGCCCTCGGCAATTACATTACACAAGATTTTGGTCGCTAAAAAGAACGATGAATTCAAGTGGATTAAAGAAATAAGCAAGTGGTGTCCACAAAACTCACTCAGAAACCTTGAGACTGCGTATAAGAAGTTTTTCAAAAAACAAAATGCTTTTCCTAAATTCAAGAAAAAAGGACAAAAAGATTCATTCACACTTGACGCTCCAATAATTTTGAAAAACAATAAGATTAAGTTGCCAAAAATTGGTTGGGTAAACTTAAAAGAACATGATTATATCCCAGAAGGCAAGCCTAAATCAGCAACTATATCTTTAAGAGCAAACAGATGGTTCGTCTCAATACGATACGAAGTAGAGACAGAACAAAAACAATATGAAAATAAAGTTGTTGGCGTTGATTTAGGAATTAAACACCTTGCAATCACAAGTGATGGTGAAATATTTGAATCATCAAAAAAACTAAAAAACAAAGAAAAACAGTTAAAGAGATTACAACGAAAATTATCTCGTCAACAAAAAGATAGCAATTCAAGAAAAAAAACGAAAGAAAAGATAGCAAAGGTTCATTTTAATATTAGCAACCACAGAAAAGATATTCTTCATAAAACAACATCTTGTTTGGTGAAAACCAAATCAAACAATAAAATTGTTATTGAAGATTTGAATGTAAACGGAATGTTAAAGAATCACAATTTAGCCAAATCAATTGCAAATATTGGATTCTATGAATTCAGAAGACAATTAGAATATAAATGTTCTTGGTACGGCAAGGAATTAATTGTTGCTGATAGGTTTTATGCAAGTTCAAAGTTATGTTCTTATTGTGGAAACAAGAAAGAGGACTTGACCCTTGCGGATAGAACTTATTCTTGCTACAATTGCGGATTAGAAATTGACCGTGATTTTAACGCAGCAAAAAATTTAGAATTATATACCGTGAGGTACACGGGAATTAACGCTGGTGTAGATGATAAGGTTCATGTTGAGAAATCAACAGGTGATCGTCGTAGAAACCAGAATCAAACAAAAAACCTACTTGTAGATTTTTGTAAGTTTTGAGTACCGGACAACAAGTAATTCACTTGGAAGCCAGCATATACAAACCGATATTTGAAAAACTATATCCACTATATGCTATAAACATACCAGTATTTCCTTTGTATAATTGCTCTAAAGCAACATAAGCGTAAATCAAGCCAGTTACAAGAATAAGCCAAGCACTCATAATTTTCTCCTAATCAATATTTTTATTTTCTAATTCAACAAGCCAATAAGCCTGACCCAGAAAGGCTTGCCAGGACTTTACAGGCTTACAATCGCTAAATCTAAACGAGTGTCCCTCTGGTTTTTTTGGATGCTTTAAAAGTTTCATTCCTGCTTGATCTGGTGTTCTGTCTGCTTTTCGTCTATTGCAGGAGACACAGGCGATAACGCAATTTTCCCAAGTTGTTTCACCACCATGAGATCTAGGAACAACGTGTTCTATTGTTAGTTCCTCTGTTCCTGGTTTACAACCGCAATATTGACATTGATTGGCGTCTCTTTTATATAAATTTCTTCTGGAAAAATGAACTTTTGGCTTTGGTAATTTTTCATATCGACTCAACAATATAATTTCTGGAATTTTAAAACTATATGAACTAGTATAAATTCTGTCTTCGTTTTCAATAGGCTCTAATCGACTCCAATCTGCCCAAGTGAAAGTTTGATAAGTCTTAGGTTCTATTATTGTCGCCTTGGGAGTACCATCAGAGTACTCACAAAATAATTTACAAATAGCATCATCAAGTCCGATTGCAGAAATCGGTCTCCAATTTTTGTTCAATACTAAACATTTTCTTTGTTGTAATGTTAAAGTCATTAAAAGCCCTCTTTTTTCCAATTTATGTTTTTATTCGATTCTTTATTTTTTAATGGATAATCATTTGCGATATAATGATTAATATTGTTTAAAACATTATGAGAATTATTTTGTGTTAAAAACACATAACACTCAATAAAATACACAAATAAACATACCGAAAATACTAAAAGTAACATATCTAAAAATAACATATCTCAAGTAACGGGCAAAACATCAACATCACCCAAATTATTAGCAACCTCAGTTATTGTAACCTTTTTGTACCTTATAATCAAAGTGTCTGTTGGGTCTATTGTTTTGTTGAAGGAAACCTCGGTGCCGTTAGATTTTCGAACAACTATTTCAAAAACTTGATTGTTGGCAACATTACCACCCTCAATTAAAACATGAGGATCATTCATCATGTCAACAATATCGGGGTGAGGCAATCTTAGGTCATACGTAGAGACTAAATTGTCATTTTTAACTTTTATAGCCATATAGTTCTCCAATTTAAAATCAAAAATATGTATGGATATTAGCAGTCTTTAATTTTAAAACAAAAAACTAAATAATAATATGAAATGTTTTAATGAATGGCTATCTGAGTCTTCACTTAGACAACAATTAAAAGTGCCTCAAAACCCCAAGCATCATCCTGAGGGGGGCGTGGATCGTCACACCATGATGGTGCGTTCGTCTCTAGAACCAGCAATAAAAATTTTACAAGAAAAACAAAAAAATGACCCAAGTGGTCCACTTTCCAATCTAGATTTAAGTTTCGCTTCAGAGGATATGAACATATTGCGTCTTGCTGGTTTATTGCACGACATAGGCAAGGGAGACACATTAGACCCTGTGAAGTTGAGTGCCCATGGTCATGAAGATCCAGAAAACTTTGAAAAAGCCATGCAAAGATTGGGACCAATATGGCATCAAATGTATAGCCAATCCAACCAATCTGATAAGGACGATCTGTGGTGGGTTATCAAGTATCATATGAGTCTCAAAGACAAAGAGGGTTTTCAAAATAAATCTTTAAAAAAAGAAATACTAGATGATCAAGGAAAATACAAACCTGACCGTAAAATTAAATTACTATTGGTATTTTTGTTAATGGACCGCATGGGTCGTGGAGGAGAAAGTGGAATTCCTTGGCAGAAAGCCAAGCAATTTGCTCAAGGTAACACATCAGCAGCAGCGAGAGGTTTGGAGGGCATAGATGCAACGGCATCTATGTATAAACAAGATCTTGACAAAATAGCCTCTCGTGCAAGTAAGCCAATGTCTAGCGATCCAGTTGGTTTTGTTTCTAGTATGCGTGAAAAAGGAAAACCCAATGAAATAATCCGGTCGGCTTTACGAGGGCGATTTCCAAATTTAACCGACACAGAGATCACACAACTTCTGGGCGAATCACGGATGAAATTCAAAGTATTTTTCGAATCTGAGGAGGATAAACCTTCCACGATGGAGGCAAACATTCCTCTTGGAAAATTTCAAAAAGGCGCTCAATTGATATCCGATAATTTTAAGAGCGCAGGATTCACAATTTATATAGTTGGCGGAACAGTTCGTGATTATCTTATGAGTCAATTTCATGATGTGCCATTTAAAATTAAAGACGTAGATTTTGCCACAAATGCAACCTCTGACGAAGTTAAACAAGTGCTAATCAACATGGGCATAGAACCTATTGCAAAAGGCGAATCTTTTGGAGTAATCTCAGCAGTTATAGACAAAATAGAATATGAGATAGCAACATTTCGTGAAGAATCAGGCTACTCCGACAACAGAAGACCAGACACAGTAAAACCATCTGATGCAAAGAATGATTATCGTCGCAGAGACTTTACCATAAATGCTTTATACTATGAGATGCCAAATGAATTTGGGGGACAAGGAACAATAATTGATTACGGCAAAGGGCAAGGACTTAAAGACATTAAACAAAAAAAGATCAGGCCGGTCGGGAGTGCAGAAGATCGTTTTGGCGAAGACCGACTTAGAGTTTTAAGAGGGGTTAGATTTCATGGAATATTCAACAAAGAAAATTTAAAAGACATCGTTGACCCAGAAACTTTTGAAGCCATGAAAAAATTTAGCACTCTTGAAGGGGTTTCCCCCGAGAGAATACAAGCAGAGTTTGTGGCAGCGTTGTTGAAGGCAAGAGATCCAAAGGTTATTTTACATGGATTTGAATCTATAGGAGCATTGCCTTATATGTTTCCTGGATTGGTTTTAGACATGGAAGCGGTTGATCACCTAGCAAATCTTCCAAGTCTGCCGAATGTTTCTGGCTTAGAAGCAAAAGAACAAGATAAAATTGAAAAAAACCATAACAAAAAGAAAGTTATCCTAACTCTTGCGACACTCTTGAGAAAATCCGGTACGCCTCAAGAAGTTAGAAATAAACTAAATAAATTAAATTGGCCAAATGACATAGTTGACGAAGTTGCTTTTTTAATGCAAACTTGGTCTATACTACAAAATCCCACACCACAAAATATAAGCCAACATGCTACATCTTTTTCAAAGAAAAACCCCGATTTCAGAAAAGAGTTAATACGTGGCTTTCACCCAATGATAGGACACGAAGTAGATTCAGATCATTTGTCTCATCTTGGCGATTACGAACCACCAATTTTAAGTGGTCAAGAAATACAAAGAGATTTAGGTCTAACAAAACCAGGACCAGAGATTGGCAAAGAAATTGCCAGACGCACAGCAGATCATTACTCAGATAGTTTTTTCAAATGGAAAAATCGACCACCAATGGCCTGAGTCCTAACGAACAATATTGGCTAAAAAAAAGTAAAGTTCCAAATATACTTCGGCAAGAAATTTACAAACATCAAAACAAAGACTCAATTGCGATTGACTTAGGGTGTGCCGGTGGTCGGTTAACAAAATATATCGAACCTTTATTTAAAAAAGTTTATGGAATAGATTTATGCAAAAATTTAATTGAAAAATCTTCTGAGTTAAATTCTTCAATTAATTTTGTTTCTGGAGATTTTGGCGACCCAGTTTCTTGGAAAAAGATAAACAAATCATTTGATGTGATAGTGAGTGATTGTGCCATAAGAAAAGATTACGTTAATCTAAGCCACCTATCTGATATCTTCATCAATAGGTTAAAAAAAGGCGGATTAGCGATATTAAGGATTCAAGAAAAAAGTGATTTAAATAATTTATTAGATTTAAAAACTAGAGAAAAAATATTTTTTTCTAAACAAGAAATATTTGAATATTTTTCAAAATTTAAAGTAGAAATAAAGGAAGAAAATTACAAACAAAAATTTTCTAATAAAAAATATATTGAAGATTATCTAGAAAAAATTAATATTAAAAAAGAAAATAAAAATTATCAATTAAAAGCAAATAGAAGTTATATTTTAGTTATTGCAAAAAAAATTGAGGCATCCTTGCCTCTTTGCATCATGCAAAACCATCCATGAAATCCCCATCCTGGGGAAGCTATGAAAATTTTATACGAAGATAAATCTTGTATGTTTTTACACAACATATTTATAATAAATAATCGCAGAGATTATTCAATCGTGTATCGATTCAAAAATCACTTCAAAGAATCAGTGATCACAATTTCTATTCCAAAAGCATCCGCTCTAAGAAAAGCTGCGTAGCCCATTTTTTTTATTTTCTGCAAAAGATCTGAGGGCTTTTGTCCATCTTTAACGACAATATTGACGGTGACTTTGTTAATATCTTTTTCAAAATCAACCAAATCGTCGTTTAATTTTTTAATGTCTTCTATACGCATAGAATATATTAGTTTTTAGATTATATTTTTTCTTTTTCTTTTTTTAGATCTATTTTCTAAATTAATATAAAATACGTATGATCTTTTATTAGGTACTAATAATTTACTACGATCAACAGCCCTAAAAATAAGTCTCAGTCTTGTGTTTGGGTTTTCATAAGTCAAAATTTGTTTTATTTTACCAAGCACAGAAACTATGAACTCATAAGATCCTGAGATTCTTATTCCATCTTCTCCGTAACTTGATCGTTCAACACCGTCTGGCTTTTCTGTCATGGGTTTTATTACTATGGGCATGTCGGGTTTAAGTGTTTTCCAAAATCTCAAAATGTCCGCTTTTTTAGCCGACCAGAGTTTTTCTTCAACCTCGATATTTTGTTGCTGCGGCTGCAATTGAACTGGTTGAGTTTGATTGTTATCAAACTCATTTATTATAGAATCAATAAAATTATTAAATTCTTTGAAAGAAGACATACAATATTTATGAAATTGGTGATAAATAATTAAAAGGTAGATTATGATAGAAAAAATAAAGTTAAATATTGTGTTAGACAAAATACTAGCAGGAATTGCGTGTCTCGCTTTATTGGTTACACTAGGAACAATAGGATATAACGAATTTGCCCAACAAGAAATCAAAGTTGTTGTAAGTTTAAAAGATAACGAAGATCCTTTTTTTGCTTTAAGGCAAATTGTGCCTGTGGACTGCCGACTCAAAGAAATACGTCAAGTCGATAAAACAAATAATCAATATGAAATTACACTCTTCACAAGAAGAGAAAAAAACAATCTTCTAGAATGGCTTTTAAAAAGTTCAAGAGTTGAAGAAGCCGAAATCAAAAACAAAGTTTTGAAAAAAAACTAAATAAAAGACTCAAGAATAGCTGACGGTTTACAAATGCATTCTTTTTTATTTTTTTGATGATCCTCTAAAAATACTTTTAAGATCTCGCTCAACTCAGAAAGCAATGTTCGCCAGTCGTTTTTCTTTCTAAATACTTGTACGCTATCGTACCAAATTGTTTTTTGATCATCTCCCCATCTCCATTCACCAACCTCAGGGTCCAACAAAAGCCAAGTCTTCACGCCCATAGATCCTGCTAGGTGGGCCACCGATGTATCTACAGTAATCACCAAATCCATATTTTTAACCAAGTGTGCTGTTTGGTTCCAATCTGTCATTGCATTTCGATAATCAAAATAATTTTTTGGGGGACCAAAAATTCTACACAAACTAAAAAATTTGAAATTGTCACAAACATTCAAAATTTCAAGCAAATTAACAGGTACTGATCTTTTGTAATCAAGAGCATTAAATGGATTGCCACACCAACAAACTCCAACTTTTGGAAATTTTAACAAGGGCAAAACTTGAATTGCTGGGTTTGGAGAAGCGGCGTCGTTTGGCGTTAAATATGGAAAACCTTTTATTTCATTTTTTTTAATTTTTAAAACTTTTGGCAAAGCCATCATATGAATAACTTTATCAAAATTTAATGGATGTTTTTGTTTATCTGAGACCTCAAATTCGCTAAATAAATTATCAAACTCTTGATTACAATGTAAAATTATTTTTTTAACTCTTTTTCTAGCCTCTTCAACAAATCTAAAAAATTGAATGGTGTCACCATCACCAAAAAGAGCATCTATCAATAGAACAATATCCTCTTTTTGACCACACCAAACCGGCTTGCCGTAATCTGGGGAGGAACAAAAGACGTTACTACCAGTTCCGACCACAACGTCTTCGTGATCAGGCCAACCTTTTTCATAATCACCTAATCGCAATAATTGTATTTTTTCTTGCCAACTCATAAAAATATTATAACAAAAAACCCCACCGGGGAGAAGGGACGAGGTTCTCTACCCGGTGGGGGACGTAACGCTGTTAACCGGCTGAACAGCGGTCAACTTTGCCGGTAAGTTGACAACATCTAACAACCAGCAAGGGGTGACACAACAACCAACCCCTACTGGCAATAAGACTATATATTAATTATTTTATTTTTTTTGTCAATAGCTTGTTTCCAAAAAAGGAAGGTAAAATTTTCTGCAAAACTCATTAGCCAAAGAAACGTCAAATTTAAAGTTATCTTTTCTGTTGTTGAACGATATTGTTAATTTTTGCAATGATTTTTCGCATAACATATTCAAATATTCTTTATTGTATTTTTCAGGCTCTGTTTTTATGGAGAAAACAAGATCTCTGAACTGTTTATCAAATCGATTCAGGTTAACTGGGTAGACGCCAGTTTCAAAAAAAGTTTGACCACAAAAAGACAACCTAAAAAGGTGAGAAAAATTCTTAGGACTATAACCAAAAGCATCTAATGTGTTTTTTCTTTTACTGCCCAAATTTCCAGTTCTTTCTCCGTTTGCTAGTTTTTTTTCATTTTGAATATATCCTAACAAACTTTTGTAAAGATATTCACTATCAATTAAATTATATTTTTGTTCTCGTATTTGTTTAAATTCATCTGATAAAAAAACAAAATCTGACTCTTCGGCAAATATCATCTCCACCATTTGAGTATTAGTTTTTTTTAAACCATGAAGATAATGAACTAACTCAAAATAAACAGTGTCTTCGTTTGATTTTTTTAAGACTTCAAATCTATTTAAGCCTAAAATTTTTCCAGGCTCTGTGTTTAGAAAAACACCACGCTTATCCACATCCGATTCTGGTGTGGATAATCCATACAGGTGACTTCCGGCTATGATTTCAGCGAGTATCTTCATCAAAATTAGCTTTCTTCAATCAATGATCAAAGGTCGTTCTAATCCTTGAGGAGGAACGATAACCCACAAGGGATTTGTGGCCGACCATTGCCCACCTAACACAAAAATTTTACATCCTTTGAGTTCTGGAGGCAAATGATAATTACTCGTAACTTCTTGATAATCTGCTGGGTTTTTGCGATCAGCCATAGCCACAAGAACAAATGGGTAAACAAGGATAGCCAGACATAACAAAATAACCAAATAATAAGATAGTATTAGAAAAAAATCTTTCATTTTGATTCCTCAAAACTAACAGGTTTGTACCAATTATATTTGAAACCAAATCCTAAAATTTTAAAACAAACTTCAAAAAGATAGTCTGTTTTCCTAAAGTAAAATCCCGTTCCGATGTTGTCGATATATAAACCATATTTGGTTCTTTTAAAATTTACTAGTTCTGGTGTGTCGGAATTAACAAAGAAAACAACTTCTGGAGTTGTAAAAACAAGATTGTTTTGAATTCCAAAAAAAGACAAAGATTTTCTAATTAAGTTTCTTAATTTATAAGAAAATTTTTGTCTTTTTCTATCCTGCTGTTGTTTGATTTCGTCATTTTTTAATTTTCTAGACTCATGATTATAAACTTTACAATCTACCAGTTTGATATCTTCTAAGATTCCATTTGTAAATTTTGCTTCATACTCGACTGAATAGTCAACCAAGTCTGTTGGGTGGTACGCTCCAAATTTAATTATTCCGTGAAAATCTATTAATTGTCTTCTTTGTTTTCGAACATCTTGCTCATCATAAAAATCATCTTTGTAAAGATGTTTGTCATTTGACAAGAAATAAGTATTCATACAATTTTCTAAAGATTTAGTTTGAAATTCAAAATCTTTAATATTTTTATCAAAAGATTCAAAACACTCGGGTTTTGGTAAATCAATTTGATCTTCTACTTTTACATAATCAAACATTCCCATAAAAATCTCCTGATTTAAGTGTCAAGCCAAGTCACCAAAACAAGTTTCGCTTTGGGATAAGCTGATTTTAGTGAATTATAAATTGATTTACCACCCTCATTAAGGTCTTCGTATTTACATCGCCAATAATCATGGTCTTTATTAGCGCCGCTCCAACCTGTGCAGCCTAAAGTAACACAAGCAATGAGTTCTTTTGACAAATATTGATGGTCAACTTCTTTTTTAATATTAGGAAACAATTGTTCCTCAAGAGCAAAACTTTGTACCCAATCCATAAAATTTTTGCCTTGTTCAATTTCATGAAAATTATCTGTGTTCACTTCTGTATCTGTGCCAATGAGGCTTTCGCTCATCGTGCTGTATGTGGAACCATAATAAACAGATTCATCAGAGAACTTATCATCTTCAAAACACCAAAGTTGAACAAACATTCCGCCTTCATTGGTGCTTGAGTATTCTTGAGAATCAATGGGAAAGTTGACCATTCCCAAAACATCTTTTGATCTACGTTCCATTTTAAAACCTGTGGGTTACCCAACCGTTCCTAAAAATATATGGAAATCTAGGTAGAGACAAAATCGCTACCATTTGATAATCTCATATTTTATTCTCATTTCTACGAAGTCAATTTAATCTTGCTACTCGCAAGACCAGATCTTACTTCTCCGTGAGCGTTTATTCCCGTCAAACTGATGGTTTTTATACGACTCAAGATTGTAAGAGGCATTTAAATTCCTGTCAATAGCTCGATTGCATTAGGGATTTTGATTTTGTTATCGAATGCAGTTTTCTTGAGGTTCAATGTCCAATTGTAAGCAAAGCGGGCCGTTCCTGCATTTTTCATCAAGAGAGTCCGCTGCTTGTTATTTGGACTGATTTCAGTCTTATAAACTCGTTGAACTAACAAACTACTCCTGCACAACTACTTTTGTTGCATTATTCTTTTCTTCCTCAAGAAATCCAACAATTTGGTTTAGCGTTTCGATTTTGGTAATTTTATCTAACTTTGTTTGCAATGCAATTCCAAACTTTCTTTTAGCCTTATTAAGACAACTCCTCATCTCTGCTCTCCAACTTTCTGTGTCGCTACGATAGTGAAATTTTTGAGATGCTATTTCTTTACGAAGATTCTCTATCCTGTTTTTCAGTAGAATTCTCTGCTCGGTAATATCTCGTGTAGGAACCTTAGCGATAGGAGTTAGACGACCAAGAGCATCTTTTCCAATTTTTTTACCATAACTAACCAGTTCATGGTCGCTATAAACCGCTTGAATTTTCGGAAGTGCAAGAATCAATGGTAGGGCAAAGTCATCATACTCAGAGCTACTAGATGTTCCATCTCCACATGAATCGGATAATATCGCATCTTCTGTTCTTACTACTTCAAATGTTTTCTTGCTTGGATCTCGATCTTGCTTATCCTTTTCTATGGTGTCAAGTTTAGTCGTTTCATGACTTGTCATTGCTCCACCATTTTCTTCAATAAATCCCTTCCATAATGCTTGCCCATTGACATCAGAGGGCATTATCAAATGAGCAGTCTGATTTTTACCCCACATAGTGGCAGTTCTCATCATTCTTTGCACAAAAGCAGCAAGTGTACGGACGGAGGATAGATCAAGACCAATCTTAATTGGAGGAATATCCATCCCTAAACTTGCCATCTGTTTAACAATCAGGATATCGCCTTTCCCGTCCCCAAAATCCTTAATTAATTCATCAGCCGAATCTTGCTTAGATGTAGCAATAATAACCTTGAAAGAGGTATCTTGAAAACCTATTTCAGCGGCAATCTGCTTAGCGTGTCCATCATCTTCTTCGTCAATATCATTCCCACAGAAAATGATTGCCTGCGTCTGAGGCTCGTACAGCCGATACTCTCTCAATCTTTTTACAAGTTCAAAGACTCCTTGTTTGATTACTTTAGTGTCCCTAGTCACACGGCTAAAATATTTACTACATTCAGTTGGAGTCATTTCAGAAATTTTTAATTCCTTCATTTTGTCTGGATCACTAGAATTTCCATCAGGAATCTTCACTATGACATCAAACTCACGAAGACCAACTTTACAAAGAACATCTCCCTCTGCCCAAGCTGATTTAAATGTATATTCATAATCGGCTTCCAATTTAATTTCTCCTTCTAAATCCTTGTAAATATCAAGATAATATTTACTTGGATCCTCATGTTGTCTTGGAACATAACGTAATCGCTCACGTTTTGGTTCGACAACACATTTGAAGCCGGGAATTTTTTGTCCATTATCACGATACGGAGTCGCTGTGGAAAGAGTGACAATGCCACCAGCTTCGACAATTTTTGGCACCACAGCACCCCATACATTTTTTTCTGAAGAAGTGTGGGATTCATCAATATAAACTAAAACTGGTTTCCCAGATTTTTTTACTCGTAATCGAATATAACCACAAATCTCATCTGCTTTATTCGCCAACATTTGAGTGCAGAGAGCAACAAAATATTCTTCGTTCTGAAAGATTGGCAGCCTAAAGTTTTCCATTATGTCATAAGCAATGGGACGACTTCTTGTTACAATTGTATACCGATTAACCATTTCGTCAATTTTTTTCTTACGACACAATTGATCCCGCAAAAATCGACATGGAGCCGCAAGAATTGCAGAATCTGCGATTCCTCTTTCGATTAGCTCAATTGCTGTTGCTCTCATCACATCACTCTTTCCATAACGAGTAGGAAGAACAATGCTTATGGTTTGAGAGTTATCCATAACCTTTTCGACAATGCAATTAAATGCACCTCTCTGCCCAATGCGGAAAGGAACAATATCGACATGCAAACCAAGATTTAATGATTCATAATAACTTCTATTTTTAAGACTTAACACTTTCGAGCCTTTCTTAAGATTACAAGGAGGACATAATGGTTGCATATTAACATACTCTGTACATCGTGTCAACTTAAATGGTATTTTATGGTCGGCATGCCATTTTTGAAGATCAACTCCACACTCAGCACATTTACCATCAAAATCCAAATAAAGTCTTGCTCTATCTTTTGTTCTTCTTAATCTTCTATAATTCATATTTTATTTACCCCTAAAGAAGACTGGGTTTTCTAGTGGTGGAGATAAAATTGCAGTCTATCATTATTCTACAATCTAAAGAAAGTTTATCAACTAAAAAGAAGAATCACATATCGGAAGCCCATGAACTGGACAACTTGATCCTGTTATTTTGTAGCCATCTAGAGTGGGACAGGTGCAGTTTTCGCATCCGTGTTTTTTGTTTGTTAATATTTTGAGCATTCTGGAGGCGTTAAGAACTATATTTTCTAGTATCACTGGTGTTTCTCGGTCTGGATTCTCAACTTCATAATAACGGTTGGCCGAATCTATAATTTCTTTTGTCAATTCAATTAATTCATTATTCATTATTGCACCTACAAGCAAGTTCGTCATTTTCAAATTCTTTTTCAATCATTTCTTTTGAGCCATCTTCATTAACTTTTTGAGTAAAATAAGTTCTCTTTTTTAAGTAAAGTCCGCATTTTTTACAATACTTTTCAAGATGCTTCATCAATTTAAGCATCCCTTCACCAATTGGCAATTCTTCAAGCAGACGGTTCCAGGATATGTTTTCTTTTGTATCTTGTAGAGCGCATCTTTTAAATTCTTTTATAGCAATCCAAGTTGGTTCTTTTTCTTCATCATCATAATCATAAATTTCAATGCAATCTTTTAAATTAGCCTCTGTTAATTCGACATATCCAAACTTGTCTTCACGCTTAAGTATTCCTTTGGTTATTTGGCCAAGATCAAGAAATTGAAGTTTATCACCACCACTATCGTCACCCCACACACAACCAGCCACAAATCCATATTTTCCTTTAAATTGAGGGGGAACATAATACTCAGTTGGGCAAAAACCATAAGCATCACGCTCTTCACCGCAAATGTCTACACAATCGGGCAAAGTCATCACCCGAGTACCTGTATAATCCTTAGAATATAAGGCATATTCTTTTCCATCTTGTTCAAAAGGATAGAAAGTTTTGTATAAACTTGGATAGTTTCTTTGGTATTCACCTATTTGTTGGTTACTCTTGAGTATTTTAACATTCAAAACGTCCCAGCAACCCGGCTTACTGGGAACTTTTTCAACTTCAACGTGGTAGTCGGTTATCATTTTGTTATTTGTTCTTAGTTCGCAATCCTATCAACCCACAAGCAATATTAATTATACCCAAAAGCGGAGCGTGAGGCAAAATAAAAATTAACCAAACTCCCGCAGCGAGAGAAAGACAACCAAATATCAAACTTAATATTCTTAGTCTAAAAAAAGCAAAAAGTAAAGACAATCCCGCAACAGTCCAAAAAGAAATTATTATCAGTGCTGCCAACAAAGCAAGAGATTCCATTAATAACCTTAATTAATTTTATTTTTTGAATCAAAATCTAAGAGATCTGGATTGATTAAGTCTATCATATAGTCTTTTATCAATCCTTCAAGAGCATCCTGATCGCCAATATATGAATAAGGTGCCATTTTTGATGTTTGCATTATATCATATACTATTTTATCCACAAGTTTACAAACATCATCCCAGTTGTTGCGATCTAAGCGAGACAATTCTTCTTTGATATTAACTTCTTCTTGTGCAGGTTGTTCTCCAAAACATTTCAAATCAACATATGGAGCAATGTCACTATCAAATATTTGAGCCATTCGCTTCCACAAGGATTTTCTTTCCTCCTCAGTCATTCCGCTAATGCTAGGAGAATTTTTCACAATCCCATAATCATGGCGATAAGTAAAACACATACTGGTTATAATTTGCTCTCTTGTTCTTGAATTAGGAATAGAAAAATTGACTTTCATATCCTTTAAAAAGTCTGGGTTATTCATAGGATCTTTTATTTTTTCTCTTATGTGATCCTCAACCAATTTTTTAATTCTTGAATGCTTTGCTTTTGCATGAAGAAATTCAAGTTCTTCATCAAGTTCGCCTTCGGCATCAAAAGTAAAAGATACTCTAATTGTTTCTTTACTCATGTTCAATTTACCTTCACCACATTTAACGTATGCTCATCGTCTGTTTTGACCAAGTAATCACCAAGACGGCAGATAATCTCCCCGTCAAAAATTGTTGTTATCCTCAATATGGGCTTGTTGTCTTCGGAGAAATCGTGGTAGACATTCTTTTGAATTGACCTCGCCCAGTTGTAGACCTGATCCTTGTTTTCTTCGGTGAATCTCATGGCTTCCACTTCGGCCTCGCCATCGATTGTAGGAACCTTGATCTTTTCTGGTGGCTTGATGGGTTTGAAAACTGCCCCGGCCAGAAGTTCACAAAGCCACTTCACTTGCATCTTTTCTAGGCACTCTGGCATCTGTGCCATAGCATTCTGCAATTCCATGGCGTAACCAAACGCATTGTCTCCCCTTATAAAAATTCCCGGCCAATCATCTCCAAATTGAACAGGTCCGGTTTCGACTCGACCACCTTCAACCGCTGGTAATTTGCGAATTTGATCCATTTTTGATTTTCCTTAATTTGTCTTGAAAATGTTTTTCGTATCCACAACGAAAAATTCCACAACATATTTCTAGAATTTCCTCGTCTGTTTTTGCTTTTTTAATTTTTCCCAAAACGGTTTCCTTGCGTCTCTCTAATCTAGATGAGAGACCGGCTCCATGGGCCCAATCAATCTCGTTTATCCATTTTTCAAAAACTTCTTGTTTCATTGACTTTCCCAACGCTCCCATTCATCAAGTTTTCGCAAAGTATCCGCTGCGTAATTAGTAGAAACAAATCTATCTTTTGAAATTGTTTTATCAAAACAACTCATGCACAAAACTGTTTTAGCAATTTTGTTATATTCAACCATTCCATTTGTATCTGGCTCAAAATAATTCCCGACTAGTCCGCCCATTTCTTTAGGATCTGCGGTGTATATTCCACCATGTATAATTAATCCATCAAATTCATCAGTTATTGGTTTGTTGCAACCATCGCAAATGCAATATTCAACAGTTTTCACAACTCTTCTCCGGTATTGTAATCAATCACGGGATTTTCCCAAGCATCTTTGATAAGGTCAAACTTTTCTTCTAAACCTTCCATGCTTGAAGCATAGACAGATTCAGGTTTTTCGTCTATTTTTACAATATCGCCGTTTTCGTCAACAAAAACTAGCCAAAAACCGTATTGTTCACCTTTTTTAACGACTCTGTAGGTCCAGCCTTTTTGCATAATACAAAAACAACCTTTAGCGCATTCTGGGGCTACATTCTGGGGCTACATTTTGGACAAGAACAACTCATCATGTGAATGCACGGTCCCAAACCATCTTTCCTTATTCCTGTACCGCCGCAAGAAGGACAATTGTCGTGAAGACAATTGCTAATGTCCTTCCATGTGGTGCTAACTTTTTTAATGGTCCAATTCCACCAACCGTCTTTTTGTGCGTTGTCAGTGTTCATAATAATCCCTGCTCCTCAAGACTCGGAAAGGTATCCCATTTCTTTTTAAAATCCTCAATACTAGTAAATAGTGGAATTCTATACCTGTTGCAAACAATGTCCACGTTGCCTTTTCGCCAAAAACCTTCTGGGCATATCACCCATAGTTTACTAGTGTGGGCATACAATCCCAACTCTAAAAGACTAATTGGACTTTTAGTTTTAGGATCAAAATACATTATTATGTGAAAAGATTGATCTAGGGCATTTAACTCCCAATTTACTTGTTGGTAGAATTGAGGATTTTCAAATTTTTGTTCCCATGTGCTATCCCAATCATCTCGTCTTGGATTAAATACCACATAACCTTTCTTAGAGAAATATTCCCCAAGATCAGACTGCCAGTCAATAGCAGACCCCATTTCGATGCTGCCCGCCAAGAAAACCGTGTTTTCATTATCTCTTAGGGCAATATTACTTGGTGGTTTGATTATCATGTTTTACTCCTCAATAATTCTTTCAATGTTTTTTCCTTCACAAAAAGGACACATGGCACCCTTATTGATAATATCTATAATTTTTATTGTTTTTGAATCCAAAAAACCGCCACCAACACTAGTTCCACAATCTTTGCAGATCAAAGAATACAAAACACTATCCTCTGTTCCAAAAGTTACCTCGGTGTAACCCTCAGAACATTTTTCGCACCCAGTGTCACAATCAGGACATTTGGCTTTTAGTTTTGATCCTTTTTCAACCATTAGCCAGCCATGCCATTTCTGATGATAACAATGATCTTATCATTTTTTACACAATAGTCAAACTCACACCAGTGACTAGGATCTTTATGATCACTTCAGGACTATATCCATTATGTGATTTGTATGCTTTAATCGCAACTTCTTTGTGTTTTTGAACAGTTTTTTGACATAGTTCTTGTTGACCTTCGTGGGATATCGGCTCTGCCAGTTGAGGCCGAACTTGTCGTGACTCAAGTTGATTCCGTGATATAGGATGTACGGCCTGTTGGTTCTCTTGTCTTTGGCGGAGTGTTCCCAGAGTATGAGACCGAGCTCGCCCTTCTGGCATGTGGCAAAGTCGCCGATGTTGATTTTCAGCGCCGCCAGAGGCAACAGTGACTTTACGAATTTTCTTCTTTCCATCATTCTTTCTCCCATTAATTTAGTTCCTTTTTCAATCATTAGCCAGCCATGCCATTTCTTATGATAACAATGATCTTATCATTTTTTACACAATAGTCAAACTCACACCAGTGAGTAGGATCTTTATGATCACGTTCAGGACTATATCCATTATGTGATTTGTACGCTTTAATCGCAACTTCTTTGTGTTTTTGAATAGTTTTTAAAGCTTGTCGAAGATCATTGGCTTCTTCAGGCGAAATTTCAATCTCAACATGATCTTCGGCCCAAACTGCACCGTTTAGGATGTTCTTTAGTTTGTATTTCATTTTTCTCCTCTTATAGCTTCTGCCATCTTGGATTGAATTTTTGGCGGAATAGGAACCGCCTTTACCTCAAGAACAGCACCGGGCTTGGAGACTGTGCGGGATTCCAGTGGGTTCTCATCAAAATACATCCAAGCCTCGAATTCGGAAATGTCTCCCTTCTTGCACCCCCAGAGTCGCATTAACTCCGGGTATCCAGTGGGGTACATCAGTATTTTCTTGCCGCCCCACTCTTCCAAAGCAGCAATGGCGACAAATCTGCGCTTTTCTTTCGTTTTCGGCTTGGAAAGAAGTAAAAGCCTTGTATCCATCGGCATTTCTTTCATGTTTTTATTCCACATGTTTTTTCTTTTCCTTCTTTTCCGTTTCCTCAACTGTGGTTTGTCTAAATGTTAAATAAGTATTTGGAGGAAATTGATTCATAATTAAAACTTCTGGTGATGGTCCTACTGTCATTTTAACCACATACATGTAAGTATCTTTCCCCAACACTCTAAATTCTACATTATCTAATTTTTTAACAATTTCGTCTGTGTCTTTGTCACAAAATTCTAGGGTATCCTGAAATTTATATTCTATTTTGCCCGTGTGGTTTTTGGATAAAATGGTATGAAATTTTATCCCGAATAATAATAGTATAATCACCGACAAAAAAAAACAAAAGAATAAATCCGAATAATTCTAAAACAAATCCTCTTTTAAACATTTTATTTCTCCTATTTAATTTCTTTCTTTTCCAAGTCTTTCCCTAAATTCTTGCATTCCAATTTCAAACCCTTCGTTGCAACAAACTGGGCTGTCCCATGTGATCTGATTCTTTTCAATCAAATCCCATCTAGCCCGGCATTGGGGGCATATTTTACAATGCTCTTCAGTTTTTGGATAGTCCGAAAGTTTAAGTACGGGCGGCTCGGGAGTGGTTTCCTTGAACGGCGGTTTGGAATCAATCAATTCCAAAATAACGAGCGAAATCAAGGCAAATTGGACAATCCAAGACAAAAACCAAAATGTTCGCAAAGTTGACTCTTTCATTATTTTTTCGGCCAATTGTTTGTTTTGTCAAAACCTATGTAATTTAAATGATCTTCCTCAACCCGATACAAACTGTCCCCCGCATATTTTCCTTCAGACCAGACTGCAATTCTGAGAGTTGTTTCGCCGGGATGAGGAGCAAAAGTTTTGCCATGGAAAGGTCCGCCAAAGCAGGTTTTGTAGATGTTATTCATCGGATTGCTCAAGTGGTTGTGGCGGATAACCGTCATACTTGTCCAACAATGGAGTATCGCTAAATTTTGCACTATAAGACGCAACAGTGATCCACTCTCCATCCTTGAACCGCATGTGCCTGTACAAAACCGAAACAGGCTTTTTATTCTTGAAGGCAATGTCTGCGGAGTGGAACTCCTGCCAGAAGTAGTTCTCGGCTTTGTCGGAGGAACTCAAGTCCTTGCGTTCCTGCCAATATACACATTCTAAAGGGGGGCAGTCATTATAGTTGATTAGTTGTCCTGCATTTAAACAAACATCAACCCGACCCTTTAAACTGTAGGATACAAACCAAATATCAGATACGCAAGCGTTTAATTGCCATGTGGATTTAGGATTGTCCAAATCCCCGCCGATACACATTAGTTCCACTCTTTCTACATCAAATAATTCCTGTCTTCCTCCCATGTGCGTGAAAATAGAGTTGCCTTTTACCTCTGTAGAAGTAAACAAAATACTGTGGAATTTCACCTTTGTTTCACTTTTTGTTTCTTTTTTTAAAGACATAAAAAAACCAAAACTAAAAAACCAACTTAAAATTAAAACAAAAAAACACCAAGAAAAGACCCAATAAGCATCTCGTCCGTAATTCAACCTAAAACAATTAACAACCGCAAGTAAAATTAAAAAAACAAACAAACAACAAACAATTGAAACAAGTGTTGCTAAAAAAGAGCTAGTGAATAATTTGCTTATCAAATCAAGATCCATGATGATCAAAACTCACAGGTTGGTTTCTGAACTTTTGTTTAATTTCTCTAAAAGAAATTGGAGTTGAACAATTTTCTACACCCACATCAATAATTCTTGCTTGGTATAAAATTTTGCCCAACTCTGACTGGTATAAATTTCCGTGAGAGTGACCATGAATCATAAAGCCACCCTTGCTTTGTCCATTAAATGACGCAATTGCATAATGGCTCAAAGCACAAGGAACCCCATTTACAAAAGCCTCGATGTAATTTGGACAAAAAACAACTTGTTTCTCAGAATTTACTTGATAACAATTTGTGTCTTGTAAACTTTCAAAAACTTGTTTTGTTCCCGCTGTGTGGTTGCCAAACAAAAGATACATAGTTTTAAAATTTAGCATTTCAAAATAATTCAATAATCTTTGATAACCATCGTTACCAAATAACATGTCGCCTAAATTAAAAACAATAGAATTGTGAGAAACACGCTCATTCCACCTTTTCACAAGTGAAACATCATGTTCTTCTAAAGTTTTAAAACCTCTTTTAACATACAAAGGTTCTGTCCAGCTTTGACAGCGATGACCTAAATGCATATCGGACCAAAAAAAAATATTGTCTTCTTTATCTTCGATCTTTAAAGGTTTGTAAAAAAAATCTTTCATGTTTCGTTTGCGAAATCGGGAGGTTGAATTGGGCCGTACCAATACGAATTTAAATACAATTCATCATTAATTGTAGAACAACCATCCTCATTTGTAAAGAGGTTGCCTTTGTCATATTTTGGAGAATATTTCCAAACCTCAACCATACGAGTGTGTCCATGTTGGCGGCACCAGTAAAACCCCGTTTCTTTCGGTCTTTGATCAGTCCAGCTCATGTTAGTTGTTCTCTCCAAAGTGCAAGATTAGCATTGTAATCATGAGAAACGCCTTCCCTTTTCAAAGCACATTCGTATGCAGTTTGAAGACATTGGATCCCAAGAGATCCTGTCCAAGAAAAATATATGCTTTTGTCTAAAACTTCTAAAATTTGAATTGATTTAGGTTCGTCTTCCCAAAGATTAATCAAAGATTTGGCTTTTTCATCAAAATCAATTTTTGAAGCAATATCAAGAAAAATATTCTTGGTTGTCACTTGAAATTCTCCCAAAGTTTAGAACGTGAACACCTGTGATTTCGTTTGTTTCAAAACTTCGTCTTACTTCTATGTTGTCTGTGACACGATCAACATAGTCCGGTTCATCTTTAAGATAAATTTTTAAAGCATCAAAGTCAACATCATGATGAACATAAGGACGAAAAATACTATTAGAACACCACTCACTTAGAATCTTTATCGCACTATCTTCGCCTGAGTATTGTTTTTTTATTTGTTTAATTTTATCCAAAATTTTAAGATCACAATTAATAAAATCAATGCGATGAAAAAGATTAGGCTTTAAATAGACGCTTAAAGGAGCAAAAACATCTTTGGCCCAATTTTCATCAATATCATCAACATTAGAAAAATCAAAAGTTATGTCAATATGAAATTGGTTTAATTTTGATATAACCTCTTTGCAAAGCAAGGAACCGTCTGAGTTTAAATAATTTTTTATTGTGTAAAATAGTTTTTCCATAATTATCTTTCTTGAAGGTAATGATCTAACAACATTCGAATCATTAGGATAGAGGGCAACAAAACTAAAATAAATTTCATTTTGAAAATTTCTCGTTTAATATTTTTAACTTTGAAACAAAATTTGGAGACAAATTGATTTTGTGTTTTTCAAAATAACCATCATCTAAACAATAGGCTTGTGTTTCATCATACAAAACTTTTTTATGATAACCTAATTTTAGTATGTGAGAAAAAACATTTTTTAATTGCTTTTTATTAGAATCAATCAAGTTATTTGTTTCTTCCCTGTATTTTTTGTTTGTGTAATACAGGGCGTGATTAAGTTCGTGTTTTAAAACATCGTCGGTGTTAGATCCAATCACATAAAAATCATCATTTCTATACTTTAAAAAATTTAATATTTTATGTTCGTTCTCAGTCAGCGGATCAAAAAGACCTTCTTTAAACGGCTTTAAAACGCAACTTGGAAAATTAAATCCATGCCAATCAAATCGATATGTATCAGCACCGTATTTTTCCGAGTACCATTTTTTCACCTGTCCTACTGTGAATATTTTATCAGCCCAGTGGGGGTTTTCATAAAATTCTTGAAATCTCATAAAAGAATCTGCTAACTCTTCTTGAGAGTCTGCACTGATGAGTACAGAGTTGTGTTTTTGTTTTTTAATTTTTAACATCAAAACTCTTCAATTGTAACTTCTCTCAACAAATTAGTATGAACCATCGTTAATATTTGTTGTGTTTCAAGATCAATTAACACACAATGTCCTGGGGCATTTTTAATTTCACAAAGAAAAACAAATCGTTTAATTTTGTCGGATCGATATCCTAAAAATCCATAATTTTTGATTCGGTCTTCTTCCGACATTTTTTTCCAAACAAATAGGTTGACACACTTTTCATCAAAAACAACCACGGTTCCAGGGTTGATTTTTGAATTATTAAAAATTATTGACATGATTTTTTGCAAGTAAGTGTTGTGATCAATTTTCCCGATATTTCGGCTTGAGTCCACCTTGTGTCATACAACCACTCAAAAACAATAATTCTCTCAAAAACTATCATCGAATGTGGTTGAGTTTCACACAGTTTTAAAAAACTCTCTGCTGTGTTTATTGTTTGTTCGTCGGGTTTTTCTTCGTTTTGCCAAGAGTGTAATTTTGAAAAAAAATCAACGGGTGAATTTGCAACGTCATATCCAAAAAAATCGATCATAATTTGAAAAAGTAAAAAATTAAATAAGCCAACATTAAAAACACTGAACACTCTAGGGCTATAGAAATTATAGCCCTTATCCAATTCATGTCCATAGATGTTTCCTAACTTTTATCAAACGTATCAACATGTCTGTTTCTTCTTGATCTTGTTGTTCTTCAATTTGATTAAGTCTTTGAAAAGATTGTTGCTTCAATTCTGGATCGGGGTTTTTGATTTCACAAACATCACTCCAACCACTTGCGTCCATAGGGTCTGGGCGGTTCGGGTAATTTTTCCACCATTTATAAAGTTCTAAAATCTCTTTAGAAGATTCAGCTTGAGGTGTTGGCTTGCCATACGACTCATCATCTTTATTAATTCCATAATCTTCTTCATTAAAAGTTAAATTACAAGCCCACTCCAAATACTCAATTCCATCTTTTGGCGATCTTTCACGAAGACGCTTTTGTTTCTTAGACAACTGATTCATCCACGCCAAATCGGATTCTACAAAATTAGTTAATTCATTAAACAAACCGTGGAGAATTCTGTGATCTAAATCATAATAATTTCCTGGCTTCAAACCAGTGTTCAAGAAATGAGTTTTATCTCGAAATCGATTGCGAAAATAACAACGAACATTGCGAAAAACATCCTGAGGAAACAGAATTACATCTTGAATTTTTGTCAACAAAGTTTCTGCAATATAAAAACGAATTGGTCGTTTAGATTTTTGTTCATCTCGCCAATCGTCCCATTCTTCCAAAGTTAATGCAAATGGTTTAGATTCACCACGAACCCAATCAGCAAATTTGCTGCATGACCAATGATGAGTGCGATTTCGATAAAACATTTTATTTCTCTAAGTTTTCCAAAACTTCTAAAATATTATACTTCGAAAATTGTTCAAAATCAACCCAACCGGCAATTTTTAATTTTATGTAATTTTTAGAAGGCGACCACTCTTCAACAACGTCTTCTTTCAAATCTTTAAGATACTGGTGGGTTTTATACAAAAACCTTGAACCGACTTTTAAATTTTTTAAATCTATTTCTTCTTTAATATTATCATATTTTTTATTATTGTTTTTAAATTCTAAAACATTTTCAACACACTTAATTGAATTTTTGACTTGTGCAAAATTTTGATTGGCATCTTTTATTTTATGACTAATCTTTTTTGATAAATCTTCGTAAAAATTTTTATCGAAAGTATCTGTTTTTGTTTGCTTGATGTAGTTTTGGTTTATTGATGATTTCAAGATATATTCCTCTAAATTTTGATTTTTTGCTTCTAATTCAAGTAAAATTTTGGCAATTACGTTATCAAAAACTTGAGCCATTTGACTGTACAAAAACTCACGTTCTTGAATTGTCATACCAGAAAACTTATTTTCGGGAGATCTGACGATATGGTAGTCATGTCTCCAGGTTGAACACATTGATTCAATGATTTGTTCACGAGTTTTTTTCATTTTTTCTCCTTAAAGAAATTTGTTTTACACTTCTAGATGGATCTCTTTTTATAGTTTTAATTTGTTTCTTATTAGAGTCAAGAAATTTATTAAAAAAATTTGACAAACCATGAAACTCTTTTTTGTTTAAACTTATATTCACATAAGAAGTATCGTTCCAATCAGTTTGTATTTTTAACAAAAAACAATGGTTGGAAATATTGGGGTTGTAAAAAAGATCAAAAAAAGAGTCTTCCGTCTCAAACGTACTTTTATTCAACATCATTTTAATTTTGGCTCTAAGGGGTCTGGTGATGGCTTGACGATTCTAATTTTTTTCAAATGCTTTACAAGTTCATCAAAGCAATTTTCACAAAAATCTATTTCGTATTTTGATTCATCTTTTCTAGAGGCATAACCCCAGTGTGCAACTAAAGAAGCATATTCATTTCCAACATTTGCATCTTTACAAGATGAACCACAAATATCACAAATTATTTCGTCCGTGAATTTTATTTTTTTTATTTTTTCTATCTTCATGTGCTTCGCAAAAATTTTTTAATGATTCAAAAAATAGAAACGCCCAAAAAAGTAAACTAATTAAAAATACAAAAAAAAGAAGAAACAAACAAATTACAATAAAAACTGTTTCTATCATATAGAAATTTTAATATTTAAAAATTTTTTTGTCAATCATTTAATTCAAAATCGGGTTGTGGTTTTTTTAATTGTGTTTTTTTAAGTTTGCTCAAATCAGATTTTTTGATTGATTCTTTTACCGCACGAACGCAAATTTTTGCTTGTTTCAAATTGTCAGCAGACCCTATATCAACAAGTTCTTGAGGAGAATGCAAAACTTTATAACTATAAAATGGACCCTCCTGAGAAGCAAGCAACCCGTTTTCATCATAAGAATCTATAAATTGTTTTGGAACTTGAAAACAACCAAAACAAATTTTTGGGTAACAATTTCCATCCACAAAAGGTTTGTTTTTGTGGCTAAGAACGATTAAATCCATGTATTGCCCGCATATACAACATTGATTGTTTTTACTCATATTTTCTAACCATATAGTGTGAGGTAGTGTTATAGTAGTCGATTTCTTGAACAACAACAAATCCGAATTTTTCCCAAAAATTACTTGAACCCATAACGGCAACAAGTGCAAAATCGATTGGAAATTTTTTGAATAAAATATTTAAAAAACTATTGGCAAAACCTTTTTTTCTAAATTCGGGATTCACACAAAGATCATGAATATAATGACAATTTGAATTATTTTGTGGTTTATAAAATTTATTTAAAGGCTCAACAAAATTAATGACCGAAGGAAAACTAATCACGTATCCAACTATTTGTTTTTCAATTTCGGCAACCAAACAACCTTCTGGGAAACCTTCAATTTTAGAACCAAAAGATTCAGAAGACTCAAAATAGTTCTCCGGATACACACTATCTGCAAGCAAATTGATTTGATGCAGATCTGATTGGTTAATTTTTCTCAAAATCATCAAAATTCCTAGCGTTAGCGTCTTTTTCAGACAGGATGTATTCTTCTGCGTGTGGCCATTGAATCGAAAAAAAAGAATCTTTCCAGTTTATTTGTTTTTCAATACTTGGAGTATATGGAAAATCTTGTTGATATAACAAGATTGTGTCATCTTGTGCTGAGTAAAAACCATGAGCGCATCCGGCTGGCACATAAACTTGTTTATTTGAATTTTCTTCTAACCAAATGCCAAACCAATTACCAAAAGTATCAGAATTTTTTCTGCAATCTGCAACAACATCAAATAATTTTCCACGAATACAAGTGCAAAGTTTACTAAAAGGAGCAACGTGTAGTCCTCTTACAACGTGCTTTTTGGAACAACTTATGTTTATTTGTGCTGGTCGCCAACATTCTGTGATGTATTTGTACACAGAGAAAGTTTCTTGGAAGAACCCACGATGATCTTCGTGTTTTTCTATTTCCAAAATGAAGGCATCTTTGATTTCTTTAATCAATATTTTTTTCATATTTTATTTTCGAGCATTTAGGTAATTTTTATTAAACCAATCCACTGTTTCTTTTATTCCGTCTTCTATTTTTTTAAAATTATAATTTATATCACAAAAAGCCGTTTTTTTAAATTGTCCATCCGATTTAGTAGAATCAAAAATAATTTGATCTTTATAATCAAAATTATTGGCCACCAAATAAGCAATTTCTCCAATGCTATTCTCTGTTTTTGGACAAACTATTCTAGGATTTTTATTATCATTGTTAAACTCATTTAGCACAATTCTAGCAAAATCCTCAGCATGCATAAATTGCCTTAATGGTTTGCCCGTTCCAAAAACAACAAATTTTTGATTATTTTTTTTGGCAACAAAACAACGATGAATGAGAGACGGTATGACATGGGCTTGTTCTAAATTAAAATTATCATTTGGGCCATACATGTTTGTTGGTATAAAACAACGAAAATCACAACCATAACTCTCTCTGTAAGACCTGCAATGAACTTCTAGCATTCTTTTGGCATAAGAATAGCCATAATTAGAATGATGAGGAGGACCATCAAATAAAAAATCTTCCATTATGGGGTAATCAACACTGTCTGGGAAAACGCACGTTGACAAACATCCTATAAATTTTAATTTAAGAATATAACATATACGAACTATATTTGTATTCATTAGAATATTGTTTTCAAATATAGAAACGTTATTTTGAATATTTTTATACAAACCACCAACGTCCGCCGCCAAATGTATAACGCAATCGGGTTTCTGTTGTGAAATTTTTTCTAAAGAATCATCAAATTGAAGAAGATCGCAATTTTTTCTAGAAAAAAAGACGAAATCATAATCATAATCATTTCGAATTTTTTTAAATGCACTTCCAACCAACCCCGAACTTCCCGTCACAAGTATTTTCATTTTTGCCAGCATAAATAAATTAATAACAAAAACTATTTTAACTTTTTTTAGGTTAAAAAACAACAACCAAACAAATTTGGGATAACCATGACAAATTCAAATAAAGATTATTCTTTTGCAAACTTCGTAAAATTAAAAGAACAAAAAATAATTTCACCAATGAGATTAGTTGCCGATGTGGAGGTCAGCGAGGGTTTAAAATATCACTTAGACAACAATTTGTCATTGTGCGAAAACGTATTTCGAATTTATAGCAAAGCATATTTTGATCTAATCAATGAAACTAGAGAACTTTATAATAAAAATTTAATAGAAGTCAACGATCAAGACGCAGATCTGTTGGAAACAGACATTGGGGAGGCGATGGAACATAATGGGAAAACAATCTATTTAGATGCTCCATTTTTAGACAAATCAAGAAATATAAATGAATCCAAAAAGCCCAAAAAGAAGAACCCACCTTTAAATAAACCAATGAGAACTCCCGGTGGACCAAAGAAGTTTAAAGTTTATGTAAAAACACCTAGTGGCAGAATTAAAATGGTTCGATTTGGAGATTCAAAAGCATCAGGACTGAGTATTAAAAATGATAGCCCCGCTCGTGCGAAGAGTTTTAGAGCAAGACACAAGTGTCACGAAAAGAAAGATCGCACCACACCAGGATACTGGTCGTGCAACGTGGCGAGATATGCCAAATCTTTAGGTCTTAAGAGTAGTCGCCCTTGGTAAATTCAAAGATTATTTTTACTTGCTGTTGTGAGTGCTTTGATATAATCCATGTATTGATAATCGAAAGAATTGTAAATCTGTCTTACCTCTGATTGTTGAACACTTGGATCTGGGTGTGCCGTGCCACGCATCAAATCTTGTTGGTCTTTGGTTATTTTGGCTAAAACGTCATCGTGATCTTTTTCTGTTTGTAGTCTCATGATGGTGTCGAATAGTTTTTGGTCTTGTTGTGGACCAAATTTAGAACCCCAATTCTTTTTAAACCTATGAACGCTGGAGACTCTTTTCGTGGCGTCTAATCTTGCTTGTTGATTTTGAGACACTGACTGTGTTGCCGCAACTCTAGGGGCAGTTGGTGGTGCCGCTTGGGCATTTGCTCCGGGCAAAAAAGATGCTCCAGCAAGTGCTAAAGCACCCATAGTTTGACGCCAGTTTTCGTCTAGCGACTCTGGGTGATTAGTAATTAGCCATTCTTCAAAAGTTTGCATAATTGTATATACGGCTCATTTCGTTATCTCGTATTTGAGAAATGGTGAAAACCAAATAGTCATTGACTTACGCAACCTCTTAAATTCTGACACCATTCTTCTTCGATTTACAAATTAAAAGGCAGCGAAAATGAACCAATCAATATATATATTAATATGAAAATGCCATTTCAAGAAAAAAAAATATCAAAAAAAGAATTTGTAAGAACATTTTCTGAGGAAACTGAGTCTCACGAATTAAAATGGCACAAAGACAAAGAAGATAGAACCGTTGTTCCTTTATCAAAAACGAACTGGTTGTTTCAAAGAGACAATCAGTTGCCCGAAGAAATAAAGGGACAAATACACATAAAAGCAAATGAATGGCATCGAATAATCAAAGGAACGGGAGACTTGGTGGTTAAGGTAACAAAACACTAGAGGATTTATGGAAAACTATTTATTAATCACCGCTATTGCGGTAAGTTTGTTAGGCTTAGGTTGCTTGGGAAGATACTTTTATCTAACTCGCAAAGCAAAAGAACAAAAACCTTTTACTGTGATCGCTTTGAGTTTTTTAGCAATTTGGTTTTTTGGCGGGTCAGCACTCATGGTTATAGGAACAATAATTTTTACGCTAATGTTTTGGCATTGGATGTTCGGATGAAATTTAAGGAGTGGCTACAATTAGATGAAGCAAAAGATGCTTGTTACCACAAGGTAAAAAGCAGGTATCGGGTCTGGCCTAGTGCCTACGGTTCGGGGGCATTGGTGAAATGCCGCAAAGTTGGTGCTAAAAATTGGGGCAAATCGAAGAAAAAAAAGAAAAAACACATGCAAGAAGAGGGATTTCAAATTGATGAAACCCTAGCAAGCCCACAGCAATACAGCGATGCAATAAGCACAGCGATGGCTCTTTTGTATAAGGGAATCGATGCGGCAAATATGTCTTCGCAAGAAATTTTAGAAGCATTAAATTCAATAGGCAAAAGAATACCCGAAGGCGTTAGTCCATCTTTGTTTGCCGCAAGAATAAAATCTGTCGCTTTGGGTCACACCTTGCCCGAAGATTTTAAAAAAAATTCTTATAAAGAAGGAACATTCGATTTAGAAAAAGAACGTGGACTCAAAGGGTGGTTTGATAGAAATAATGGAAAGGGCTGGGTCGATTGTAAGAAAAGCCGCAAAGGTCATTTGGTTCCCTGTGGCAGAAAAACGGCGGGCAAAGGAGCCGAAAGAAGTTATCCGGCATGTAGACCAACTCTTTCTGCTTGCAATAAAAAAGGAACAAAACGTAAAAAAAGTAGTAAGCCAATAAGTTGGAAGTAGTTTACAAAAAATTAAAATTTTGCTAACATAATATAATGTTATCAAACATTATAGCAATAATTGCATCGGGGTTTGGGGCTTGGGCTGTTTTTAAATATTTAATATTGATAGAAATAAGAATTGAAGAAAACACATTCAAGACTTTATTTGATTTATTTAAAAACCAAAGACAAATTGTTTTAAGCGAAGAATTTGTTTCTGAGGAGCGGCACCCAATCGAATACTCTTCTTTTTGTTTTTTTCGAGGAATTCCTTGGTTTTACATATACCACAACGAACGATTGATGCAGGCTGGTTTCAGTAGCAAGGATTATATAACAACGATATATTGCCTACGATGGCAATATAAAAATATTAAAAAATTCCTAAAAGAAAATCTAAAACAACTACAATTAACCAACTTTGGTGTCCCAGTTGAGTTGATGATGCCATACGGCGTTGACAAAATAGGATCTTTAAAAGAAACACCGCCACCGCCAATAGTAGACGAGTTCCTCTGGAAAGATTTTGAAAAAGAGGTTATAGAGGTCGTTGCTGGGGATAGAAAAAAAACATCGGCACTTTTATATGGAACTCCAGGAAACGGTAAAACTTCTTTGGTAAAGTATCTTGCAACCACATACCGGTTGCCGATCATGATATTCACACTAAATCCTGATTGGACAAATCACGATCTACTTTTATTGTTTTCGCAAATTCCAAAAAAATGCATAGTTTTATTTGAAGATTTTGATAATTATTTTGATGGACGAAAATGTATACTTGGAGGAGGAGAAAACAAACAAATAAAGTTTACATTTGATATTATACTAAACGGGTTAGATGGTGTGTACAACACATATGAAAATGTTGTTTTTATCATGACGGTGAATGACATAAACAAAGTAGATGATGCACTTAAAAATCGACCAAGTCGTTTTAAATTCACAAGACATTTTGACAATCCCAGCATTGAAATAAGAAAAAAAATATTGCCCGAGGATTGGATCAAAGAAACAAATGGCTATAATTTAGATCAAATATTTCGATTAAAAGAATACTATGATAATGGAAAAGATTTAAATAAATCTAAATTATTATTAAATAAAGAGGCATAATGGTTGTTTTTAGTACTTTAAGAAAAGAAGACTGTACCGTGAGGATAATGTATCGAGTTCGTGTTTGGGCGTGTGCGTCGCACGTGCGTAACGACGGTCAGCTAATAGGGGGAAGTCCCGAGTATTTTTTATGCGGAACAGCGCCTTGTGTGAATGGACAAGTTAATTTAGATCACGGTGCTTGCGGGGGTGGAAATTTAGAGGAGACTAAGGGTTGCGGTTGTGATGGGGAGGTTCGAGGTGGTTGGCTATATTGGTTGGATGGGGGCTGTTGACCGAATAATTGTTGTGTATAACGATATTAAAATTGATTAGAATATTTTTTAATTGATTAATTTGACTATCATCTAAATTATTTTTGATATAAACCAAGACATTCTTACCATCAAAAACAATTTGATCAATATCGCTTGAAAAATCTAAATTTATAATTTTATTTTTGATATCGTTTAGTTTATCTGGTCCCTTGATATTAAATGGTCTATTGTCAATCATATTAAATTTTCTAAACAGTCTGCCGCACTCGCACCTATCGTATTTTTTTTCAACAGAACACAAATCCCCATTCCAATAATTAATAAAAGGACTAGGTAATGAAAAATAATCTGTCGAGGTCATTTTATTATCAACTTCTTCTACAAAACTAAGATTATCCATCAAATGATAAGTTCCATATTTGCAAGCAAAGAAAGTTGCCCCACCATCCCAACACCTCATGTGATCACAAAAGTAATCTAAATATTTGTTTTCTAACAAAAAACTTTTATCTTCACTTATTAAAAATTGTCCCGTATGGCTGATCAGTCTGCATAATTTTTTGTTGAAATTTAATTTTTTACAATAATAAACCAAAGTATGGAGAACTGCTGAATTTGTTAAAATAACATCAAAATTAAAAGATTCTATCAATTTAAATAAATTATTATGCCAATCAATCGGTTTGCTTGTGTAACTATCAAAGTTTACAAAAAATCTATTAGATTTCAAAGATTTGTGTGAGTGCATGGCATAAGGGTAACCTTGATCGTCTTGAAGATAAAAACCTTCAAATTTAGGATTATAAGGAAGACTGCTTAAAATCAAAATATTCAACTTAGTATTTGTTGATCTATCAATATCATATTCATCTAAAATCATTCCATATTGATTTTTATCTTCTATAAAATCAATATAATTTTTCCAAACATAATAAGAAAAACTTTGACCCGTTGTGCTACCGCTAGTTTGGAAATTTTCAACTTGATTATTGTATTTTGCTATTAACCAATTTTTTTTAAATTGTAATTCATTTCTTGTATAAATTTTATCGCCATTAAAATTTCTATAAATTCCGCTATATTTTTTAGCAAAATCTACAGTGTTTTGCTTCATTTTTTCAATAATAGGTAAAACTAATTGTTCGTTTAAAAACAACAAGTCCGTGCATATAGTACGAGCGTATTTTTCAACCAACTCAGGTCCAGTTTCTGTTGAGTCTAAGAATTTCTCAGCTTCGTATATTAATTTGCCAATCATTTTTAAAAAATTTCTTCTAATGGATAATCTATGTATCTGTTGTCGTTCTTGGTTTGTATTTTTATATCTTTTATAAGAAAGGAAAGATTTCTTATATCTTCACTTTCTTTTATTGTAAATGGAACATACCCATCAGATTTTATTTGTATGGTTTTGGGATCTTCAAATTCTAATTCTATTTCCTTTTGATTTTTAAAATCAAAAGGAAATTTTTGATTATTTAAATAAACTTCAAAATAATTTAAGTTTAAATGACATTTATTTAAACTAATTTTTATTTTTTTAATATTAGACAAATAAAAATTATCACAACCACACAGCCAGGATCCTTCTTGTTCTTTTTTTAATTTGTTTAAAGTTGAAACAATAACCGGGGTATTATTTTCAATAAAAAAGTCATCATCTCTAGATTTGTAAAAATTTAAAATTTGATTATTTAAATTTTTTGAATTTTTAATTATGTTAAAAAATCCTTGATTATTTATTAAAAAATAATCATTAAAATTTAAATCATTTATTATTTTATATCTTTCTTCATAATTTCTTTGTTTAATTAATCCATGAAACATATGAAAAATGTTAATGTTTTCTAAAAAAATATAATTTTTTTTATTCAATTTTTTAATAGCTAATAAACATTTATCAAAATAATCGAATATTTCACATCTAATATCTTTGCAAACTCTATCAAGAAATTTAAATTGAAAAAATTTATCATAACAAAATGGAATTATGTTGATAGTGTCTCCGCCCCCAATCAAACATTTAGAAAACAAACCACCGATAGAATCCAAATAGTCCCTTCTATACGCTATTAAAGCACCAGGATTACCACGATCAACGAAATAACTCGAACTTAAAAAATTAAAAAAGGATTTATCTGTGTACTCCACAAATGAATTATCCCAATTTAGGTAATTTATTTTTTCAAAAGGTTGCAAACAAACATAATCATTTAAAAAAAAATTTGTTTTATCGTACCAATTGTTATTATCTATTTTTATATCGCAATCGGCTAGTATCACACCATCAAAATCATTTTTTACTTTAGTTAAAAGATAATTGATGGCTGATTCTTTATGCCACAAAAAATCCGAATTAGTTATTTGGTGATAGTTATCAATACCATTTATTTCAAATTGTGCATCATGGGAAATTTCACAAACATAAAGTAAGTCATTAAGTTTTTGTTTTTTTAAAGAATCATAAAAAGAATAAAAATTTTTTATTTTATTCTTTGATTTTGTTGGATTATAAAATGTCGTTAGTATACAAGATTTCATATTAATTATATTTTTCTATATCTATATCTTTATATTTTTCCAAAAATTTAATCCTGTTGGTCTTTTGGTGTTTCTTCATGGGTTTATTTTCTTGTTTTTCTTCATGATGGATTGCCACACACCTTGGTTCATAAATTGTCTTGTATCCTCCAACATGACACCGGTATTGCCATTCGCTATCTTCAAAATACATAGGAGCAAAATCTTTATCAAAAACTCCAAATAGATCTAGGGCATCTCTTCTCATATACAATAAACAACCAGAGCAGTACCCCACATGCCTGCGTTTGTTTAAAAAATCTATATTTGGGTCCAATCCATAACCGTGGTGACCACCTAAACCTTCGTTGTTTAACTCAGATCCACACTCAGCAACTTTATTATCAGGATGTAGAATCTTGCCTCCCACGGCACAAACATCGTATTCTGAGTAGGCGGCGGAGTATAGGTACGATAGCCAGCATTCGCTTGTAATTTCTATGTCATCATTTACTAAAACTATGTCCGATGAAACAAAATCTGGGTGATTGAGTATTTTGTTATTAGATTCTACAAAATACTCATTTGATTGATTTTTGAAATATAATATTTTTTCTTTATGTAATTTTTGAACTTCTAAAACGTAATTCTCTACGTCTGGGTTGAGGGTGTTGTCGGTTAGAGCTATTGTATAATTTGAATATTGTGTGTTTTTTAGTATTGAATTTAAGCAATTTTTAATTATATCTAATTTGTTAAACATAACAATGCTTATTACTATATTTTTTGGAATTAAATTAGAAATAAGAATATTTTTGGCTTTATTTGGAGAAACTAAAGAATCAATCAAATTTTGTCCATTTTTTGCTATTGTTTCTAATTGATCTAAAGGCATTGAATAAACATTTTTTAATCTTTCTAAAAACTCATCTTTAGTATTAGCAATAAAACCGCTTTCATTGTTTACTAAATTTATTCCTTCGTTGCCGATATCCGTTGTGATGACCGGGACTCCTCTAATGCAGGAGTCACAAATTTTTCCTTTGATTCCTGCTCCCCAATTTATAGGAGCCATTAGAACCTTTGTGTTTTTATAAAAATCATTTAAATTATGAACGTGTCCTTCAACTACAACATTTTCAATATTTTGTGCTTTTTCTAAAATGCTAAATTCTAAGTTTGGACCAGCTATTCTTAGTTTGGGTTTATTGGAGAGTTTTTTATAAAAATCCGTATTGGAGAATTGTTGGAATATATCAATACAATCAATTACTGCATCAACATTGGGAGTGTGATTATAATTACCTATAAAAACAATGTCTTCCCCAAGTTTTTCATTATTTTTTAATTTGTGAATATTAGATAATATTTTAACATTGGCGTCTTCTCCCAATTCTTTTTTCAATTCTAAAGCATCTTCTTGAGTAACAGCAAATAAAACATCTGCCTTGGAATAAACTTCAATTTCAATATTTTTTCTTTCAATAACCTGTTTTTGTTCAAAAATTCCTTTTTCAAATCCTCTAAATTCTCTTTTCCAATGGACATCAACCGTGTCTATTATTGTTTTTATTTCCGGGTATTGTTCTTTTACAAAATCAAAGTATTGATGAGCCGAATCGTACCAAGAAAAAATAGCAACTTCAAAATTTAAATCCTCCTCATCGAACTGTTTGATATAATCTTGAATAAAAATTCTTTTAGAAAAATCTGCTTCAAAACAATTAATTTTTAAATCTTTTAAACAATTTAAATGTTTAATGTTTTTTGAATTATTGCACAAAAAATAAACGTTAAAATTAGAATCTGCGAGTATTTTTAAAATTTCATAAAGTCTATTACCGCCGCTACTGCAATCAAAATCTGGTGCCTCTGGAGAAAAATATAAAACATTTTTACATAAAGGAAATTTTTCATAACTTGTAATTTTATTTGGCAGATTGACAAAATTTAAGTCAGACAGACCTTCTATCATTTTTTTGGCATAGTCTGTCTTGTTAACCTTTAGCGATTCACGATAAAGATATAATTTATCATCTACACTATCGGCTATTTCTGCCAAAAAAAAATAAGGCCAAGGTTTGTCGGGCTTGAGCAAAATTGCCTGCACAAACAAACTTTCCAACTCTATTTTTAAATTTTTAGAACATTTCCTAAAGTGATCCAAAAAGATAGAAGGATCAAAATCTTCATTTAGCAATTTTGCCATAGACTGACTGGCAAAATTTAACCAATTTTTATTCTTAGAGGACATGAATTATAATAGTTTCAAATCGCCAGTTACCTCATCTATCTTTTCAGATGCGTCTGGTCCTAGTGCCAAGCAGGTTTTCGTTGGAACTCCACCGAACTCAGTCTTTCCATTATCGGTTATAACATGGCATTCAACATTCATTTTTTTCGCTTTTTCGGCAACGTCTAATAATTCTTGTTCCGTATCTACGCCAACACATATCTTAGTAAAACTATTATCAAGCCAATCTTTTTGAACTTGCGTGATTGGTTCATTTTTGTCTAATCTTCTTGTGATAAAAGACATAGAAGCATGACATGCTTGGGCAATCATTTTGCCTTTTCTTAGGCCAGTTGTGCCGCCCTTGCCGTCAGGGTACTTGCATCGCATAACAATTACTTGCTTAATCATTTTTTTCTATACAAAAATTTAGTTAATCTCTCAATGTCTTCTTGTTTATCCCAAGGATAATTTGTAAACATTGGAGCAACCAAACTTCCTTTCTTCATGCTTTTGTGAACTAAATACTCAAAATTATAATAAATTTCAGGGTTAAATATTGGTCTATAATAATATATTAAATCATAATTTTCATATTTATCAAATTTCAAGGCGTCACAAAATCCAACACGATTTATTCCTATTTGATGAGCCTTATCCACATACTTTTGATCATAATCAATTCCATAAGCATCAAAAAAAGAACAAGCCAAAACTACTTTTGTGCCAATTCCACAACCAACATCTAAAAATTTTTTAGAACGATCTTGCCCTAAAATAAAAAAAGATTCAATCAATAAATCGGCAAAAGCACCACAAGGAAAAGGAACAAAGGAAAAATTGTCTCCTTCGATTATATCTCCCGAAGCTACTTGTAGTGCTTCGAAATTATGAAAAGCAACATCAAAAACATGAAGCTTTAACAATAATTCATCTTTAGATTTACTTTCATCCAAAGAAGCACGAGACTCTGGAGTCATCAATAAATTAACTTCTTCACCGTTCATTTTTCAGCCGATATTATAAAAGATTTGTTGGAATATTTTGAAACAAGATCTGTGATTACTTTTTGATTATTATCCAACATAATTTTAAGAGAGTTTTCAATATTGTTATAAATTTCTTTTACCATTCTTTTGGGCACGGTTCTTTCGTACTGTATAGAATTCTTTACAAAAAATTGAGTTTGTTTTTCTTTTTTTGAAACAAGCATCTCGGTCTGTAGTTTTTTCATAAACCCAACAGGTTCCATCAATTCTGTGCGGGAGACTATTTTGGACTTATCGATATGTGTGTCTTGTTTAAATCTTAATTTTAAATCACCCAAATAATGGTCGTTTTTTAAAACTAAAAACTCGCAACGAGCATCTATGTCTATGCCGTCTATCAAAGGGCGATTAGATGAGAATACTAACTTATTCCATTTCTTATCCAATAAACGGCCTTGCTCATAAGATATAATTTCTTCAAGAACATCGGTTCTTACTAAAATTTTTTTAACTTTTTCAAACTCACAATCTAAAACATATTCGTTTTGTTGAGTAACATTAAAAGTGTGTTTTTCCAAAAAAATATTAAAACTTGAAAAGGCAAAAACAAATAAAAAAATAGCGATTAGAATAAAAAATTTCCATTTTTTGATCACAAAATCACCTTCTCATCGTTTGAATTGTATTGAAAATATGTCGTTGTTGAGGATTTTCTAAATCCAAAATAATAGCCAGTTCTTCGTTCGGCATTCTGGCCATTGATTTAAGCCTTTTTGCTATTTTAAATAAACCTTTTGTTTCTTCAATGGTGCATTCATAACCATGCTCGGCAAGTTGATTTCTCAATTTTTGCAAATTGTTCATACTTTTTTCTCTGGGTTGAATTTGTATTTTAAACCAAGCGGGCAATCTAGTCAACAAATTCAAAATTTTTTTTTGCAAAAAATTAAGCACCAGTGAATCCGGCTGACTTCAAAGAATTAATGAATTCGTGAAATATTTTTTGAAGTTCTGGCTTGTTCAAAGAAACCGATTGGGCTTGTATAAAATCCCAAACTCTTCTGATGTCTTCTTTATACTGTTGGTATTTTTCTGGCATTTGATCGGGTGTGTATCTTGCACCCGTTGAATCATACGAAGATAAAGGGCTCGGTATTGGTTGACTGCCGCCAACAACGGGTGTTTGCATTTCTAAAAATTGCTGAAAAGTTTTCATATAAATTCTATTTGTTAAATGTTAAAATTATATATGTAATTTTGTTGCAAAAAAGACGACAGTGGGACTCGAACCCACGATGGAGTTTCCTCGACAGTTTTGCAAACTGTTGCCGTCGCCGCTAGGCAATGTCGTCGTTTTGGGACCGAATATACTGAATTGTGTATTCTGGGTCTGTGTGTACGAATATCGGGGTAGTTGGTCCAACGTATGCGTCTACCACATTAAACTCCATCCACTCAATTGCCTCTTCGTGGGACATTCCTTCACGATCAATCAAAATTTCAACACATCGTTCGTAATCGTATACCAAAGAATCTTCTGAGCCTTTTTTGGTGCCAATTCCGAGAAGAGCATCTTCAAATCCATCGGCTTGAAGTAATTTGTACATCATTTTCCCTCAAATTTAAAGCAATTTCATCTAATTCATTTTGATCAAAAATATAATTTGAATTTTGAATATCGGAATTTATGCCTACGTCTTTATACGCTTCGGCTAAATGACGGCCTTCTATATAAGCCTCCATGGCTTTTTGATTTAATTCAACAATTGTTTCTAAGCACCACATAAAGACCTCTTTGTTTTAATAAGTATAAATAAATTTAAATTTAAGTCAAAGGATTGACGCATGAAAAAAATACCCAAAATAATTTTATTATTTTTTTTAATATTTGAAACAAAAACTTTTGCACAACAACCAGCAAATCCACCGTTCTCTGATGTTTACCGAAGACCTGTCGTGAGTCCTTATATGGCATTGGGTGGTTTACAAGATCCGATGTCGCCCCCAATATACCACAATCAAGTTTTGCCTCTAAAGCAACAACAAAAACAAATCAAAGAAATTTTAAATCAAAAACAAACCTTAAAAAGTTTTTCAAAACAACCACAAACAAAAAACTTTAATATAATTGGGGAAAAACAAAAAGGCATACGACCAACGGGTCACAATACCGGTCTTTATGATAACAATGAAGGAATAAGACCAACAGGTCACATAACAAACTTTATGAACTTGTCGCATTACTATTAAACTATGATTAAAATTGAAAAATGTCCAATTGTTGGAAGTTATCACAAAACTGGGACTTGTTTAATTAAAAACATTTTTGAAAAATACTGCGAGGAGACTAATTGTGATATTCAATTCACAAATAATTTTCATTCTTTGAAACAAGAAGATTTAAAACAAAGAAAAAGTTTATCTATTATTCGTCATCCTTATGAAATAATAATGTCAGGAGCAAGGTATCATTTATCTGGCAAAGAGGATTGGTTACACAAAAAATCTAAAAACAAAAAAAGTTATTTTGAAAACATAACAAGTTTAAAATCATTAGAAGAACAAATAAATTATGAAGCAAGCAACGTAGGAAAAAAAACAATTTTAGCAATTTATGAGGATATAAAAATAAAGAGAAGTACGTTATTTGTAAAATTAGAAAATTTCTGGACAACCGATTCCATTGAAAATTTAAGCAAAAAAATAAGTCAACACATGAATTTAAATAATAAAATTTTATTGAAGATTATGAAAAAATTAGGATCAAAAAAAATCAATTTTACAAATCCTGATTTTTCTTATACTTGGGAAAAGTATATGACAAAAAATAATTTAAATCATATTAATAAAATTCTACCCGCTGATGTTTTGTCTATTTTAGGTTATTAAATTTAAAAACAAGATCGCCATCCTTCATCATAACGGAAGCATTTCTTGAAAAACCCGAATGGTGACACGAACAATATAATTGTTTTCCCAAAGATAAAATTATTAAATCCAAAATGCTATCTATTATGATTTGTCTCTTATTTAAAGAATTTAATCTATGAAGACCCATCTTGGATTTTTGTTTGTCTAATTTGGGAATGTTTGAAAATGTAAAAATTTTTGCTTTTACACTATTTTTAAAAAATTCTATAGTGTCAAAATTATCTGATGATAGGAATATGTTTTTATCAATAAAATTATTTATATTATTGTTTAAAAAAGAAAAAACATCAGAGGACAGGTCTGTGTCTCTTATATGTACCGATATATAATCTTTTGGAAGTTTTAGAAGTCTACTTTTTAATTCATCCAAGATTTCTTCTTTTAATTCAAAATTTTTAAAAAAATCATTGGAATGAGTGAAGTAATGTCTTTTAAAAGAAGAAAAAGAAAATATTAAAATATCTTCATTATATTTTCTTTTTATATCAAAAAAAATTTCTTTTTTTAATTTTTCATCAATTTTATAATCGGGAAATTTGGTTAATTTTTCGGAAATTTTAAAGAATGTATCTAAATCTTTTTTGTAAATAAATTTGTTTTTTTTAAATTCAAAAAAATTATCAATATCTTCTTTTACTTTTGAGTGGCTACAATTGACAACTAATAGCCTTTTGTGTTTTTTGCAATATTCATAACACAAAATTATTTGATTTAAAACATCGTTTAAACCTCCATTGGTAACACAATAAACAAATTTATTGATTTTAATCAATATTAATTTACTCCAAAGAGCGGGTATTCGGTTACGCTCCGAAATCTAAAGTTTGGAAAACTTTCGTGTTGCTACTACACCACACCCGCATTATCAAATTGTGTTTCTAAGTTGAATAATTTTATCATGTGTAACAAAAATATTTTTATCTTCGACTAATTTTTTAAGATTTTCTCTTAAATTTAATTGATCAACAATCCTTTGGGAGTGACCATGAAAAACAAAATATTTATTTTTATTATAATAAGTTTGCCAAAATTTATTTTGGTCATCAAAACAAGATTCGCTTTCTATTCTTTTTGGATTAAATTTATCAATAATTCGTGTTGTTCTAGTGTAAATAAAATTTTGTTCAAAAACAATATTATCAATATGGTCGGATCGGTGGCCAAATGGATAACAAAAACCAACTATCTTCTTCTGGAAGGTGTCTTCCAACAATTTTTGACAATCTGATATTTCTTTTCTAATCTCCTTGAAATTACATTTCAAAAGATTAACGTGATTCATTGTGTGGTTGCCAACTTCATGACCCTTGTAAAGTTCTTTCCAATCTTTGTTGAAATGTTTTCCAACTAAGAAAAAAGTTGATTTAATACCAAGTTCATTTAATAATTTGACTAATTTTTTATCTGAGCGGGTACCATCATCCCAACTACACGATATAATCATTAAATACATCCATTAAATTTTGAATTATAAATTATAAATATATGTAGATTTCATTCTTTGCAAAGGAGAAAAATTATGGCAACTTATACAGTAGATTTAACCCCAGCAACCGCTGTGGGATTGGCTTCTGAAGGATCTTTAGATACCGTCAGAGACGCTAACGGCAATTCGCTCCAAAGAACCATGTTCGGAGTTCACGTTGTTACAAATAACGGAAGAAAAATGGTTGGCAACGTAAAAGATGGTGGAACATTCACCGACGACATTGGTGGATTATCCTCATATCCCAACATTCGTTAATTAAATCTTTAAATTTTAAAAAACAAACGGCTAGTGTTTTAAAAAACACTAGCCGTTTTCGTTTCTCAGGGCGAGAAGACTCGAACTTCCAACCACTTGCTCCCAAAGCAAGGACGCTACCAATTGCGCTACGCCCTGTTTGTTTTCTTAAATTATATTAGTTTTTTATAAAAAATAATCTAAATAATATTTATGGCCAAAGAAATTAATCTATCCGCACAATCTGAGTACTCAGAATCCGTATTTGGCGGTTTATTTAACGGTGGCTCCTCGGACATTTCAACAATTTATAATGGAGACCTTGAAGATCTTATTTGTTTAAGACAATCTCCAACCACAACTGGGACAAGTGTTGTTACAAATAATGTTGAAATAAAAAACGTAAATGGAGAAAATGTTTATGTTTTTGGTGGAGAATTCGGGAAATACGGACTGGCTATAGGAACTTATAAATTCAACATACCAGAGTCTAACCCTATTGCTTTTTTAAATAACGGGAGACTGCGAGTCAATTACATAGGAACAAACTTTAAGGGGAACAAGACTGCTCTAGATGGCAATAAATATGACTTTTTCTGGGGATTAGTAACTTTAACAATAACAGCAAATATAGGAAATTCTCCTTTAAGTTATCAATCATACGATAATGGCTATTTAGGCGGATTAAATAATCTTGTTTATTCAACATCGTGCGTTGGACCAAACACTGATGCGATTCTTGGCGGAGATGCGATAGAAAGAAGAATAACAAGATTTATTGTTCCTGATAATTTATTCTTTGCATCAGGAGAAGCAGGAGTCAGAGTTCAAAAAGACGTTTTGGCAACCGGGGGCGTTGCTTTAGGTGGGTCGGCAGTTCGTTTAAACCAATTTATTGTAGATGGTTACGGATTAAAAACAGGCGGCTTGTCTGATGTCGTTGGAAGATTGTCTAATCCGATCAAAAATTTTGCACACACAGCAAACAATTTACCAACAGGGGTAAGTGGGGCTATTAGTTGGAATAACTTAAATGGATCACTCTCGCCAAATGACTTCCAGACAGCTATAGTAACATTCAATTCATCGGTTGGTTCAAGTACATTTTTATATTTATCTAATTTTAAATTAGAAATTCCTGAGTTTAGTGTGGTGCTTGGAATATCACTTAAAATTAAAAAATACGCTCCAACAGGAGAGGTATCTGACTCTTTTGTTGGATTAGTTTGGAACAATAATGGAACCAAAGAAATAGTACCAACAAACAAAAAATTAAATGGAAATTGGACATCCTCTTCTGTTTTTTTTCCATATGAGTATGGAGGAAACACAGATACTTGGGGCAAAACATGGAACTACAATGAAGTTAATCACCAAGATTTTGGTATAGTTTTAGAGGTTTTAGGAGATCCAGCACTCAACTCAGTTGGTTTAGTTGATTATGCGGAGATATCAGTTTTTTACACTCAAAATATTTTTGAGTTTGGAAGCGGTGGTTTAGTTTTAAACGGAGACGCTGAAAACAAACAAACAAACAACGTATCTGTTGACGTTTCTAAATCACTTATAGCGTCAGGCTTGTCGCTTGTGTCTTACCCGACATTTGAGCCAACAAATGGAATTAACTTATCTGGATCGGCGGCATTGGATTTAGAAGTATCAACGGGCAACGGCAATTTAATTTTGGGAGGGTCTGCCGTTGATGGAAGAGTTTTAAATGGAAATTGGCAAAAAATATCGTTACTAAGACCCTCACTAGATCCTAACAACCCCGTGATTAATGAGGTTCGTGTAAGACCAACGGGAATAAATGGTCAACTTGAGTATGTTTTTAACAATGATCGTGAATCTAATTTCTACGGACTGCAATCTGGAACATATATTTTAAATGCTCCAGAGTCTTTTCCAATTGCATTTTATAATGGACAATTTCCAGGAAGGTTAAGTTACACAGCTTTGCCTGGCTTTAGAATATTTAGAAATATAAGCACGCCTCCACAAAATGGCCGCTCAACTTTATTTGGCTTTGGACTGATTACTGTAACGGTTGCAGCCGGAAACACTCCCGGTGCCAACTTCTCAACTCCTGGCCCTTTGAGCTACAGTTCTTTGGATAATGGCTTCTTAGGAGGAGAAAGAAGATTAGTTTGGGTAAGCGGATCGGCAAAAAATAATACCGATTTGGTATTGGGCGGCACATCGAATGTGGGAATGTTCGACAACGAAGTATCCTCAGGTGGGTCTTCAATCAGTGGATCGGCTGTCGATCAATTAATTTGCAACTCCGATATTGCAGGGGGAGTAACAACATCCGGGGAATCTGAAAAATCCTTGTCTGTGAGTGTGACGGGCGGTTGTTTTGTTTCTCCGCAGGCAGAGAATGTTGCACTGTATAACATTGTCATAGAGTCTTTTGGGATAAGTGCCAGTGGGTTAATCGACATAAAGTCAAGATACAATCAAGATATTTCGGGATCCTCTATTGTGGGAGGCAATTTTGTAATAGGAATTCAACCCTATATTGAAGGGGGCATAAGTTTAAATGGAGAAAATAAAGAAAATATATATTTCAATATATTCCCAACAAAAGGCGTTACCTGCAAAGGCTTTCATTCTTTAACGCAATTTTATGGACCTCCTCCAATTACAGGATTTGCAAAAACTGGTGGAAGAGCCAGAAGCGAGAACCTAAAACCTTTCTTGAAAAGAACAACAAGTTATGGCTATGCTTTAGCCAGCGATAATATTCTGAAAACACAATTAATTAAAAAATCTAAATTAATAGAATTCAAAGAAGAACAACCACAGGAAGTTAACGATTTGAGATCTCAAGTTGATGGCGGTTGGTGCGATATAGGCGATCCTTGTGATTTTGCTTATGTGCCAAAAATTATAAAAAATAGACAAAAAGGCATCGTTCCAAAAAAACAACCAATTAGAAAAATGAGTCGTCAAATAGCAACATTAACAACCGAATAGCAGTGTTGGGGTTATAGGGCTAAATAACTTCTTGAGATTTTATTCTATCGACAACATCAGGGTGGTGATATTTTTCTATTCCGTGATATCCTGTCGTGTTTAATTCTAGTATTACTTCCATAGAAAATTTTTTACAAACTTCTCGTGGAGCAAGATTGCCTATTTTTTCTTTGTGCATAACATCACAGAAAAAGATATCCTCATTAAAATAACTTTTATCAAATAAAAAATTGGAACATATCTCCATCATAACTTTGGGATTTCTTAAAGACAAGCCGCCATTGCCGCCATGTTCTTGAAAATCCCAAGGAGATCCAACATAATCATACTCTAAATAATCATCAATATTATTCAAAAGCAAACCAGCGTCGTGTTGGCATATTAAAACTCTATCATATTTTTTTTTCACAAAAAAATTCCAAAAATCAAAACTAGTAAGCATTTTATTATAATCATTTGAATCTTTTATTTCATTAATACTTTTAAATTTTAAATTTAAGCAATTATAAAAACTATTCCAAGATTTTTTTGTAGTTAAAATAAAAAAATCCCAACCACTCAAGTGTCTTAAGTGATTGTTTATAGAATCAATATATTTATCACCAATTCTAGTTTCAATAAAAGAAGCACATTTTTTCAAAACACTAACCCTTTACTCCACTTTCTTTTAAAAATTCAAGAGATTGACCACCTTCAAGAATAAAATCATCAGGAACAGCATTTCCTGAGATGAGGGCTTCTGCATCGCTAGGTATATTGAAAATTTCCCTTAAGTTTTTTCTAACAGACCCAACAGTCTTTCCGGCTAAATCAAAATATTCTTGATTAGCCCCATGAACAACTCTTACCTTAGAATCAGATTTTGTTGCTTGAGAAAAAACAATCTCTGTTTTATCTTTTGAAATGTCCGAAACATCTCTTTTGTTTGTTAAATCACCTTGGTCTATTATTCTTTCTTGTGACATTAAAAATTCCTCTTTTCAATTTCTACCTCTGGTGAAGGTCTAGTTCTTAAGGTTTGTATATCAATATAAACTTGATGAAAATTAACATCATTATTTTCAAATCTTCTAAAACAATTTAACATCATAGAAGCAACAGCAAAGTTTGTAAAAAGCAATTGAGGCTCTGACTGTGCAGAGTTTTGACAACCACTATTGTTTTTTAAAGTTGAAGGATTAGTATCTTTTGGATTGGATATTCTTGGATCCAAATCCGTTAAAGATCGTGTGATATCGATTGAGTTTTTTCTAGTGTAAACTATAACATTGCCATCTATTAAATCATTTCCCCCACTTATTAAAACAACATTGTCTAATTCTTTGCACCTGTCCGACACAGTTTTTCTAGTGGAGTGATTATCTACGCATAGAAATATTATATCATTATTTCTTATTAAAGAAACCACATTATCTTCATTCACATACTCAGGCTTATATTTAAAATGAATTTTTTTAAAAACGCTTTGCATTCTCTCAAATGCATCCTTCGCTTTGTTTTGAAATAAACTAAAGTTTTGTCTATCTAAATTTTTTTCTTCATAAAAATCGCCATCGATAAAAGTTATCTCATATTGTTTTTCGGAATGAGATAGATACCTGGAGATTGGATCCAAAAGATAAGAGCCAATTCCCCCCAAGCCTATAATTTTAATTTTTTCTATATTATTTTCCATCTTTTGGTCCTATTTCAAAAAGTTTATTTGATAATTCAAAGTCACCACCATCGGGTAATTTTAATGATATTTTGTCTTCTTTTTTTGATAAAACCTCGAAAGGACCATCGCCAAAATGATTTCTCAAAGTAGAAGAAAACATACCCTCTTTCCAGTGTGCGTATTGTTTTTTTAGATAATTATTATTTAAAGGTTTTACATTTTCTAACCAATCGTTAACTTGTTGCAATAATTCATTTTGTTTTTCATTTTTATGATTAACAAAAATATACCTTTCTTCAAGATCCGACTTTTGAATTCCTTGTAAAAAATTTAAAGGATCTACTTCTTTTCTAAATCCATTTATAACTATACTTGCTGTTATACTAAATTCTTGCTTATCGTTGTTGCCAAAAGTAAAATGAACACCATCTAAGTGTGTCTCGTCTTGAACGTCAGTGTGGCTGTGAAACGAGTCAAAATCACTATGAGAGTGGAAAGTGCCAACAAATAAATAATCCTTTAAATCTTCTGCCTGATTTGCGCTCCAACGTTTATATTTAACACTAGTATGACTAACAATCTGTTGTGGAACGTGAATCTTAAACTTATTTTCTTTTTTATTAAATAATAAGTTAATTTCAGATTCTGATGAATAATTATCAAAAACAATTTTAAAAAATTGTTTGATTTGCCAAACCAAATCCAAAGGTATTTTTGGCAAATCAATCTCTAGTTTTATGTCAGTTTTAAGATCGTCTAAAAAACTAATTTTATCAACTGGTATGAAACACTTACACAAACCTGTGTCTTTATGCATCCAGCAACCATTACCGGCAATCACAAAATAATTACCGCTATCTGGAAGTTTCATGTCCTTATAATAGACATAAACAGGAAAGTCTGGGGTCCAGTCTTTATTCATTTTAATTAGGAGTTAGAAACGAGGTAATCAGCTAATTGATCAACTAAATTTTCTGGGGGTCTGTTGTTGAGGTTTTCTATATTTTCATTAATTATTTTAACAACCTCTTTTAAAAAATCTTCGGATAGTTCTTGATATAACTCTTCTTGTAATGCTATATTCTTTTTATCATTATCAAACATCTTAACTATAGTATCACCATAATTAAACTCCGAGTTGTATGCCCAATTAACACCATCTATTACAAAAAGAGGATCGTTCATAGAGTTAGACTGCCAGGAATCCAAGTTTGATAAACGAATATCGCCTTTTTGAAAATAAGAACGATAATACCAATAATGATCCGCCCATTCGTTTGAAAAAACCGAGTTCCAAAAATAATTTAAAACTAAAGCCGATTGTTGGGTTACGTTTCCTTTTTCCAACATAGATTTATCAAAACCTGAACCGAGGCACACATTTAAGTTAGAATCAATATTTGGCAAGTAAGGTTTTAATGGTTTTTCTTGTAGATTTTTAAGAGGCTTATCTAAAAAAGAACACTTAACTTCCGCAAATAATCCATCTACAAATTTAAAAATAAAAACAACATAAGGAAGAGACAAAGAATAATTAAAAACTTTAGCGAGATCAGATTTGTTTTCGATTAGATCAAAATTATTTGATTTGAGGACTAAATCACCCTTGAACTTTAACAATCTAATTTGAGGGGCAAATTCTTGAACAAGCACCTCTGTGTTGCCTTTGGTGTAATATATTCTGGTGAAGTCGGGCATAAGTATTGGACCATCATTATCCCACTTGCACCAATGTTGTGATTTTTTCCAAGAACAACGTGCAATTTTTGTTTTAAATTGCCTCAGCAAGCGATCTAAGAACTCTTCGTTATCACCCTGTAGTTCTTGACCCAATCTCTTCCCCGATTTCTTGAGTATCTCCAAGACGAGATTCCTTGCTTGTTCTTTTGTAATTGATTTAAACATAATCGTGTATCATTTTAAAATATGATTAATTGATAATACTAAATATTAGAGTATTACGCAAGGAGGCTGTAATGAGAAAAATTTTAATCGTAATCTTTTTGTTTTTTGTTTCTGGTTGTACACAAAAAGAAAAAAATTTTTCCCAATTACCTGTCTGGGATTTGAACTATAGCACAACCTACACACAAGAATACGACTCTGGAACTCCAGAAGAAGATGAGCTAAAAGATGTACAATGTCCCATACCGATGGAGTGCAGAGTTAGAAATTACACAGGCATACAGTGTGTTTTTTCATCTTTGGAGTGCTTGGCTCGTTGGGGAGAAATAAAAGAACTCTTAGAGCCGGATCCTTTAACCAGCAGACCGGGGTGCAAAAGCTACTCTGGTCCCAAAGATGCTTCTTATAAATTAGATACTTTTGGAGTGAAATTTGAAAATGTATATAATAATAAAATTAAAGCTATAGAATTATTAAAACGTGCGATGGAGGAAGGTCGTGGTGCTTTAATGGACGTTCCCGGTCATGCGATAGTGATTTGTCACTACGATGAAAAAAATAAAATTGTAAAAATTATAGACAACTCCGACAGAAGTTTGAGGGTACAAACTTGGAGTATGGACAAGTTTAATAAATTATGGGGAGGCTGGATAATGGTTATATATGGGAAAAATGATGTTTTCCCCGGAAAGGCATCCACTCTGCTGGAAAAAATACCAATAATAGACAAAAACAATCCGCAGGGTATTTACCCAAAAAATTACATTCCAAGGCCATCAAATGATTAATGATATCTTGAATCCTTGAATCTGGGACAAACAGTCGAGTCACCGGCTTTATGATACCCATCAACATAAGCCTTGGCTGATATCTCTTCTATCTTTTGCTTCTCCTCGGCTGATGCTTCTGCGATTATATTCGATGTATACATCTCAATTTTATCATTATTATCACTAACAAGATCTGGCCTTCCCACTCGTCTCATAAAAGAATTAAACCCTCTTTGATAAGCCATCTTGTAAATTTTTGACTCGTCAAGTTCTGTACTTTTTTCGGAGAGAAAATTATCTTCTTGTTCAATTTTTTTAACGATTGTTGGGCTAGTTTTTTTGTTTTCCACACTAGAAATAATGAAAACAAAAAACAAACCTAAAATTAAAGACACAAAAAGGGCAATTTTGTTTTTCACAATTTGTCTCCGAAAAAAAAGAATGAGGACAAAGTTTTGAACAAGTTCATTAAACCTTTTGATGTAGACCTGTTCGGCATTCCTCAAATTAAAAAAATAGCGGACAATTTATTGCTATAGTCATCTTTCTTTGGCAATGATGTAGACCACAGCGGCATTCCGCTAAAAGACAAGACAGGAATTGAACCTGCAACCTCCGTCCAAAGGCGCAAGCCTTCTTGCAATGACGGACTCTACCGTTGAGCTACTTGTCTAAGTTTATTGTACACCTAGTTTTTAAATTGTCAATGTTCAATCCAAGGATATTTTGTTTATTTCTTCAACCCAATGATCCTCATTTTTAGATTGAGAAACAAAGGAGGAAATAACTTCAAAAACCTGATCCGAAAATCCTCCGACTTGCAGAACGTCTTTTTTGGTACAAATTTGAGAATTATCTCTTGGAGTCAAATCGCAACAAATTAATTTAGCATTTTTATTACGCTTCTTGAAAACATCCCACTCATAAGACAAACTGGTGGATTTATAGCCGTAACCAGTGTTGTAGTCGTAACTGGTGGAAGAAGAATCAATCCAAGATTCATAATCCGATACATACAAAATCCAATCTGCGTTTTTATAGTCTTTATTAAAACGATGTATTGGTGCCGATATATTTGTGCCACCTCCAGCAAGGTTTAATTTCTCTGTGTTTTTTAACACATTATTTTCTGGGTTCAATTTAACCATATTAGCATTATCAGAAAAAGTCCAAACCTCAACTCTTTTATTTTTTCTATACACGGCAGATGCTAATAATCCAGCAACGTCACTACAAGAAACACTTGAGTTACCTGTGCGGTGTCTAAAACCAGTTATTGGTGAACCCATAGATCCAGAGCAGTCAACGCAAACCAAACCTTTGCCTGGAATTTCTGGAACGTTGCTTATTGCAATTTCCATTGCGGATTCCAGTGCTGATTTGATTATTTGTGGAACATCTTGATTCTCAATCTGCCTCCAAGCGGCAAACAATTGGTATGGGAAAGCACGAGATTTTTTGATCAATTCCTCGTCTTTTAATTTGTTTGCCACAATCTCAACAACTTTTTCGTTGTTGAAAACACCGTGTCTAGCAAAGGTTGAAAGATTCATTCTCATCATTTGCCACGGAGATTGAGAGGCAATTATCTCCCACTCTTTTTGACCAAGGTTCAAAGAATCTAAAAACCTAAAATCAACATCGGGGACATCTTTTGTTTTGCCAGACTTGAAGTCTTGAAGTTTTCTAACTTGATGTGGAAGTTTTTCAAGATCAAATTCTTTCCCAGAGAGGTAGGCAAATAATGATTGTTTTTCAATTGAGTTTGGTTTAGGATGAGACATTCTTAAAATGTCATGCATAGTTGGATTATTACCTATAGAAGCCTTGAAAATACTAGATGGGCTTTGAGTATTAAACCACTCTTGTATAGCGTGTCTCCAACTTCCCGACGACACATTAATTTTTTTCTCAGTCACGACCCCACTTCGAGCCATTTGAATAACATTTCGAAGCATTTTTCCATTGTCAACTACACGACGAAAAACCTTGCGAAACAAAGGCTTGCTAATGTCCGAGAGCAACACCGTTAGGAAGCAAGGCATGTCTTTCATGTAGGACTTGTCACGAGAATAAATTGCTACTTTTGCAATAAATTCTGGGTCATTTTTTAAACGCAATGCGGCTACTTTAGCTAAATTAAAGTTTTGCTCTGCGGTTGCATAAAAGGTTCCATTAAACGTGTTTGTGGCAGCAACTTGAGCCAAACAATGCTTTGGATCAAAATCATAAGCATCGCCACCAGCATTATTTTTTGTGTTTGCGGAAGGTTTAATTTTAGTTGAAAAAATATTATTGTTGGACATTTAATTTTTTCCTTTCGGTAGTTGTCATTATACAATTTTTTTCAAAATGTCAAATTAATTTTCTTTTTCTTGTTCAAAACACTCAAAACCAGCCTGATGTTCCCAAGTTAACAAACCAGATCTTGGAGAATTTGGATTTGCACAAACGCCCCAATCAAAATTATAAGGTTCATGAAGTTCAACAAAAAACTTACAACCCCTTGAGCAATCAGGGTAATCTTTTTCGTTGTGTTCCCATCTTTTAACTTCTCCACCATATTCTTGATAATCAGAGGGTAAAACCTTTAAACATTTAAACAAATTACTTGAAACTGTCATCTGGTGGTGTCCTTGTTCAAAAACAATCAAAAGAAATACCAATTCGTTCGCAATGTTTCTTAATTTTTTCTAATGCTCTTGTTTCAATTTGGCGAATTCTTTCTTTAGAAAGTCCAAACTCTGTGGCTATTTCAATTAATTTTTTAGATTCAAAAAATCGTCTTTCTATAACTTTTTTTTCTCTTTCATCACAACGCTCAAGCATTTTTTTAATAACTAAACACCGATCTGTTTGTTTAAAAACCATTCCAAAATCATGATCAGCCACTGCTAAGTTGTCGAATTCATTCAAGCGAGTTGAATTTTTTTCTTCAAAATTACGCCATGATTTTAAGGCTCTATAGAGATTATTTTTAAGAACCCAGGTTGCATAAGTAGAAAACTTGAATCCCCTGTTTGGGTCAAAATAATCAACAGATTTTAAAATTAAATCGCAGCTTTCTGAGAATAGATCTTCATTTCTGTGGGGTTCTCCAATTTTTTTAACAATAGGAATGCACAATCTCAGGTTTGCTGCGGCTATAGTGTTTCTAACACCTTCAGCTAAAACAAGATCCCTGAGAGCATCGCTAATCTCTTTTTTATTTAATCTTTTTTTTGCTCTGTATTTGTAAAAATTGTATTGCCTAAACAAGTGAATTTCTTGATCTTTTGTTAACAAAGGACTTTCGTAAAAAATACGGGATTGAAAATTATCTCCCGCAAAGCAATACTTTGATCTTATCGATCTTAATTCATCTAAAAAAATTGAAAGATTTGGCATAGGTCCAAGAATTTTTTTAACCTCTGCCCGTTTTTCAAAGTCTTCATGAAAAAATATTCTCTTTAAACGTTGTTCCGCCTCGGCTAAAACAGCGTCTTTTTGACTTTTCTTTAGTCTGTTGAATTTTAGAGTTGCGAAAACCATAAAACTTCCTTGAAAATGGGTCTTAAAGCATTCTACAACGAAAAAACAATTGGTAAAGAAAATATTTCTCCAAAACAATAACTATTTTGGAGAAAAAATGGCTAACGTTCAATGGGAAAATTTTGATCCTATAACGATTTTATCGGGCGAATTAAATAATTTTGCACCTAATCAAATCGCACTTAGTGATGAAATAAACAATAGTTTAGGCTTGTATTTGTTTAATGATATCGAATTGTTTCTAGAAAGAGTAGATCTTGCCAATAATTCAGATTTTTTTGTAGAAATTTTTTTAATACAATCAATAGATGGAATAAATTATGAAAGTGGAGTTTCGGATGGTTTGCAACCTTCTATAAATAATTTAGTTGGATCTTTTATTTTTAAAAGTTCCGAAATTCCCCAAAGACAAACAATAAGAAAATTAGTTGTTCCCCCTAGGAAATATAAATATGCAATAAAAAATAAATCCAATATTTATTGGTCAAATAATAGAAATACACTTAAAATACTAGGATACAGATATAAGAATTAAAGGTAAAAATGGCTTCAATTTTATGGGATTCAGCGGATGCTTCTGTTGTGATGAGTACGGAAATGAGTTCGCTTCAGCCGGAATTGGGCTGTATTAGTCAGGAAATAAATAACTCATCTGGTTTATACTTGTTTAATGATGTCGAACTATTTTTGGACACTAATATTCAAACTCCCAAATATGGTTCAATTATTGAGTTATATTTATTATCTGCAATAAACAACACGGATTTTGAAGATGGAAACTCTTCTATAAATCCTTCGCCTTCATCTTTGGTTGGCGTGTTTAATATTATGCCATCAACTAATCCCCAAAGACAAACATTAAAACAAATAACTATTCCTCCTTGCAAATACAAGTACCTAATAATAAACAAAACTGGCAACAACCTACCACTCAATAACAACACACTTAAAATAATTCCTTACAGATATAAAACCTTACCATCTGATTATGATAACTTTAATTCAAAAAAATATATTCTTCAAAGAACCACAACAAATTCTAGTCAATCCTTGTTAACTCTGGATGGGAATGAACCTAATAGTTTAAATATTTTGCAAATCTCTACTAAAAACACATGGACGATCAAAGCGCAAATTAGTTTATACAATAATACCGATGACGAGTCCGCTGGTTTTATAGCAAAAGGCGTCTTTAAAAGAAGCAGTTCTGGTGTTGTTAGTCGGGTTGGAAATTTATCTATAGAAAATTGGTATGATACTAATTTAGAAAACGCTGCCATTGACATAGTGGCAAATAATTTAACAAGTTCAATAGATGTTGTGGTCAATGGAATTGCTGGCAAACAAATAAAATGGATTTGCGTTATAGATTCAACTCAATCTAATTTTTAAGCAGATCTGCTAACCACTTCGAATTAACATTTAAAAATACACTTTTTATTCTATAGAACCATAAATCGGAGTATGAAGTTTTTTTTGATCTTAATAAAATTTGCAGGCTATCAAAGTGATGTTTTTTTTCCTTAGATGATCTTATTGATTGAAGAATAAAAAATTGCTTTTGAAAGTCAAAATTATAAGTTTTGCACAAATCGATCCCAGCTAAATCTAAAAATATTTTCCACGCATCAAAAATTTGTTGAGAATAAGATCCGCAATAAAAATTTTCTTGTTTAATTGTTTTGCAAAAATCTAATAGATTATCTTCATACCCCTCGTAGTGCCAAATATCAGAAAATAAAGTATTGAATAATTTTGTATTCAATACATTTTTAATTGGCTCATAATAATTTATATCATAAAAACCTGGATGATAATCCTGATTTCTCCAAGTTATAGATAAAATTCTATAACTTTCATCTTTCTTATTTTTCAAGATAACGCAAGATTTTTTTTTGAAGCAAACAACTGGGACTTTTATTTTATTTCTTGAAATATATTCTTGAATTATAGAGATTTTCATGTGTTGTCTTTTTCGGCGGTGTTTATATTTTTTGAAAAATCACCTTGTAGTAAATCATTTGTATGAACCCATCGTCTTTTTTTGTTATTCCAGACAACAGGAAATTTATTTGGCATATCTTCTAATATGTCAAAAAGGTCTCCATTTGTCAAAGATTTATCTAAAGATCTATAAAATATAAGCGAACCAAGATGATCATATCGTTTTTTTAAAGCTAATTGTATTTCGTCCATAGTATATAATAATTATGAGATTTAAGAAATTTATTGATTTTCAAGAAGAACAAAGTTCATCGGACAAAGGGCTGATGGGGTTTCCTGTGTCTTTTTTTGCCAAAAAGCCATCTGATGGTTTGCCTTTCAAAAATTTAAGATCCTTAGGAGGTTCAACTCCAAGATCCTCATCTGGAGGTTCAAATCCAACAAACACACCCATGATGAAAAAATCCATGAAAAAGAATTAATTATCTTTGGAATTAATTTGTAAGTAGTAATTTGGAGTTTTTCCTAATTTTATATCGTTTGATAAATCTTTTAGGTATCTTTGAAAGGTTTTATCAAAATGTTCTAAATTATCAAATTTTAAAACATTTTTAACAGCGTATTCAAAATTTTCTTTTGAAGACTCTTGAATAAAATTTAAAAATATATCTTCTCCAAATTCTTTTCTTAGCATAAGACAAAGATATATGGAATAACAATCAAATGTTTTTTTATCTTCATCTTTTAATTGATTATATTTTTCAATATCAAAATCAATTAAATCTTTTAATGTTAAAGAATTATTATTATAATTTTCTAATTTATTTAAATTTTTTCTAATATTTATAAGAGAATCATTTAAATGAGAAAAACTCTTATAAATCCAAGTTTTAAAATCAACTTGAAATTTTTGAGAAAATTCTGCCAAACAAACTTGAGTCAAAGGAACTGGTATTGTTTGTGATGGGGTTCCGTCTATTAACAAAAAAATAACTGTCTCTGTTATTTTTTTGTTTTCATCCCTGCGAATTTCAACCTTTGTATTTTCTAAATTAAATAACTTTTTAAACAATTCTTTATCATCAACACATATTAATTTACATGTCGTTGAAAAATCTATATCTTTCATACCCCAACGTAAAAACATCCAAGATTTAACGAGTTCTAAGTGTTTATTTAAATATTGAGCTTGAGGGTCATTCAAACTACATACTACAAAGTTTTTACTAGTCCACCTGTTCCAAACGAGATTTTCCAATTCTTTAGGAACACCACGATATTTTGAAACTTCTATTGAAACTTCATTTGGCTTTAATACCCTAATAATTTTTTCATCAGCTAAAGAGTTTACAGCGAATAAAAAAGAAAACACAAAAAACAAAAAATTTTTTAAAATCATTTAAACACCAAAAATTGTAAAATTTAATTATCTAAATATAGTATAGTCTTTAGTTTTGATTTTTAACTCCATCCCAATTTTGAGAACTTCTAACGCCATCCCAATTGTCTTTATCGTTTAATTCAAAATTTTTATTATTTGTTTTTATTTGATTAAAATTATTATCTCTAAAAAAAGAAATAATTTTTGATAAAGAACCAGCTATAGCTATTAAAAAAAGTAAATTTAAAAAAGACAAAAAAAGACAAATATAATTAATCATAATACATCCTTCATTCAGATAGCGTTGAGGTTGGCATCCTAACTCTTTTTCTACTAGTTTCTGCCAAAGATTGAGTAACCTTTAAAATCAAATCGGGAGATTCTATCCAGGCTCTATTCTTAAAAATTCCAATATTATCATAGATTGTATTTTGATAAATTGTAGCTGCCGGGTTTGAAACAGCGAAATTGCTTTGGGTATCATAGTTTATTTCAAATTCAAGCCTATTGGCGGCTGTCAAACAATAATCATCTGGTAAAACAGCAACAACAATCCTAGTCTCGTAACTATCCCCTGTAAGTAAATTATTTCTAGAAAATTGAAGAGCGACTTTCCAAACTTTAGAACCCAACAAAGTTCCTCCTATATTATTCAAGCAAGAAATTTCAGAAACCACATTCCACGATTCGGGGTAATTGCCCAAACCCGATATGCCCTTGTAATGCAAATTGTTTTGCCAAGAGTCATTAGTTTTATTGTACCTCAACTCTAGATTTTTAGAAATAGTAAAATTATTTCTCGTTAAAAATTTAGCAAAAATATTATCAATTGCAAAATTATGAGTCAAAGTCATTGTAGAAGAAAGATCAAAACAGCCGCATTTATTGAAAAAATCAATATTGCCTTCGGCATCTTGTTTGTCTATACCAGCAAAATAAACATCCATCTTTAATAAATTCATAGAAAAATCAAAAATCTGGTCTGGGACACCAACATTTCCCGATTTGTTTATAGCCTGTCCTATAACAAACACGGCATTACCGTCTGATATCCACTTCCAATTCTGCTTTTTTGATCTTGCCGAACCTAAAAGGTTCACCCCACCAGCGGCAAAATATTTAGAAATTTTTCTAGGTACAAACGACTCTCCAGCGATGTTTATGCCGCCGACAACCTGATATTTGAATCTTTCGAACCTGGATGCTGAGCCTCGTGTCTTTAATCCGCCGCTCATTGAATGCCACCAGGGTAAAACAAAAGATTCTCCACCAAGTTTCAAATTTATAATTGGATTTTCCAAATAAGGAGTTATCTTTGAAGAAGAAGATAATAAACATCCTCCGCCAATGTTTTCAAAAATAGTTTTAAGTGAATCGCCGCCTATTTTTGCTCCAAAAGAAGAAACTTTAAACACTGTTCTTTTTGTATATCGAGCGTTTGCAGAACCGTAGGAGTAAATTTTTCCTACGGACTTAGATGTATAAGCGGGGGACTTAGCCAAAGCACCACTATTTGAAGAAACTCTTATGGTAGAACCATTTGGATCTTCATATTCGACCTCAATATTTATTGAATTAATTCTAGCAATAGTTTGATTTATATTTAAAACAGACTGAACTCTAATTGCAACCCCAAAAGAAGAATTTTTTATTTCTTCAAGTGAAAGATTTGCTAAAACCTCTCCGGGTTGGTTGTTAATATTTAAATTAATCAAAGAAGGGTCATCAACATATCTATCAAAGTCTTCTCCCCTCCATTCCGAACCATAAGATTTTGTAGTTTGCAATAAGGGCCAATCTATATTTGTCACAGCGAGATTGTTTGATATCACCTTGTCGTTTATAATTAAAAACAATTCTTTATCTCTAACGCCACTTTTTGTTGCAACTCTATCAACATTAACAACTAACTTTAAAACTTTACTATTTTCGGGTATGTCAAAAGAAAAATTTGTCAAAACCAAAAGTTCCGATGTCTTTTTAAAACTAATATCGGATGATGAGAATAAATTATCTTCTAAGATTGCTCTTTCTGGCAAAAGCCAAGGAGATTGTGCGGAGGTGTGTTTAAGACTAATTGATTTTTTTGCATAAATTTTTGGAGTTTTATTTGGCCAAACACCACCATTATAAGACCAACGATTGTGTCTAAGCCTAGACTTGCCACCAACCGCACATCCACCTCGACCTCTAAAAGAATTTGTTCCAATTATAAAGTTACCATCAAAAAACAATTCTCCATCGGACTTAAATTTAATATCAGGCAATTTTTTAATAAAAACATAACTAGATTCGCCTGAGGTTTGTAGGCTTCCTGATGCTGTGGATTGAAAAACCACCCAAGCCTTAAAATAAAAACCAGTTTTTAAACTGATGTCCTGATCGACGCAAAAATCCGCACACTCTGGGATCGAACACAACTCAACATCAACAAGATTATTGCAATCTAAATTGACGCCATTTGATTCTTGCTCTTCAACAACAACAGTCTCCGCAGGTCTATTAAATCTCTCGACTGTCTCTATTGGAAATTTATATTTTCTTTTACTTAATTTTTGACACAACTCCGATAGGGATCTTGCGTGCAAGTTGACTATAATTTTACCACAACAAACGTCTTGTGGGATGCAAGGATCCACAATCCCTTTGCCAACAACACGATACCAATACATTATTTGTTGACCTAAATTCCAGTAAAAGTCAACTTTTTTCTCTAATTTAAGATCTGTATTCCATTTAAACTCTACCTCTTTATTAAATTTAAAATTTATTAAAGTGCCGTCTGATCTAAGAGACAAACCACCGCCCGAAACAAACAAGGTGTCGTTTATAAAATAAAAACCAGATCCTTCGGTTGATAATGAACCAGACGAGGTAACAAAAAAATTATTATTTACATTTAGTAAATTTTTACCCGATAATAGCAAACCACCAACAACAAAACCTCTAACCTCTCTCATTATTGAGTTGAAATTAGAAGACACAAAACAAACAACACCTCCAAGAGAAACAAAATTATCAAAAACTAAAAACTCACCCGAAATAACAATTGATCCTTGAGTTAAATTTAAATAACGAGATCTAATTAAAGATAACCCACCCGATACTGCACCTTTACTTTCTACAAAAAATTCGGTTTCTGTAGAATTTAAAAAACTCCCGGATAATTTTGCAAACCCTTGAGAAAGAAGATTATAAGTAACTTCTACATTATAAAAATAATTATAAGAAGATAATAGTTTTACGCCACCATCAAAAATAATAAAATTAGATATTACACTTTCACCGGTTGCGTTTAAACAACCGCCTTCTTTTTGAATATTAAATAAAAAATTAAATTGAGGATTAATTTTTAAGGAAACTCCACCAGTCGGCAAAAATAAAGGACTTGTTTGACCAAAATCAGAAAAGCCAGATAGCCTGATTCCCGGAGAAGTAGAAAAGGTTGTGAATAAATCAACAAAACAATTGCCAAATAACTTAACCCCCGCAGGGTTGGTTAGGTTGGCTATTCTTAGATTATTACCAAAAATTCCATTAATTTTGCAACCAAACACAAAAAGTTCTTCTTTTTGGGGTTCTGCAATTAAATTATAGGGAACTGTTCCTCCGCAAAGAATTCCCCCTATAACCTCTTCTTCATCTTCTACAATATTTGTTGGATTAAAAAGAACTATAGAATTTCCCGCTAAGGTGATTCCGCCATATGATATTTCGTCGTAGGTGTACATTTTTATCCTAGTCTATCGATTATCTTTCCTACTAATGGATGTCTTACTATGCAATCATTGTTAAACTCTATGACTCCAACTCCGTTTAAATCCCTTAATTTTTGAACAACTTCAACTAAAGCAACTTTATTACCTATGTCGCTTTGAGTAGGATCCCCCGTGATTATGATCTTGCTGTTTTCTCCAAAACGAGTAAGAAATAATTTCAATTGTAACAAAGAAGCATTCTGGGCCTCGTCAAATATGCAAATTGAATTTATAAAAGAACGACCTCGCATAAAAGCTATAGGGGCAACCTCAACAGCTTGATCTATTTTTTCTCTCCAAGGACCATGTGATCCAACCATTTGATCCATACAATCATAAAGAGGTATCATATAAGGATGAACTTTTTCTGCGAATTCCCCAGGCAGAAACCCCAAGGATTCTCCTGCTTCAACGATAGGTCTTGTCAAAATAATTTTATTTCTTTTGTTATTTAATATTTGCTCTATTGCAAAAGCGCTAGCTAAAAAAGTTTTTCCTGTTCCTGCCGAACCTAACAAAAAAAGCACATCGAACTTCTGGAAAGCCGCCCAAGCTTCACTTTGAACTTTATTCTTAAATTCGATATGAAAATTTGAATTAGATTGCGGAACTTTGATTTGTTTAGCGTTTTTAGAGTTTTTACTTTTTTCGATCTTTAAATTTGAAGATTTTCTTTTTTTAAATCCCATTTATTTCCTTTCAAAAATGCACATTGTATTTAGAATCCAATATTAATAATAAAAAAACCTTGCCAATATTAAATTGACAAGGTAAAAAATATCACAATTCATTTGAACAGATACCAAGTGCTAATCTAACAACCTAAATTTAACCCTGTTTTCATAACCTTGACAATTGAAAAGAAGATAGTTGTTTTTAAAAGAGTCTCAACCAATTTGGATTTGTATTAAATACTCCACAACTAAAAAGTATTTAATTATTGAAACTTTTAATAATATTTATTGACAATTTTTGTCACCCCACCCTTAATCTTTACTTTTTCAATGATTTTTTAAAATACAAACTTGAAAAGATTGCTGTTCTTTTCCGACTTTCCGCCTATCCAGGTTAGGTTCGCAACCTCGCACCAAACATTGGTGGCATGTGTAATTTTATGGAAAATTACATGAACCTCTTTTCGACAAAAAAGATAATGCTAAATTTAAAGTCCAAAGTAGACTTGTTTGTACAAAATATAATAGAAAAAACTAAATACTTTTATGTTAAATTTTAAAAAATTTCTTCAAGACAATATGGAAGAAGAAAAAGAGGACATTCAAAAAACTCTTTCTAAGTTACCAAAAGCACACTCAGATCTCGTTAAAGGATATAAGTGGAAATTTCATGCCGGAAACACACTAAATGGAGACGACAAACACGTTGGCTATATGGACAAATACTCAAAAGAAATAGCCATAGCGGCACCTTGGAATTTTTCAAGAGAATTTACAATTCTTCATGAGATAGCACATCTTGTGTATGAAAGATTATCAAAAGAAATAAAAAATCAATGGTCTCAAGTTGTTAAAAAAAACTTTGAAAAACAAACACAAGAAAACCCTGAGGCAAAAGATTCATTAAAACAAATACCGGAAGAAATTTTTTGCCACTGCTATGCTAATTTTTACTCTAAACACAAAAATGCTACTTACAATAACCCTGAGTGGATGGCCTTCATAAGGATCTTGCACAATGCGATTTAAACTTTGGTTAGAAAATATGGAGAGTGCCGAAGATATCTTCAAAAGATTATCTTCATTGATTTTAGCCGCACCCACATATCAGGCCGCAATAAAAAGTTTGTCCGGTGCGGGGATAGTTCCTAATTTTGACACAAATAGACACGCTATTTTGGGACATAAATGGTCAGAGACTTTTTATAACAATATCGCTGGCGACAAAGGAAATGAAAAACAAAACCCTGAATTAGACCGTCAAATTGCATCTCTTAATTCACAAATTGCATCATTGGGATTTACCCCCTTGGATTCCACTGATCCTTTCTACTTTTTCGCAATACCTGGATACAAGCCAGATGGTGCCAAAAATAAAATACACATAAAGATACCAACAGATAAAATAAACTTATTATTGGAATTGGCAAAAATAATTAAACAAAATTCAAATTTTGTCAGGCAGTTTAAGTTTTCTGCTTTTGGTGGTGGTTTTGAAACACGCAGAGACAACTTTATTGTTTATTTATCAAAACTTGGAGAAGAGAATATAGATGAATTAAGACAAAAAATATCCCGTTTAGGGTTGAGCACAGACGTAGGACAAGACTTTAAAGGAGGACACGGAGTAAGTCTCAGTCAGACACAACTTATATCTCTAAGATTGGCGGCGATTTTAGTCAGTAAACCCGGATCTCCTGCCCCAAAATTTGCTAGTTCAAACCATTGGCAAAAAACAGAACAAGAGTTCTTAATGTCTGATCCTGTGGCGTCTCCTTACATAAGGGGAGAAACGCAACAGCCCGCTGGTTCTGCTCCCCAACCTGTCGGCTCTGCTTCTCAAGACTATCAACCAAAAACATTAGTTCTTTCTGGCGGAAATAGACCTTTGACAATTAATATTGATACACAAATAGGCCAACCTGTTTTGGGTTCATCTTTGGGTCCGTTGGCACAATACTTTTCAAATATTCAATTCAGAATTCAAAAAGCAAGTAACGGCTGGTATTTAATACCAAACACCACAGCAGTTAATCAGACTATAATTAACGGGTCGGTTGTTCGTGGGGCTACGAGAATTAACATCAATGATCAAATTGGAATTATAGGAAAATCTGGGCGTCAAATAATGCCCTTAAGGGCAACAAACGTTTAGATTATTTTTTTTGTGCTGCGGCCATCAATTTGCCGACTATTCCCATAGCTTGTTCACACATTCTCTCGTATTCGCTTGGGTCCATTCCAAAAGCTTTATAATGATGAACAATATTATTGCCAATTGCTTGAGGCGTGTGGCCTTTATATTGTGCCCGCAAAGTCATAATGAAAGACATGCCAACAAGTGGAAGTTCTTCTGGCCATGGTCCAATATCTTCCCAACAACGGCGACTAATTAGCATACAATATTCTTGAACAAAATTAACTTGTTGCTTTTGAATATAATATGCATGAAGACTTGTCCCCACAACACCGGCAGACCTGCTTTCGGACAGGTTTACCATAACATCTATCCAAGCTGGGTCTAAAACAACCGTATCGGCGTGCATGAAAATGAAATATTTTGAATTTGGATCAGCAACGGCAACACCTTGATTTGCGGCTTTTGACCAATATTCATTAGTTTTATTTTTAATTACCTTAATTCCCTCTTGTTGAAGCACTTCTAAATATTCTTGAGTCTCTTGATCTGATGCATTATCAACAACTATTACCTCATAATTATTAAGATTACTCATTGCATGAATAGACTGAAGGCATATATTTAAGTACTCAGGTCTGTTGTGGTGAACTACAATGATAGAGACTTGTTCGTTAGACCCATCGTTCAAGTTAAAACTTAAAGTTGGCTTGTCTGAAGGTGATTCTAAAGGGTTAAATGGTTGATTCATAAAGTTTACCTCTTTTTAAGATAGTTTGTGTGAAAAATTTTTCGAAAAAAAACTAGATAAATTAAGAAGAGGAGAAATATTATGAAAAAATCAAATAACGGTCTCACACCGGCACAAAGAAAACTGCCCGAAAAATTACAAAATGCTATTCTAAACAGTAAAAAAAATAAAAAATCAAAAAGTAAAGATGATTACAATGACGACCACGAGATAAATAAAGAAAAAGCAGATCTGGATGGGGATGGGAAATTATCATCTTATGAGAAAAAAAGAGGAAAAGCTATACAAAAAGCCATGAAAGAAAAAGATTGTGATTGTGAAGGAGATTGTGATTGCAAAAAAGACGAAGTATACAAAAAATCTCTTCCAACTTTTCAAGAATGGTTAAAGTGGAGAGAATCTAAATAATGACAATAAAAAACAAACTAGCATTACCAAATTATAAGGTTACCGATGCAATTTTTTCAAATTATAAAGAAATTCACACAAATGTAAATATTTCAAGCGGAATTCTCAGTATAGACCTAAATCAAGGCAATGTTTTTTTGATTAATTTAGATCAAAATGTTAATACTTTAAATATATTAAATGTTCCAAATTTAGACAATATAGTTGTTGCCTTTACTATGGTGATAACGACATCTGGATCCAATAGAACTATTTCTTGGCCAAGTAGTATTAAATGGCCAGCGAATACAGCACCTGTAATAACAATTTTTACAAACAAAAAAGATTTTTTTAGTTTTGTAACAATAAACAAAGGCGTAAATTGGTTTGGTTTTATAGGGGGACAAAATTATTAATGTTTGGAGGATTAGTACACAAAATAGTATCGACTTCTTTTGATTATACTATATACAATTTCGATTTTTCTAATCTTAGCAATATATCGTTGTCAGGGGATGCTTTAATATCAAATAATGAATTAATTTTAACACCAAATATATCAAACTCTTTTGGATCAGCAGAGTTTTTAAATGTAAGAGTTGGTTCTAGTAGATATTTTAAAATAATTTTTGATTATAGAATTTTTGAAGGAAGCGGAGCCGATGGTTTGGGGTTTGAATTATCAAGAATTGCAGCAAGACCTCTCCTGGGTTCTGGTTCTTATCTTTCAAATGGAATTCGTATGTTTTTAGACACATACAACAACGGAGATGGGGTAGGAATTAAAATTTATAGAGATAACTCTGGAAGAAGATTTTTTAGCAACAATTCTTTAAGAGAAAACAATTATCGAAATGTTTCTTTTGAAATAGATAATGTAAAAAGAAACTTAAACTTTTCAATAGATCAAGTCTTAACCGGAGGATCTGTTGGTTTATTTACGGAGGATTGTGATTTATTTGATGCGCCTGATGATCAAATAAGTTTATATAGATTAAGGTTTTATGGGCAGACGGGGGGTCTCACCGACAAACACTCTATTAAAAATTTAATGATAGTTACAAAGTGAACTATCCAACCCCTAAGGAATTGGGTTTTTTGGTGGCAAGGATATAAGTTAGCTCAAGCCATCAACTTCTATATTTTCTATTACGCCATATTCTATAAAACACTCTATTTCGCCTATTTTGGTTGTTCTTGGAAGTTCGTTTTCTCTTAAAAATTTAAATAAATTTTCACTATTTTTATCGGCTTTTATAACACGAACAAAAACATATTCTCCCATAACTTGGCGAGCTATACTAACCAAAATAGAAACATTCATAAATCATCCAATTCTTTAGATTTCTCTTCTTTTAAATCACAATTAGCATTAATTTCTTTTTTTCTTTTTGCTCTTACTCTTTCAATCATTAAATTAAAATTTTTTCTAAAACTAGGAAAAGCTTGTGTGGGATATCTTTTTGCTAATTCTATGAGTCCATTAGTTGTGTACTCATCCAAACCCTGTACTTTGATCCAATTAACTATAGTATCCAAAGTCAACTGTCTCTGTAGTTTTCCACCAGACTTGCCTGGAATGTAAACTTGAGCCTTTATGGAACCGGCTTCGCTCATATTATTTCTCCTATGTCTTGTTTCATTATCTCATCAACTGTTTTCTCTGCTTCGGCCACTTCTTCATTGACCTCTTCCGAAGATGAGAAAAAATCTTCTGGAAGAATATACATTGAATCTAAATAAGAAAAAATATGATCGCTGTGAAAAGAATCACCAGTTTGGGAATAGACTTTTTTATTAACTAAATCCACATTCACCATCATAGTTTTTTCTTGACCATCAATAACAATTTTTAATTTTGCTGGGGTCAAAAAAACCAACTCTTTTATTTCTATTTTTCCAGACATAGATATTGATATTACCTATGTTATAAGAGTAATGTTATGCCTAAATTTAAACAATTTTTAATTAAAGAAGAATTTGGCTTAGGAAATATAGAACAAAAAATAAATAAAATTTTTGACAACAAAAGTTATTCAAGTTTTTTATCATCAGCAAATAATAACACTTATGATTATTCACCATGGAGAGGAAACGACAGCATAAACAATCAAAAAGAGCCTGTTGATTTAGTAATTCCAAGTATGGAAAAAACTGCCAAAATAATATTTTTAGACGTTAAAAAAACACCAATAAAAATGCGATTATCTGATGGGACTGAGTGTCTGTTTACGGAGGTGGAGTTCCGAAAAATAAAAGGAATTCCAGAGGCGGGTAAAACAATAACCTTAATTTTTCAAAGAAATTCTAATGATTTTTCTAAAAATTTTTCAAAAATAGAAAAAGCTATCGTGCTAGATTAAAACCACGATCTTGCTCCCAATCTTTTTGCCAAGATTCAAAAACACCGGCAGATCCATGAACAAGATCGTTTTTGAAAGAAATTTTTGAATATAATTCATTACCCTGAGTGTCAACCTTCAAACTATTTGAATTAACTTTGTCAGGGTCGAAACCTGGGCCGTAAGGAGATGGGGAATAATTTTGTTTTAACTTTTCAATAACACATTCTGTCGTGGTGTTGATTACGAATTTACTAAAAGCAAAACCCAACAAGTTAATTGTGACCAAAGAAATAACTATTAAAAATATTTTATTATTTTTTAAATCATCCATTTTTTTCTCCTATTTTTTTAAAAATTTCTTGTCTATTTGTATTTAAACAAGAGTTTTCTAACTCCATTAATTTAGTAAAAATTTCTTTTTCTTTATCGCCCAAATCATTTGGTGTATGGAGCGTAAGGTTAACGTATTGATCGCCACGTTGGTATATAGTGTCGCTGGTATTAAATATGGGCAGTCCGAGGTTCTTTAGCCTCATCTTTTGATTAGGCTTTGATTTTGGAGGAATAACAACAGCGGCTCTTCCTTCTAGGGTGGGAACTTCTATTTGAGTTCCCAAAACAAGTTCTGAGTATCCAACAGGCCAATTTATTAGAACATCTCCTTTTGGTAATCTTTCAAAATATTCATGCTTCTGAACGTTTATTGAGATAAACAAATCGCCAAAAACGCCATCAGAATCAACTGGAGGATTTCCTAAACCTTTTTGAACAAACCTCATTCGATTATCTACTCCAGGAAAAATTTTGAATTTTATTTTTTGTTCTTCTGCGTTGGTGTATCCTCCTTCACAATTAGAACAAGGTTCTCCAACAGCACTTCCTGTGCCTCCACACGCTTGACAACTAGTTCGCACTGTCATTGCTCTTCCTTGAATTACCCTGGCTCCGGTTCCATTGCAATGTTTACACTTTATTCTTTCGCCACCAAAGCCATTGCACTTATCGCAAATATTTTTTCTATAATACAAAAGATCTATATCTCCCCCATTTAAAACTTGATTTAAAGTTATATTGGCTTCTAAAAATACATCCTCGCCTTTAGAAACTTGCTGAGGTCTATTATTAAAAAATTGAGCAAACATATCCTCAAAAGCAGAGGTGAAGGGTTTGCCCCTTTCAAAAAAATCATTTCCTTCAATTGAACCATAATTGTCATAATTAAATCTTGAATTTTTATTGCTTAGAATTTCAAAAGCACGAGAAACTTGTTTAAAATTTTCTGCTGAGTCTGGGTCGTTTGGATTTAAATCGGGATGATATTTTTTTGCTAAATCTCGATAAGCCTTACGAATATCCTCATCTGAAGCATTTTTTTCAAGACCCAAAATTTCGTATAAGTTTTTCAAAATAATTCTCCAGATAGTTTTTGACAGTTGTTGTAGTAGGATAAAAGAGATTCTTTGTGTGCATTCTTATGCCAAAGCAACTGGTAGTCGTGAATACCTTTAAATTGGGAAATAAAATTAGTTGGATAACATAATCCACACTTATTATATAAATTTTCAAAAAAAGAGCGATCTGTATCTTTAATTAATGGTTTGCCTTGTATAAATTTTGTGGTTTCTGCAAACCAAGCATCAAATTTTTTGCAGCAATCGGATCTCCAAGCAACTTGGGTTGCATCCAATTTTCCAACAGGGTTGATAGGATTTTTGTATTGATTGTATTTATGAGATAAAGAATGTGAATCCTCACTTTTTTGAAACAAAGGATTATATGTTATAATGTTTGAATAGCAATAAAGAACTTCTTGATTCTTTAAAAAAAAATTATTTAAATTATAAAAATAATTAGGATAAAACTCATCATCATCGCAAAGAGTAACAACCACATCCGCATCCGATTCTTTTATGGCTTGATTTGCATATTTGCCTATAGATAAACCATCCTGTATTTTTTGTTCTGGTGATGCATTTGAATTTGCAAAAACAATTTGATTTTTAAAATCTGCTAGAATATCCTCTACGATTGGTCTTCCAGGATTTGGACTACCATCGTCACCAAAAAAGAGAACCCAATTTTCATGGTTATTATTACACTTTAAAATACTTCTCAAAGCATTTTTTACTAAAATTGGTCTATTATAATAGACCATCAATATTAAAATTTTTAATTTATTTTTCATGTTTCAATTAAATTCTAATCTAAAAATAGTAGCAACAATATTGGCAAAAGATGAAGAAGATATTATAGGTAAAAATATAGAGCATCATATAAACCAAGGTGTAAAACATTTTATTATCACAAACAATAGATCAAAAGATAAAACTAAAAATATAATAGAATCATATCCGGAAGTTTGCGAAATTATAGAAGAACAAGGAGAAGATCACAACCAGTCGGAGTGGGTTACAAAAATGGCAAGATTAGCTTGCAAGTTGAAGCCCGACTGGATTATTCATTTGGATGCCGATGAGTTTTGGTGTGGATTAAATAATTTAAAAAATCTACCGATGAAGTATGTGAGTTCTCCAAGAATGTTTTTGCACCCCCCTGCTGGTTGCGAATTTGATCAAATTAAAATGAGATATTATTTAGATTTTGAAAATTTTCATGATTTACCGGGAGAATGCAAAGTAGCACACAGACCAGATCCGGACATTGTGATCAAACACGGTAATCATAGTTTTGATGGAATAAACAATGTACATTATGCCAATACAATATGGAGACACCACTATCCTATTAGATCGTATTCTCAATTTATTAAAAAAGCCGTTGAAGGCCACGAGTCTTTGCTAAAGAGAGGCGCTATTTGCGACCGTTGGAAAAAATGGTACGATTTATATAATTTTGGTTTGCTAGAGGATCTTTATAAAAAAGTATGTCAATCATGGTTGAATATGATTAAAAAACCAAACAAAGAAGATTTAGCAAATTTATTAGAATTTTGGTCCACACCAGAGACTATCAATTATATTATTGGAAAAAATCTTTTACCAAACATAGGAGAATGGCCAAAAAAAATAATAAAAAAAGAAGGAAGATCAGGTTGATTTTTTGGCAAAATAGTCGGTCAATTTTTTAAATCTAGTTGGGCTAAAGTTTAAATTACAACTGTCCCCATAATCCTTAACACGCTTGCTATTTAACCAATCATCTCTAAGCATGCCCAATATAATAGAATCATAATAATTACCACATTTAAATATAGATTTTCTTTTTTTACCTTCTACAACAAATCCTAATTTTTCAATTTCTAACTTTTGGGCTGTTGCATGGTAAACTAAGACTTCTGCCTCTACACGATGAACACTAAACATCTCAAAAGCAAAATCAAGACCGGCACAAAAAGAGGGAAAGGCCCATTTGGACCTGTGTTTTTTAGCAACAGACCCTGATATGCTTAGGGATCTATTTGTGTTGTCTATGTTAGTTAAAGAAGCCACTCCTATTCTTTCATCCCCGACTTCTCCAATTAAAAACAATTGATCTTTTGGAATATTGTCAAACCAATAATTTTGATCATTTAAGTTAATTATTTGCGTAGAATGAGTTCCCCACCAACTTTCTTTTTTTAAATCTAAAAGATATTGGAGATCGCTTCTTTCAATTTTTCTTAATATTACACCATCTTTGTGATTATACATCTGATCTGATTATTTTGTTTTTAATATATTCTTCTATGTCAACAACAGGCTTCCATTGAGTTTTATTACAAGTATTTTCTATATCGGCAAGTGTTGTTTTTGCTTCGCCTTTTCTTGATTCAATATATTCAATAGGCGAATCAAAAAAAGAAGCTATCTCATTAATAGAATAATTTTTACCCGATCCTAAATTAAAAATTTCAAAATCCCAATCCGTTTTCATTATGCAAATAAGACCGGATACTATATCGTCCACATGGGTAAAATCACGCCTTTGTTCGCCATTTCCCGTTATAGTCAAATTTTTATTTTGCTTTTTTTGCTTTTCAAAAATCCCAACTACGGTGGCGTATTCTCCATCTTCAATTTGTCTGGGACCATAAACATTAAAAAATCTAGCAATAGCCACAGGAACTTGAAAAATTTTATTGTAAAGAACACAATATTGTTCCCCTATGCTTTTACTAAAAGCATAGGGGTTAGCATTAATGTCGTGCAAAACAGAACTGGATCCAGCAAATATTACTCTAGATTTTGATTTTTTTGCAAACTCTAAAATCTTAAAGGTTCCTGTGACGTTTGAATCATGAACATTTATTGTATCTTTAAAACTAGGTTGAATTCTTGGCAAAGCGGCTAAATGAAAAATAAAATCAAAATCATATAAAAAATGAAGAGATTCTATGTTTTGAACAAAGCCATATCTATAGGTTGCTTTTGGATTCTCATATTTACATAAAGAACAATCCAAAGAAACAACTTCGTGATTTAAAGAAACTAATTTATCAACAAGATGAGAGCCGATAAAGCCCGACCCACCTGTAACTAAGCATCTCATACTTTTGACTTGTTTTTAATTGGTTCTAGGCGACAAACTATATTCATTCCATCAAGTTTTGGAGGAGACTCAATTGCCGCTATATCGCTCAAAGAATCCAAAAGTTTTTTGAAAACTTCAAAGCCTTGATTTTTGTGAGCATTTTCACGCTGTCTAAATTTACAAACACATTTTACTTTATGACCCTTTGTTAAGAAAACTCTTATTTGATTAGACTTTGTTTTTAAATCTCCATCAGCTATCACATACCTAAAATCTATTTCTTTTTCCTTCACTTGATTTTGTTTGCTATTAGATTCTTTTTGTTTCTTTTGTTTATCATACATATATTTGCCATAATCTATAATATGACAAACTGGGGGTCTTGCGTTTGGTGCAACCTCAACTAAATCTAAATCAAAACTTCTGGCCAGTTGTAGGGCCGATCTACTTTGCATCACACCTAAGTTTTTTCCATCATGAATTACTAAAACTTGAGGTATTCTAATTTGCTCATTACATCTAACCCAATCTTTTTTTGAGTTTTCATCAAACTTTGAGTATCTACCAAAATTACCATTTATAGCCATTAGGGCTTTATGTCCTTTCTTAGACTTCTGTAGTAAAACTATCGACTATTTGAACAATAAATCCTTCATTATTAGAAGGAAATCTTCTAACCCACTCAACGCCTTCTCCTATAAAACAACCAAAATCTTCTGGTGTCATGCTAGGATTAGTGAAACTTGGTATAATAGAAACATTTTGTGAATTTAAAATTCCATTATTGTTATAAGAATTACTTTTATCTGATTTATCTGTTATCAACAATACGGAGCCGTCGTCATGGTTTTCTCCGGTATAGTATTGATTATCTGAGTGCATGTGAAACTCGCCACTCCAGGGAATTTGTTTTAAAAAATACTTATCATCTACTTGATTGTATTCTAATTTAACGGATGAGTTGGAGTTAATAGATCCTGTGTAGAAAAATCCGTCTTCGTTATTTTTAAAAACTTCGCCAACCCAATCGCCTTCGGGAATAAAATAAACAACATCTATCATTTTTAAAACTTTGAATTCCATGTAGTAAATCCCTGGAAGGCATGTATCCTCTGGCTTCCAGTCGTATGTTAAAAAAGAAGATTGAATAACATCATTTTCAAGAGTGCCATCGACATTTTCAACATCTTTAAAATCCATTTCTACTCTAGCTTGTTCGTTCATTATTCTAAAAATTCTTATCTTTGTTCCTTTTTTATAAGAGTTAGCATCTGTTCCATGATAAGATCTTTGAACCTTAATAAATTTATTTTTTTCATCAAAACCAAGAACCAACATCTTCTCTGGTGATCTTACTTGATCCACTATAATGATATCTCCCACCATAATCTGATTAAATCCTATGTTGTCGGCAACAGAGAAGTAATCGGTGGATTCGCTCAAGTCTGCTTTCAGTTTTGCGGATGACCACATGTTGATTTCAACAATTAATCCACGAAAATCAAAAGGTCCATTGCAATCTTCTATTGAAACACGAAAGGAAGGTCTTGTATCGTGTCTTTTTATAGAAAAATCTGGTGTTATTTGTGAATTTGAACCTTGACAACCACATGTATTACAACTTCCAGTCTTTAAATTATATCTTAATGCCATAATATTATTATTTACCGCCCAGAGAGTATTTTTATTTTTTGCAAATTAATGACCCAATCGGATAACCAGTCTATGCTGCCATTAAATTTTTCAATTTTAGTACCACCAAGTTTTGCTATTTCAAAAGTTTTTTGACGCCAATCGGCATTTTGTAAACTTGAATTTGATCCTGACTGGAAGTCAAAATAAACGACTCTTCCTATGCTTTTGCTAACAATCTGCAACATACAGGCAGGACAAGGTAGGGCTGTCACATAAAGAGTGGAGTCTATTAGGTTAATATTTTGCAAATAAATATTATTCATCGCATTAATTTCTGCATGAACTATCAAATCATATTTACATAAATTATTTTTTTCATTTGGTTCTCTGTCCCAAACTACATCCAAATCTTTAATATTTCTTGGAGGGCCATTATAACCTTCGCCCAAAACATAATTGTCATCCGAAACGATATATGCGCCAACTTGAGTATTTGGATCTTTTGAACAAGAAGCTATGCCCCAAGCCAATCCCATATATCTAGAATCTCGATCCGGCGTGCTTCTAAATTTTTGCATAAAGATTAACCAACAAATTGAATTAGTTGTATTTTAAAATGTTGATCTTTATATTGGCTTGACCATTTAGAAAAGTTGTTAATTTCTTCTTTATTTAAGTATTTTTTAATCAAAGAAAAAGGCAAAGGAACATAACAATCCCAATCTGACTCGGGAGACATTATCCTGTAACTTATTGGGACAAACCCAACATGACAAATATCAATGCCCTCAAAGCAAAACAAATCCCTAACTGTGTCATAAACCTCTGGGGTCAAACAATTTCCAAAACTATTTTTAATTTCTATTTTTTTATTTTTATCTAAACTATCGTGAACACAAAGGGCATACACAAAAGTGCCAACAATATTTTGTTGGAAATGTAGTGATTTTTTAATTTCTTTTGAGTCTCTAGAAATAAATTTTGTGTATTTAAGATGCTCATTTGTATCAAAAACAAAACAAAAATCATTTTGCATAAAAATATCTGCCAACTCAATCGGTTTCTGGTTTCTTAGTTTCTGGTTTCTTAGTTTCTGGTTTCTTAGTTTCTGGTTTCTTAGTTTCTGGTTTCTTAGTTTCTGGTTTCTTAGTTTCTGGT